GAAGTACATTTGAGAAACAACGAAGACTTTGCTAACAATATAAGTCATTTCATTCCAGTATGGGAAGGTGAGTCAACAGTACCACCTGCAGGTTATGCCTATAGACAGTATCCTGATGTACATGGGCGTATTGGTGCGTTTATTAAATAATTTCTTTTAACTGTTTGCTGGCTCTATCTTCAATTGATTGCATATAATCATTCATTAAGAAATCATAATTACGTTCGACTTTGTCTGTAGCAACTCCAATATCAAAGTTGGCACTGATAATACTTTCCAAATTCATTTGTATAGCAGCATCTAATCTAAATTCGCTTTCAATTACATCATAATCAAGATCAAAAATTTCATTGTAATTTTCAAATCCACGTTCAGCAATCTCTTGATGTATATGTTGATGTCCTACGCACATAAAAGGATGCTTGGCGGCTATTGCTAGTAATGTTTTTTCTGTAATAATACCAGGCCCGTCACTGTAAATACTTTCAGTTACAATACTCACCCATGCTGATTTGTACAATGTTTTAAGTTTTATAAAATTGTCTACATTATCAAAGTTGTACGTAGCATATGGTGCTTTTTTATAATCGTTATGGGTCCGATGTGATACAAATCCTTGTTTTACATGTTTTAATTTTTTGTAAACTTCATTTCGATGCTTGCGTGGATACCCATTAAGGCATAAAAAATTATACTTCTTTTTTCCTTGTGAGTACACACTTTTCCATTTAGAGTGTTGTGCTTTAAGTCCTTCGACTAATTCCCAACTGTGTGATGGAAACTCTACACAGTGTATAACACCCTCATACGTGTTCCGCAAGTTGTGATCCCAATGTAGGAAAATAATTTGTCTATGATAATCTCTGTCGTAAAATTTTTCTATTTCTATCAACTCTATACAAAGTTCGTTATTGTACCAGTTGCAGAAATCTTGTGCATGTAATACTAAACGAAAGTTAGGATTTTTCCAGTTGTCCTTGCTTATTTTTGGAAGGTTTAAAGTCCAACGACCTTGGATTATTGGCCGTTGTAATATACTTGGTACGAATTCATATACTAATCCAAGATCGTTTAGTAACTTGGTAATTTTTTTATTGAATCCGCCCATTGACAATATCCGTATTTGTGTTATAATATAGTTATATTTAAAACAACAAGGTGCTGATTAATGTACTTACAAACAAAAGATGTTTCGCTTTACACAAAAGTCACTAGTCAACTTAAAAACGGCAGGTACTATAGAAACTTTGAACAAGAACGTGCAGGATTACAACTGCAACAGTTTACAGTTCAAAAAACTGCAAAGGAACAGAGTCTACAGAACCAAAAAGAAATACTATGGCGTGCAGAAGCACTTTCTATACCTACAGTATTAATAACACCAAGACATATACAGTTCATAGGCAATAACAATGTGGTAGCAGATGAAATAATGACAGACGCACAGATAAAAGCATTTGATACCAGTGAAAATCATTGGAGTAGAACTACTTGGAGAAGTGAAGTAAGTGACGAAGGAACCGAATGTCTTGAACTTAATTTAAACTATGAAAATTACTCTGTGCTAACGAGTGAACAAGGATTTTTTCACTATGTAGATGGCAAGTTTACTAGAATAAAAAACAGACATACACAGATTGAAATGCTATGGGACTATGGCTTTGCAAGTAAAAGAGGCAGGCCGTTAACAGTGGGCAGAGCTACACACAGTGGTACCAAGGTTGAAATTATTGGATTGGTTGCCTGGTTACAAAAACTTAAAATGCTTAACAAAGGTAGCGAAATTCAATATAAAACTCAACAGATATATAACACACTTAACCGACATTATGCATGGCCAGAACACTGGTAGTAGGAGAATAAAAATGATTATGATAGGAAATAAGTTTCCGTCTGGAATTCTATTTAGAAGCAAAAAAGATGAAGTAGACACAGAGTCATATTTTGCAAATAAAAAATTGGTAGTATTTGGTGTGCCAGGTGCATTCGGAGCAACTTGTTCACAAGAACATCTACCTGGTTTTATTAATTTCACATCAGCATTTAATAGCAAAGGTTACTCTCTTATGTGTATTGCAGTAAATGATCCTAACGTTATGAAAGCATGGGGCGAATCTGCAGGAGCAGACAATATTGATATGTTATCCGACGGCGATTGTTCAGTAACCAAAGCTCTTGGATTAGATAAAGATTATGGAAGAAACTTTGGTGTTAGATCAAAACGGTATGCACTCATAGTTGACAACGGAGTTGTTGTAAAGATATTTGTTGACGAATCTGGATTGGATTCTACTTCTGCAGAGAACCTAATAAACAATTTATAAATATCTGTATGACAAGAGAATTAAAGTTTACAAGCGAAAGTTTTGGAATTGGTAACGCAGAAGACGATTGCTATTTGGATCCAAACGATCCTATACATGAATTTCTAATAACAGGCAATGCACATGGACTTAATCGCCCAAAAAGAATAAGTGTTGTTGAGCAGGCTGATAACTACCAACGTAAATTACAAATAGCAAAAGCACAAGGAATAAAGCCCGGGTCACCGGCATGGTTTATGTTATAAATATTTGTATGAAACTATTCGATCAAGACAAACTAGTTACTATACAAATAATATACTACATGCCAGACTACCAAAAGTTAATCAACGAATTTGTTTGGCAAACACATGACACCGTACCAGATTATCCTCGCAGTGAACGTTTCATAAAATACTGGCACACAGACATCGATGCAGTAATTAAAGAAGCATACCTATATCATAAAAATTATTGGGGCGGAACAACCTACAGAGACATCACTGTAATCAATTAGGTTGACAAACTGCTTTTATGATGCTACAATAAGTACATATTCACAGTTAGAACAAAGGAAAAAGAATATGGCATTAATAGTACTAGCATTATTATTTTCAATGGGCAATACAGAATTCCATGACACAGTTGCAGAACAAAAAGCAGCAGGTTTCAAATGGTACAACCTAGCAGAATGTAGAGTTGTTACTGAAGGATTGCCTGCATTAACTATTGACAGTGTTAAAGGCAAAAGAGTTTGTTATAAACTTGCACTAACACGTGATGGTGCAAAATAATTGCTTGAATGGTTTATAGTTGCCTTTATCTCTATGCCCAACGACCGCATAGAGATAAAATTAATGCAAGAAAGTTTTACTAGCGAAGCATCCTGTATTAAATACATGCGAGAAACACCTGGGATTGTCAATGACATTATGATTATTGAACCAAGCAATACAGGAATGTATTTTCAGTGTCTTGACACTGAATCTATTGCTCGTTACAAAGTAAAACGTAAATCAATTTAAGGACAATTAGATGGCTGCTAAGAAGAACAAAGATTCAAAAGCATGGATGATACCTGAAGGCGAGAAACGTGAAAATGCAACCTATCATTATCTAGCACATAAAACTGTTAGTATGATACGTGAAGGCAAAAAGATACGTGTAAAGAAGTATCATCCTAAATTACAAAAGCATGTTTGGTTCATTGAAACTAAAATGCCAAGTCACAGTAAGTAGTGCAATTCCAAATTCCAGCAGAAACCCTTAGGCGTAGAGGACAATATTTTCCGTACTTGCTTAAAAATTTTGACTGTAAAATAATCAACAATGCAGAAGAAGTAGAACTAAACAGAATAGTTGTATGGGGTACTCCTTTTGACCAATACATACATGATGCTATAAAACTGCACGACTTAGAATACTACTATATGGACAATGGCTACATTGGCAATTGGAACTATAAGAAGCCTTGGTATGTGAGAATATGCCATAACAATTTACAAAATGCAAAACTAGGCACACCCGGCAAAAGCCGAATACATACATTAGAACTAGATAGGTTTGAAGATTGGAATGCAGAAGGAGATTATAATCTGCTTATGACTCCTTTGGATAATAAATTCTTCAGTTGGTTTGGATACAATTACGACACATGGAGAACAGAGACCATAGCACGTTTAGAAGCAACAGGTGTACCACTTGTGATACGTGATAAACCAGGTGGTCGTGCAAGCCGTTCGATGCGTTTTGACGAACTGCCAGATATTATGCGAAAAGCAAAGAAAATAATAACACACCATAGTATTGGTGCCGTAGAAGCAATGTGTTTAGGAAAGCCTGTTGAGATACTAGGCGTAAGTGCAGTAGAACATTGGCAGAACCAATTTGGATTTGATCGTACTCCAATGCTAGAACATATAGCACATTGTCAGTTCAGCAGAGACGAGCTAGAAGATGGCACTGCTTGGAAAGTAACAATGGAGTATCAACAATGATTTATGCAATGTGGTATGTATTCGGGATACTAACAGTATTAGCCCTGCCTTGGGCCGCACGTAACAGCGAAATGCTACAGTTTTTAAGTACCTGTGTAGGTTAATATGCGAGCAATAACACACAATACTCCATGGAAACATTGGATCGTTGATGACTTTCTTGACAAGGATACTCTCAATGAAGTTAAGTCTGTTGAACATGTTGTTGAACAAGCCAAGCCCGGAAAACGTGTAGACAGTGTAAGATTGTTTATAACTGAAGAGCATGAGTATCAATATCCTCATTTATATCATCTATATAGAAGTTTACACAATGGGGCGTATAAAACATTCTTTGAATACTATACTGGTATTGATTATAGTGAAATGTTTCCGCGTGTAGAAGTTATCAGCGATATAGGAGACTTTTGGTTAGAACCACATTATGATCGCCCGGCAAAGAAACTCAGTGCATTGTTATACACTGATTATACAAAATTATTTCCAGGAACAGGATTAGGAGACGGTACTAGAGTAGAAAGCAAAGACAATAGATGCTTTTTCTTTGTGGCTGGTGAGCATAGTTTACACGACTATCCGTTAGTGCATTTTCCTACAGTACGTCGTTGTTTACAGATCAATTATTGGACTTATCAAGACTAGCCCAATCCACTGGCTTATCAAACCAGTTTGGTGTAAACACTTTATTAGGATACTTTTCTAAATAATTACGCATTACAGTTTCACACCAATCATAGCCCGGAGTCACTGCACGTGTACGGTCGCTATCATATTCAAACCAATACATGCCGTAAGGCGCATCTGGATCAGTAAGTGTAAAACTGTGTTGAGTGCCAACGGGTGTGCGTAATATTTCACACCACTGTTCAAAGTTCTCAATGAGTGGCAAGTGTTTGAACTGATCAGCATGATCCTCATGGGTTGTAATAAAACTCTCAAAAAACTCTAGCTCTGGCAAAAGTTCACTGGCTCGCATACGATTCTCACCAGTATGCCCGCCAAACTTTTCATTGCCATCATAGTATAATAACATAGGCTTCACCACACCTTGGCGTTTGATATCTTCAACATAGATGTTTAACTTAACCACACTTGCAACCCTAAAAGGATCTTGCCATATGTCACTGTTGTTCAACCAATCGCATTGTTCTTGTATTGTATTATTATACCGTATCCTTGCTTTATGCACTCCAGGATCATAAAACAAAACATGTTTGCCCGAGTGTGAGCTGGCACGTATAGGATCAGTGTCCAAAGGATAAGGCAACACCGTTTGACTGTATTGAATTTTTGGGTTGTTCCAATATTCCATATAACTAATTAGTAATGAAAACACATACCGATGGAATTTGGATCAGTGAGCCAAGAGAACAACAAACTGTTAAACAATTAACAGAACATATACTCTCCTGCGGTTATTCTGTAGTTACACAAAACTCAGATAATTTTGGTTTTCCATATGAATTTATAAAAGGTGATACAAAATTAAACTGTAGATTAGTAGATAAAGTTGATTATACAGATGCCACAGTAACAGATAATTATTCTTTAGTGCCTGTAGAAGGTGTAGTACATAGTGTACTTCCTGAATTTTGGAGTCAATGGAGATTTGATCCTGTATATATTGAACGTCCAGCGATTTACGATTATAACTGCTTTATGGCCAGAGAACGTGGAGATAGAGATAGAATATTTCAAAAGCTACAGGAAAGAAACATACTTACTCAAGGACTAGTAAGTTATCTTGCCAAAGAATATGATACTGTCAATTCGCATGGCACACTCGAACAATGTATAATTGATAGCCGGGTAAGTGTAGTAGTTGAAACCTATACCCTTCACACACAAATAGTGTTCAGCGAAAAAGTTTTTAGAGCATTACAATTACCTCGGCCTTGGTTATTGTATTGTAGTCCTCATAGTATTGCTTTACTTAAAACACATGGATTTGATGTGTTAGAAGACTATGTCGATATTTCCTATGACACTGTGGAGCAACATTGGGACAGGATGGATCTTATAATTAATCAACTAGAAACATTTATTAATCGCCAGTATACACGTAGAGACTACGAGCGATTTGAGCAGGCCGCAGTAAGCAATCAAGTACTGCTTGATCAATTTGCACGAGACTGGCCAATTGAACTCGAAGGCATAAAACTTGAAATATCAACTCCTGGAATGGACTGGTCACTTTGATTATAGATAGTTACTACCGTTATGGGGGAGAAATACTGTCAGAGCCTACAGTAATACATGTGGTGGACCACCATTATGACGAAACTAATAATGTATGGCCATTACAACAATTGTTAGATAACAGTAGAGTTGATCCACAATCTCATACTCTTTTGTTTGATATGAATATACACGATGATATTTTATCTAAGTACAAACCAAAGTGTGTGCCTGTATTCTGTGCAATGCAAGTTGACGATTTTAAAAATGAACAGATAGAAATTGACTGGAAAAACAAAAACTACAAATTTAATTTTATGATTAACAAAGCAAGACCACATAGAATTAAATTATTACAAATGATACATGAACTTGCTTTCAAAAACTTTACCTACAGTTTACCTTGGACTGAAAATCCTTTTACTAGTTTGCCGGTCACTCATTATATGATTGGTACCGAGAAACAAATGCCGCAAGGTATACGAAGCGGAAAGATTAGCAATAGCAAAAACTACAAACAACTTTTACAAAAGAACGTTTTTGAACCTAGTTCTATAAGCCTAATCACTGAAACTGTCTGTATTGAACGCGAAGCACATATTACTGAGAAAACTGTAATGGCAATCTATGGAGGAACCATACCAATTTGGGTAGGCGGTTGGCGTTGTGCAGACGCCATGAGCAGTTTAGGATTTGATGTGTTTGAGGATATTGTTGACCACAGTTATCAGGCACTTGAAGACCCTTGGCAGAGAGTTGAGAAATCAATCTACCTTAACCAAGACTTACTAAGTAATTTTACAATATCACCTAAGATACTCACAAGACTACAATATAATCTTGATCTATTGTTGAGCGGAGTATTTAAAAAACAAGTAGAGCAACAACTTCAGGAAGCATTAGATGACAGTATACCATCATTGGGATCCACTATTAGAATGTGTTGTAGGGAAGGGCTACCCGCCTGAATACTATTCATGGATTCAAGATGTTCCTACACGTAAGTTGTTTGAACAACTGGCAATAGAAACAGAAGAAGATTTCCAAAAACTCTGTAAACTGTTAGCACGGTTTGGAGTCGATGTTGTACGTCCGACCATACCAGACTTTGAGAAGTGCATGGTAAACGGTATATTGGTACCACCGCCAGTGCAACCACGTGATCATTTTATACAGATTAGAGATAAACTTTGGGTATGCACAAAACCAAATGCAAACTTTGCCCGCAATGCATTTGCTGGTCAAGATATACTAACATGGGACCAGTTTCAAGCACGTGACCAAGAGAAACATGATATCAAACTAAGTTTTTACAAAGATATATTTGAGAACAGACCGATACAGGAAACTGAACTCAGTTACATCAGTGGCTGTTTTGTAAGCAGACTAGGAGAAGACTTGTACTTTGCAACACAGACAATCTATGATGACTGGGATAAAATACAATCAGAAGTAGACGCACATTTCCCCGATACTTGTAATCACATTGTGGATGCACAAGGACATGGTGATGCAGTGTATTGTCCAGTATCCGACGGATTGATAATAAGTATCGCAGATGAAGACTATGCCCACACCTTTCCAGGTTGGGAAGTTGTGCATCTAGCAGAAAGCGATTATGCGAAACACAATCGTTTTATGAGCAGTATGAAACTCAACGCAGGCAAGTGGTATATTCCAGGCTTTGATAAAAATCCAAAGATATTAGAAACTGTTGACCAGTACTTTAATGAATGGGTTGGTGAAGCCCATGAAACCGTGTTTGGTGTAAACATTCTAATAATTAATACAACAAATGTTGTACTTGCTGAATATAATAAGATTGCAGTTGATGCACTCAAACGTTATGGCATCACTGCACATATCTCTCCCTTTCGACACAAATACTTTTGGGATGCCGGAATACACTGTGTCACAAACGATTTGAGGCGAAAATGATTATTAACAGTAGTAATAGCTGGAGTCCTTTAAAAGAGGTCTGGCTTGGTGATGTCTATCCAGCTGATTGGTACGATCATTTACCAACACAAGTGAGAGATGCATTTCGTACTATTACTGAAATTACCAAAGAAGACCTAGACATAATACAAACTAAGATTGAATCGTTTGGAGTGCATGTTCGCAGACCAACCTATGACAATATTGATTCATTCATTGATACATACACAAGACAACTAATTAAGCCTCAAATTACACCAAGAGATCAATTTGTTACACTGGGCAATAAATTAATTGCACACAAATGGCATACAAAAGCCTGGGAATCGATATTAGAAGAATACAAACTTGATACAGAATGCAGTGTCATTCTAACTGATAATGTAGCTCTAAATGGTGCAAATGTTGTAAGAATGAACAAAGACCTTATAATTGATACCCCGCACGGTGAACAAATGAATAATGATTTTCTGTCAGATTACAATGTAACTATCGTAAACAATGGTGGACACATAGATGGATGCTTTGCTATTCTTAAACCAGGACTATTGATTGCAAACAATTATTTTCCTAGTTACGATGAAACTTTTCCTAGATGGACAAAGATCAATCTTAGTAATCCAGAGTTTGGGGAACACACAAAACGTAAAAAAGATTTTGATGAAAACGGAAAATGGTGGATTCCAGATGTAAACATAAATGACAACAAAAGTTTTGGAAAACATATCGAACAACACGCAGTAGACTGGGTAGGCGATTATACCGAAACGTATTTCGAATTAAACTGTTTGGTCATTGACGAACAAAATGTTATAATGTTAGGTAGTAATAAAAACTTAGAATTAGAACTAGCCAAACAAGATATACAAGTTCATTGGGTTCCGTTTCGTACAAGAAGTTTCTGGGATGGTGGTATGCACTGTTTAACAGTTGATATACATAGAAGATGATGTTAACAGTGTTAAAAGATTACATATGGTGGTACAAAAAGCAAGCACCAAAATATGGATACATCAGCAGTATATACACTGCTTACTTTAATGCTCGCCATTTTAAAAGAGACGGAACCTACAGAAAGGCCACATATGAAACCAAGTGAATATCTATTACTATACATCGTTAGTGTTGCAATAATCTATGCTAGTGTTGGCGTCATGATGGAGGCATACAGTTGAAAGCAATAGTTGTAGGTTGCTCGCATGCAGCCGGTGCCAAAATGCATCTTGGTCCTGAATGTACACTCGCAGACCCTGATGCACAAACCAACTGGGAATTACAAAATAGTTTTCCTATGCAATTTGCCCGTAGAAAAGGCTATACGCCATACAATTATAGCATAAGTGGTGGCAGCAATGATGCTATGTTTCGTATCTGTGCTGAAAAAATTCCGGATACAGATGTTGTTATTGCATGTTGGACTGGCAGTGATAGATATGAAGTTGCAGGACACGTTGTACAAGATGGAGAATACTATAAACAAAGAGTTGCACACGAAACAGTTGAAGATGGTAGATTAAATAAGATTAAAAACATACTCGCAGTCAATTCACTTGCTACCTATTACAATTGTTTAATATTTAACTTTGATAGTTTTCAAGGTATATATGATTTTGATTGGCCGGCTAATGTGAATCGTCCTATGCTTACACCAGAACAAGAGTTTTGTACATGGAGTTTTGCACAAGGATTCAAAACCGAATCAACAGGACATTTCTTTTTAGATGCACACGACGCATATGCCAAATATCTGGTTGACTTATTCTAAATAGGTGTTATACTGTATACATGTTTTTAAAGAAGCAGTGAGAGGAAAATAAAATGGCACCAAATCCACATTATGTAAATATGTTAATAAACATTGGAATTTTTGCATTATTAGTTTACGTAGCAATAAACATATAATTATTAAGGACTGTTAGCTCAGCTGGATAGAGCATCTGACTACGAATCAGAAGGTCGGGAGTTCGAATCTCTCACAGTTCACCAAACACGCCGGCATAGCTCAGTTGGTAGAGCAGTTGATTTGTAATCATCAGGTCCCGAGTTCGAATCTTGGTGCCGGCACCACTATACAATAAGTATCGATATGGAAACAATAGCAATACAGTTTGATCTAACCTCAGACGACGTACACAGTGGTTTATGTTTAGAAATATCTTTTAACAATCAGCTGTTGCAAAAGATAGATGCAACAGAGACAACACAAAAAATACAGTTTGGTATTGATTGTGAACCTGGAGATCAACTGTTAGGTTTCACTCTGAAAAACAAAACTCCGCAACATACTGTAATAGATGACCAAGGAGAGATAGTTAAAGATAGTTCTATTGGTATTGAAAACTTTGTGGTCAACCATGTAGCATTAGAACACACATTTTATGAACAATGCAGATATAATCATGACTTCAATGGATCACAGGAATCAATAGATGATGACTTCTTTGGAACTATCGGCTGTAATGGTACTGTTTCACTGAAGTTTACCAGTCCTGTTTATCGCTGGTTAGTTGACACTATGTAATACTAATCATTCCAATTGTATTCAAAATACATGTTTACAATTTCTGTAAAAAAATACACTGTTATCAGCACAAATGGCAATACAATTAAAAACAATACAAGCAATAATCTACGCACTGGTTTTGAACGCTTCTCCCACCAATGTATAGCAATCTTTATGCCTGATTTAATTTTGTTTACTATGTAGTCGCCAATTACATAACGTATGAGTCTTACAATAATCAGCACTGGTGACGCAATAACATCAATCAACAATAGCACAAGGTCAACTGCTACATCAACACTATGATCCACTGTCCACCGTTCACGCCATTGTTTAAACTTTTTTAACATAAGCATATTTATAGGTTGACAAAACAAAGATTTCGCCATATACTGTATATAGAGTTAGAGGATAATTAAGTGTATAGAGTTACTGGCTATTGGCGTGATACAAAAATTGTACAATATTTTTACAATAGATTTGATGCAATTGATTTCAAAGACATAGTTGATGCTAATTATCCTTTAAATGTAACATTTGAAAAAGGAGTATATCCAGTGAGAGAATGGATAGTAAGCAGTTGGAATATAATTATGGATGACCGAAGAAATCCACTAAGTGCTATTCCAGATACCAACGTTAGACATATGGTTATGCAGGTACTTGCATGGATGTGGTGTATTATTTTTAGCATGAGCTTGGGCAGTATTACAGTATTTGCATATACCGCAGTAGCACACACATTATTAATTGCAGGAATTGTTGCAACAGTTGTAATATTCGAAACTGCTAAACGCAAGCCAGGTTTCTTTTTAGATACCTTATACCACACACCAAGCAGAAGCAGAGGCTACATGTGGGTAAATGGCAAAAAAATTAAACTAGATAAAAATGATCCAGGAGGGGAACATGAATAAGATAGTAATTGGTACCATTGTAGCGGCAATTTTAGTTGCTGTTTTCTTTCAACAGGCACGTGCTGATAGTGTAAATGCACATATACAAGACCATTACAAAAGTGTTGTGCAACAAAAGCCACACAACCAACAGGTGTGTAGTGAAGTATATGTTCCTAATAGAAATACTGTTGGTCCTGACAATATGTTATCAGGTGCAATTATTGGTGGTATAATCGGAAACAATGTTACTAAAAACTTACCAGATGGCGGTACCGCCGGTGCTATCATTGGAGGACTACTAGGCTTGCAAAATGAACAGAACGCAGGTGGCAACTATCAAACTAGATGCACTACACGTACTTCATATACTGAAACACAAAGCACAGTGTATTCGCATAGTACTATTACATTCACAGATAACAACGGTGTAAGACGTAAGTTAAGATTTGTAAAATAATATGCAAATAAAGGTTGACAGACACAATATGTTGTGTTACTATTAAGTATAAAGTTAGAAAATGAAAGGACTTTAATATGGAAAAAGTAAAATATATTGTCAAAGGCTTAGGTGCAGTTCTTGCAGGTGTAGGCTTAATGTTAGCACTAGGATATGGTTTAGTTGCAATTGGTAAACTATTAGGCTTAGAAGCAGAACATGTTACAGGTGGTGTTGTTGTTCTTATAGCACTTGGTATGATGGTGTTTTGGTTATCAGAAGATTATGAGCTTAAAAAACTTAAAGACAAGTAAACTGAATTACAATGCAGAGTGTGTGAATGGTAATTAGTGAAATATTTGCAACGGTGTTGCAAGGATTATTACAGCCTAACTGCAAAGAGCACGGGGGCCATAGCCTCTATTAGATATGCATGGTGGGCCTGGTCGGCGGTGAAACTCAGCACTGCCCGTTTAGATCGTGAGAGGGTCCTTAAACGCGATGCAGTACTCTGTATTGTAACACAAGGAGATAAAATGTACTTAGAAAACAGAGATACAAAGTATAAAAAAGTCGGCAACAAACACTATGTCGAGTTTTACGAGGACAACACGATGATAGGTGTGATTGATTATAGCAAGCACAGTATGCATTATGTTGAAGATGCTGTGAACAACTTTCGCAGTGGATTAATGAAAACAGAAACAATAAAAGGATATGATATCAATGGCAAGAATCAGTAATACCAAAGGAATAAAAGCAACCGGCGGAAGCCAGTTTGAACTAATAATGGCTGCTTCTGGACGTGCTAGAAGTTATAGTGCTGATAATCAGCCTCTAACGCCTCATTTTAATAAAAGAGGAATGACTGCTCTTAGAGAAATCGAACAAGGCTTAGTTGCATATGATGATATCAAAGAAATGATGATAAACAAAAATCAGACTGTTAGACCTAAAGAAGAAACAGAAGCAGATTCTATTTTAGATATATAAGGTAAAGGAGGCTTAGATGAAAGCATTATTAATACTGTTAGCTCTACTTTGGAGCACCTCCGCTTTTGCAAATAAAGGAATAACAATATGCCACGGCCCGTTTGCATTATGTGCCGCTAGTGCTTGTGAACCAACCGGCGGAAGAATAACAAACCAAAACGGTGATTCATTTCCAGAAGTAAAATGCACATGTCCGATAGTCTATGGCGATAATGTAGCAGATCTTAATGCAGGTAATATGACTTCATGTGAGCCAACAGATGACAAGCATGTGTGGAGCACATTTTGGCCACGAACCAACTATCCTCGGCAACAAAATGACTTCTCACACTCAGACGAACTTATGAAAGGCAATGTTGTTGAATGTCCTGCTAATCTCAAACAAGGACATGCCGCATCAAATTGTTTTTCATGGAACTGTGAGATAGACAGGAATGGATTGGCCATCTGTTCTTGCCCAATGGGTCAAGAGCCGCCTGAAACAGACTTTCTGATACAAAGTACAGACACCAGCACAGATCGTTGCTTTCAGCATCCTGTGAGTCTGCCCTTGGTTGCAGAATTTTTTTGGACTAAAAAATAATTAATAAATATCTTTATGAGTAGAGAAGAATTTAGAGAACTTATGGGGCAAATGTTATTTGCCTTTCTCTTTGTCATGTTACAACTTTTGGGCGTTTTGATTATTTTTAAGGATCAACTATGAAGTGGGAAGACTTTGAAGAAGGTATAATAGCACTTGACCCTGCTGAACGTCCTTGGGAATATGACGGAGACGGCTTACAAATATATAAACTAGAGTGTGGCTTTACTGGCAAAACACTGTGGGACGGTGGTTATGCATTATGGTTAAAGCAATATGGAAGTGAATGGGATGACAAACGGTAGTAAATTTGCAAACGAACTAATGTTTGGAGTAAAAGGACAACTTATACCAGACGAATATACTGCGTCAGATATCCGTCATATGGAAAACCAATATATCAAAAGACTTTGGGGCAATCACGAACGTCTTCCGCGTTGCGAAGAACGTTTTGAACAAGTATGGAGACAAGCAAATGGGCAAGAAGAAATCAAGAACTAGTCAAACATCAACTGGTACAGTTGGAAGATCAAATCAGTATGCTAGTAAACTAAAACGTAGAGAATATCGTGGCACTGCTGAACACTCAAGCAATCAATTGGCTGCATTCTACAGAGGTAGAAACGTAGTACTAACAGTTGAAAATCCTAACAAGAACGAAACCAACAAACGTTTTATACGTGTAAATGCACGTGATGTTTGGTCAGGTGGCGGCAAAGAAAAGAAACGATAGTGCTTGGTGCATTTCAAGATTATGGAAATGGATTATACTATCTCGACCAAGTATTTAAAGACGGCATCAACTTAGCAAATATCAAGAGAACTTACCGGGAGACACCTACACAGTGGCAAATGCTAACGCCGAATAGGCTGATGGCAATACCAAACAACAATGACTATGATCATTATAACATAGGCAAACAGTTGGTAGAACCAATTTGTGATGTTACTGGCTTTGACAACCTCTCATTATCAAATATAGATGTATTCATTGATTTACCCGGACATACACTAAGTTGGCACTTTGATCACGATCATTATAGAGTATTATTGCAGGTATACACTGGTGATGTTGCAATACCAGATGGTGGGACGTGTTGGTATATTGGCGAAGAAAACAAAAAATTATTTGAAACTTACGGTACTGACAAACAGGTGAATAAATCTGGTCTTAGTGTTACAGAAACACAATACAAGCCAGGAGCTGGTTACATAAATGATAATACTCAAAGAAAAGCACATGGCACAAATTGTGTGCGTCCAGGCACGTTACGTGAAAGTGTGCTATTTACGTTTAATTAATAAATCCATTTGGTATTAGTTCTTGTTGTGTGAATACTTCCAAGCTGTCTATATCAATAAACCATGCAAATTTTCCTGGAATATTTTTGTTAGCATAATCTGGTAACAATTCGTTACACTTTTTCATTGCAGTAAAATAATTTAACAGCAGATCCATTCTTCCTGCTGATAGAGCATCGTGCATTCTTTGCAATCCTTTAGTGGTAGGCAAATTATGCTTACCGCTAGAGCTTGTCTTCTTTAACAATTGTTTGTCATAATTAGGTACCTTGCTTCTACCTAATACGTTATTAAGTTGTATATCTTGACTTGGTTTAAAAAACTGTAAATTAGTTTGGTCGACTCTATTGGATTCCAGCAAATGTTTTCTGTACAGTATAGAATCTTTTACATAACTTTTAATATTCTCAGCATCTAACCAAAATGCTTTCACATTTGAATATCTCCAATCTCCCTGGGAGCCAGTGTCCTGATGAACTGTGTACCAACTGTTTTTATACCTTATCAACTGTGGTTTATCGACACCTTTGATGTAACATGCATTATCTTTTATTTTGTAGTTAGGATGTTGGGATAAACTAGCAGGAGTAAAAGGTAAAGTATGCAAACCTGGACGTCGAAAAAAGGACATTTCATCTGCAAACATCTCATTTTGTTCATCCCAGGTGACAGTAGCAATCTCATATGATCCATACTTGCCTTTGTATTTTTCAATTATTGGTAAAGCACAGTGTTTGAATTCTCTATTGTTTTCTAGTTCAATATCATCACATGCGAAATAAATCAGCTTATCCAAAACAATATTATTTCTTACGGCAGTATCCAAGATAGTTAGACTGTCTGCACCGCCGCTAAAACAAAGGTTCACCTCATTATAGTTTGCTTTCAAATATTCAAGGTAATTTTTGTTGTAATCTTGATTCATATCAATTGAAATATCACTGAGTTGGTTACGTATTTCTTCTAGTTGTGTATCTACAAAAGTAACAAAATTATTTGTGCTGATTTCATACCATAAGGCTAATAGTTTGTTATCAAACTTATAGCCATTTGCGGTCCAATAGCAAGTATGCTTTTCTTCTTCTACACGTTTTGTTGAATCTAATATTATGTTTATGTCCATTAACTTGCAAACCTAGTTTTGTTAAGTGTTATAGGGTAGTCATGCTCTTGCATGTATGAAACCTGCCAATGTTTATACCCTGAATTTTTTAATTTGGCAGTTGTGTTTAAAAAACATTGAAATAGTCTTTGATCTGTAAGAGGGTACCTGCCTTCAATTCCGTGATGCCCGCATATCATATCGCTTCTGTGTATTTGCCTATGTAGTTTACTGTCTGCATAATCATGCCATGGGTATATAGTCCGTAGATCAGCAGGCCATCCACCTATTATTTTTCCTATTCTGCCAAAAGCAGTTTTGTCCGGCTGATAGTCATCATATAACTCATCTCCTCCTATACCGCTTATGCAAATTTTTTGACTACGAGGCAAAAAATGATTTTGAAGTATACTAGTAAGTGCTTGAGCATTCTGTCCTTTGGTGTATTCAAAATTATAAAGTTTAAACATAGCCAATGTGACAGGAATGACTGCACTGTCATCTGCCCGATCAATCAATGGTTTCAATTGTAAACTCATTCTCTCTGACAGTACATCAGGATCTTCTCTACCAATTTTGCTAACAGTATACATATCTGCGTTGAAGAATTTTCTTGCACTGCATACAATAACACCTGCATCTATACCAGAACTAAGCATATACGTAGAACGTCCTGGTTCATGTCTATCTTTGATGGCTTGTTCAAAGGCGTCAAATACTTTATCATAGTTGTCTACCGTTTGACTTAGATTCCATTCAGTGGTTGTTTGTATATCTAATTCAAAGGTGTGTTTATCTATAGTATAAATTCTATTTTCTTGTGCTCTAACTGCACTAGGCGCATGGCTCAGTACAAAGTCGACTGTGCTACCTGCTATAAAACTTCTAGTTTCTCTATCATAATAAAAGAAAAGATTTTTTGAACTCCATTGATCTACTGCAAAGACAATGTGGGTATCAGTTACGTATGTAAGGCTGTATTCTCCAATGAGACTTTTAATTAGATCTACAGTAGTATCTAAATGACGGTCAAGATTGTTTACAATCCAATCAGTATCGTTACCGTTGCTATTGTACGTGCTACCGTTGTATACCAAGGTGCCGTGTTTATTCTGTATTGGTTGCGGTGGGCTAGTGCCTTGAGTGCTGAGAAGAGCATGTCCGAAATGCTCATTCTCAACATCAAGTCGATTAAATTGCTCAGGGCCTCTGAGCAGGATACTATTGGTTACCGTTTTGATCGGTATGTTATAAGAATAATAGTATCCACACATTTTTATTTAGAAGCTAATTTGTTTCCGGTTAATGTGCTAACAATATCCCAAAATGCTTTCTTTTGGTCTTTGATTTCAGTTCCTGGAATCATGAAAGCCTTTTTAAGATAATTTGCTACAGTTTCGCTTTCTATAACTCTGTTAAGATCAGCTTTAACTGTTGCACGTTGATCTGCAGGAATGTTTACTGCATGCCAATACTTTAATGTACCAGTTTTGTTTAGGTGCCATGTTGGGAATACAACACTTAATGGTTGCTTTCCGCCAACTTCTACTGGCGAACTTACTGCTAAACATTTAATATGCTTGTTACTGATCTCACGTTTTGTAAATCCAGTGTACATCATGTCAACATCGCCAGCAACTAAACCTTTAAGTGTTTTTTTACTGCCTTTAAAGTCAACTCTTACAAATTTGATTCCTGTGTCTTTTGATAAGTCATCATAGATACCATCAATTAATGTAGCAGTGTTACCAACAGTAACTTTCTTTTTACCTTTTAAAAATTCTGGAATACTGTTTGCAGCTTCATCAGCTCTGATACACATTGTTTGGTTTCTATTGTAGAACACACTTATGAAACTATCATCATTGACTTCAACATGGCAACCTCTTGATTCATCTTTAACATATCTACCTGTGTCACGTAAAAATACTCCAGGTCTGCCTGTGTCTTTGGCCATGTATACTTTGTTGTTTACACAGTTTCTTGTTACTACTACTTCACTGTCATAACCTAATCCTTTAAGAGCGTCGCTTATAAGGTTACTTTCTGCGAAAGCATTTCCACTAGTACCACTTGGTACTATTACATCTAATACTGGCTTAGCATATGCACTAGATGTTATTGCAAAGAATATTGCAATTATCGTCAACTTAATTTTTGTCATTTTTAATCCTCTATGAAAAATGTATTTGATAAAATATTCCTAAACTTTCGCTTAGTTTGTCTTGTAGTACGAACGCAATGATTAAACACATTGGTTCTGTTTTCCTTAGCAAGTATCCTAACGGAGCCAGTACTAATAGAATGGTCATATAGTAACGTGCTTCATGACCCATTGCACCTAGATAGTATGTTAAGCAAACTAGAAAAATACCAGTGCCCCACAACATGTGTTTGACACTTATTTTCTTAAGTACGTTTACATATCTAACTAGTGGCCAGGCCATTAAAAAACATGTTGCATTTATGATTATAAACCATAGTGCAATCTGTTCAAACATTCCTACTTCAACAGTTGTTTCATAACTGATGTGGTAGCTCTTTATATCCATGAAACTTAAAAGCACAGCTTCACTTACACTAATAGGTATTCCTATCAACATCAATGGCAATAAACTTACAAGTCCTGTACTGTTGTTAGCAGTCTCTGCACTCACTAAACTTTTAATGTCACCTTTGTCGTCGTAGGAGCCTTGTTTAACACGCATCTTCTTCTCAATTGCATAGCTGATATTCGAACTTACGTTGCTACCAATATGAGGTACTAATCCTATAAATGCTCCAAATGCACTACCACGAAGACTGCTTGGAAGATGTTTTAAAAACTCTTTAAGGTGTTCATAAAAACTATTCTTATCTTCATATTCAAGATTGCTGGTATAATTGTTAAACATACCAGCTGTCTGTAACAGTGTAGGAAACACATACAGTGCAACAATTACCGGAAACAATGGTATTTGATGCATTAGTAATGGAAAGGTTTCGTAAGGAATAACTTCAGGAAGAAACACAAAGTAGGGGCTCCAATTTGTGCCAATTAATCCTAAAAGTATACCAATACTAAACACAAGAATATTCTGTATAATACTCTTGCCTAATAGAAAACATATGCTTGTACTTGCTAAGAACAAAATTATAATTTGTACATTGTTGTTGTAAAAATTTTTAATCAAGTCTATAGCAAAAGGCATTACCATGTACACACTAATCAGTGCAACAAATGATCCTAGTACACTGCCCAAGGCCGCATTTGAAATAGCAAAGTTACCTACTCCGCGATTGAACATTCTATTGCCTTCAACCACTGCGGGTAAACTTGAACTTTCTCCTGGCACACCAAACACTGTGGCAACAATACTTCCTGAAAACTGACTACTGCTTATCACAGCAAGATAGTACAGTAACATTTGCAACATACTAGCATCTTTTAACAGAGGGTAGCTCATCACAATCATTATGGTATTGCCTACACCAGGCACAAACCCAGAAATAAATCCAAGCAGTGTTCCTAGTACAACAAAAAGTGTATCGTCCATCAATATGCTTTCCATCACTAATGATATAATACATTATTCAAACTGTCAAACAGTTTGGTAAAAGTATTAGGTTTATTTTAAATTAAAAACTAGGCGGTATGCCGTACGGTGGGCGTTCTGTTAAGTAAAGGGTTTCCCCTGGCGTCCATTTAGTCCGAAGTCACTGAATGTGGCTTTGTTACATCTATTTACACAAAAAGGTTGACAGGTTGTAATTTTGTGTTATACTGTATGTACAGTTAGAAAATAGGAGATAGTATATGACAAATCCAATTAGTATAAATTCACTTAAAAAAATTATTGAGAAGTCGCCTAATAGAATTGCTTTATTATGCAGGACACTTCCTTATACAATTGAAGTGGAACAAGCACGTGATGAGCCTAACAAAAAGGTTATTGATGGACTTATTCAAAAATTGTTAATGGTTAGATCATTAGCAAGAAAAAATAATATTCCAACACACGGATTAATAGGTTGACATATACTAAAAGTATGTTATTATAAAGACACAGTTAGAAAACAAACAGAAGGATATAGCCCATGTCAAGTTCAAGTCAAGTAGAATATAGAACAGTTACTACTGCTGGTGCAAAAAGTGCAATTAAAGTAGCATTCAAAAAACAAAGACCAATATTTTTATGGGGCCCTCCAGGTGTTGGTAAGTCAGATATAGTTCAGCAGATCACAGATGATGCTGGTGGTTATATGTTTGATTTACGTTTAGGTCAAATGGATCCAACAGACCTTAGAGGTATGCCTTACTTTAACAAAGAAGATGGTGTAATGGACTGGGCTCCGCCTGTTGATCTTCCAACACCTGAGTTTGCTAAAGACTATCCAATGATCACAGTGTTCTTGGATGAGATGAATTCAGCTCCAGCAAGTGTGCAAGCGGCCGCTTATCAGTTGGTGCTTAACAGAAGACTAGGCAAGTATGTGTTGCCGGACAATGTGGTTATTATTGCCGCTGGTAATAGAGAGTCAGACAAAGGTGTTACGTTCCGTATGCCTACTCCGCTTGCAAATAGATTTGTACATGTTGAAATACGTGCAGATTTTGAGGCTTGGTTAGATTGGGCAGTGGATAAAAACATTCATCCTGATGTAGTAGGTTACTTGAGTTTTGCCAAGCAGGACCTGTATGACTTTGATGCTAAGAGTGCTTCAAGAGCTTTTGCTACTCCAAGATCATGGAGTTTTGTAAGTGAGCTTATTGAAGAAGACATGAGTGATACTACTGCAACTGATCTTATTGCAGGTACTGTGGGTGAAGGCTTAGCAGTAAAGTTTCAAGCACACAGAAAGATTGCTGGTAAACTTCCTAATCCAACTGATGTACTTGCTGGTAAGGTAAGCAAATTAGATGTACAAGAAGTTAGTGCAATGTATTCACTTACTATTAGTATGTGCTATGAGCTTAAAGAAGCATTAGCAACTGTTAAAGATGCTGAGTTTCACAAGATGAGTGATAACTTCTTTAGGTTTATGATGGATAACTTTGAAACTGAGTTAGTTGTTATGGGTGCAAGGATTGCATTGACAACATATGCTATTCCGTTTCAACCTACTAAACTTAAAAACTTTGATGAGTTTCATCAACGTTATGGAAAATATATCCTTGCAAGTCAAGGGTAAGGCATTGGTTGAGGGCCGTTTTCTAACTGTAAATCGAAAAGCATAGGGCTATGCAGGCCCTCAACCAAATCACAGGCGCTATGGATGACATAGACACAATACTACAGAAGCACTTGAGAAATTATACTCAAGTGTTTCGTCGTTATACACCGTATGATCCTCGAGAATGGACCGAATTACTGAAACGTGTTCACCGAGACTTTGGCCGACCCAGTGAACGTTGGGCTTGGATGATTGATCATGAGTGGCAAAAACAAATGATGGAAGATCCAGAATGGCGTGGTGTTGCAGTTAATGAATGGCATGTGATATTTTACTTCAAAGAAGAATCAGACGCTGTGATGTTTGGACTTAAATACTAGCATGAAATATTTTGTTAAACAATTAGATGGCCGTTATGCACACAATAATTATTTTGATTATTGTATTGACTTTCCTCGCAATCAATTTGGTCCAATGGAGTTTCACACTGTTATGGGTTGGCTGATTGAAACCTATGGCTATAGTGCAGAAGTACGTGACTTTATGTGGATACGAGGCATGCTACAAAAACGGCAACAGTTTAATGTTCCTGATTCAGACGCACCTCCTTTTGTTAATAGACAGTGGAGTTGGACAAATGGAACAAACAATCTAAGAGTATACTTAAAATCAGAAAAAGAATTAAGTTTTTTTAAACTAAAGTGGCCACATGAGAACAATTGATTTACATGGCAAAACCATACACGATGCATGGAAGGTATTCATAGCATTTGCATATGAGAAATGGCTGGATAAAGAAAAAGAAATACGTGTTATTACTGGACATGGTGCAATACAAAAAGAATTCCCTAGTTGGTGTGATGCTTGTCAACATGTGAAACGTTATGAAACAGAACCATATAACAGAGGAAGTTTTAAGGTGAGATTACGATGACACAGAGTATCTATGTGGTTGAAAAATGCAGTGCCAACACTTCCTATCGAGAATTGGTAGGAGTTTATAGCACCAGGGAATTAGCAGACCGTGGTGGTGAAGAAAGTTTAGAATTTAATGAACCTACAAATTGGAACATTACTATTACAATAGTGCCTCTTGATGGCAAATTAGTTTCTTGTGTCTCAGGAGAGGGTAACTGAGAGTCGGGGTGCAACGTTCTGTGTTGCACATGATAGTGGGCGAGGTTAGGTGGCAGCTATCTTTTCTGTTAAAAAGGTTGACACAGTTCATATATGTGTTATACTGTATGTACAGTTAGAAATTAGGAGTGGCACATGGCAGATACAGTAAACAAGGATATTGCAGATAAGTTCAAGGACATACTAGGTCCAATGGATCCTGCACGTGATAGAGAAGTACGTGAAATATTAATTACTGCAAGGGTTGGTATGCTGTTACGTGCTAGTTTCTTTGGTAACCTAGCAACACGTTTGAAACTTGTTAATGCTGATGAATGGTGTTCTACTGCAGCAACTGATGGTAGAAACTTTTACTACAATTCAAAGTTTATTAAAATGCTACGTCCTAAAGAAGTTGAATTCTTGTTTGGACATGAAGTATTACATTGTGTATATGATCATATGGGCAGACGTGGTGACAGAGATCCACAGTTGCATAACATAGCCGCTGACTATTGTGTTAATGCTGATCTATCAAAGCACAGAGTAGGTGAGTTTATTAAAACTGTTCCATGTTTGTATGATTCTAAATATGAAGGTTGGAGTTCAGAAGAAGTATATGATGACCTTTATGAGAATGCTGATAAGATTGATATGGACGAACTTGTTAAGCAGATGATTGATCAGCACTTGGATGGTAAAGAAGGTGAAGGCGATGAGGGAGAAGATGGCAAGAGTGGACCAGCAAAGTTCAGCAAAGAAGAACGTGAAAAGATCAAAGAAGAAATAAAAGAAGCAATGCTAAGTGCCGCACAGGCATCGGATCCAGGCAATGTACCAGCAGGTGTTAAACGTATTGTTGCACAACTTACTGAGCCTAAGATGAACTGGAGAGACTTGCTACGTATGCAGATGCAAAGCACTATCAAATCAGACTATACATTTAAACGTATGCACCGTAAGGGTTGGCACATGGATGCTATACTTCCGGGTATGGACAATGATGAATATGTTGATATCTTTTGTGCATTGGACATGAGTGGTTCAATTGGCTCTGAACAGGGTAGAGACTTTATGAGTGAAGTCAAAGGCATTATGGAAGAATATGGACAGTTCCGTGTTACCATTTGTTGTTTTGATACTGATGTTTATAATGTGCAGGTGTTTACAGATGACAACATAGATGAGATCGACGAGTATGAAATCAAAGGTGGTGGCGGTACTGACTTTGATTGTGTGTTCAATTACCTAAAAGAAGAAGGCATTGATCCTAAAAGATTGGTTATGTTTACAGATGGTTATCCTTATGATAGTTGGGGTGATCCTAACTACTGTGATACAGTGTTTATTATACATGGCGATAAGAATCCTAATCCGCCCTTTGGTACTTGGGCAATATATGAAGATGATTCATGATCCTGAACATTTAGACCTCGAAGAAACTACTTGTTTAGAAGAAGTAACCAATCATGACTATAGCGATGCACCAGAATGGGCATGTCCAAGAGATTGGTTTATACGTAGCAAGTATGAATTAGAATGGAATGATCCTGAAACTGCTTGTTTTATGGAACGACCGGACTACTAATTTTACCTAAACCCGCTAAAACCAGTAAATAAACTACGTAGTTAACTCACAATAGGATAATTAAAAGTATGACAGATACTAAAGAAAACAAAGAAATTCCCTTGCCTAAAACAGAGGCACCAGAAGAGGTTCAACTTACCATTGGTGATATTTCAACAGTGAAAACAATAATTGAAATTGCATCCTCTAAAGGTGCATTCAAAGCAGAAGAGCTACATGTGGTAGGTTTAACCTACGATAGAATAACTAAATGGCTCTTAGCTAACCAACCCCCAAAAGATGCAGAAGAGACGTCTACTGCTAAAGGAGATGAAAATGATTAAACACGTAGGAAAACACGCCGATCGCAAAATAGTAATTGTGTTCAATGAAGTACCAAATGAAGAACATATGTGTATTGCACTTTATCCAGACTTACTACAAAAAAATATGCATGACGATATAATGGCTGCTATTGAAAGTACTGAAGGACAAGCGGCTGAAAATTTAGGCGACGCATTGGGCAGTAAGTATTTCAGTGATGGTACAGTAATATTGAACAGACTACATTCTGAGAATCTTCTTAAGAAGATACAATGTGAGCAAGTTATATTAACTCCAACACCGAACAGTAGTGTGTATTTGGATCAAATGAATAAAATTCTTAAAGAAATGAAGACTGGCAAAGAAGCAGTTGAGAGATTAGCAAAGATTGATAGTGAAACAGGTATGTCTGGTCAACAGGTACCAAGAGATGCTATGGGTAGACGCATGGATGGCAAAGGAATGGACATTGGTGGACCTGGTGCTAATGTTCCATTACCAGGAGCATTAAATGAGTCATCGCACAAAGGTATAGTCAATGAAAATACAATGGCTGCACCACAAACAGGTGCACTTAGTGATGACGTAATTGCTAATAACATGAAAGCTCAAGCTGATAAAATGGCTGCTGAAGCACAAGGAATGATTGCAGAAGCACAGCGTATGCAGGACGAAGCAAACGCCATGATGGGTGTACCAGCAACACCTGCTAAAAAGAAACGTGGAAGACCTGCTAAAGCAAAAGCATAAATGTATCTACCATTAACAAAACTTGATAAATGGAAACAGGTAATTGACTCTATCGATCAAGAGATAATTCCTATTGATGTTGTTAAAAAAGTTGTTTTCAAACTTGAAGATGGTAAGCAAAAAACAATTAACCTAAGTACACTGCGTAAACAAGGCTTAGATATCGAAGACATCGAAGTTGTTGTAAACAAAAACATGACTGCTATTACCGATTCAGGCATAGTAAAACTGGACTTTGTTGTTGATGTAAACGCAGTGGCTGATCGTATAGAACCATTCACAAAAAGGTATTTAGAAAAAATATGAAAGTAAGATTAGTATCATATAGCAAGCCAAGTGAGTTTGAAGCATATGACGAACCACTTAAAAGCACACAGGATCTAATTGCCTATTGTGCAAAAGTTTCCAATCCTAATCATCAAATAAACACTGCTACTCACGAAAGGTTGCTCAATTATTTGGTTAAGCACAAACATTGGAGCCCTTTCGAAATGGCAAGTGCTTGTTTAGAAATTCAAACCACTCGTGATATTGCACATCAAATAGTGCGACATAGAAGTTTTAGTTTCCAAGAGTTTTCGCAACGATATGCCAATCCTGAAGAACAAGGCGACATGTTTGAATATTCAGAAGCCCGACTACAGGATCCAAAGAACAGGCAAAACAGTATCAAAACGGATGATGGAAAACTCCAACAGGAATGGGAACAGGCACAAAGACGGGTTGCAGACCTTGCCAAAAAAGAATACAACTGGGCAATAGACAACGGCATTGCCAAAGAACAAGCACGTAAGGTACTACCTGAAGGCATAACAAAGACCACACTGTATATGAATGGCACCATACGTAGTTGGATACACTATGTTGAACTACGTGGTGCAAATGGCACACAACAGGAACACATGGATATTGCACATGCCTGTGCTGATGCAATAGCAAAAATATTCCCAAATATAGAGGCCTATGCAAATGACAACAACTAAAAAGAAAAAGATACTTGTAACAGGCGGGCTAGGAAATATTGGACACCATGTTGTAAAGAAATTACAAGCAATGAAACATGAAGTCCAGGTAATAGATGCTTTAACCACATACGGCATAACACCTGCAGACGAACTTGAAGATTTAATTAATCAAAGACTTTTGCAAATTAATAAAAAAACACCAATCTATAAAGAAGACATTTGCACACCAGCAGTTGATCAAGTATTTGATCTTTTCAAACCAGATGTTGTAGTTCATCTAGCAGGTTTTCCAGGACCTTACTATGTAGAGAAAAACCCTATTGAAGCAAGCCGAACAATGTGTGTTGGCGTAGCAAACGTTTTAGATTGTTGTACTAGACATAAAACAGATAGGTTTGTGTACATAAGCTCAGATAGCGTATATGGCGACTTTGATCATGCACTAGAAGATGATAAACTAGATCCAAATGGTCAATTCAGTATTTGGAAAATAGCCGGAGAAGAATTAGTAAAAAACTATACCAATGAAACTGGACAGTCACATGTAATTTTACGTCCAAGTGTAGTCTATGGAGAACGTGAACAGTCAGATCGAATGATTGGAGATTATTTTAAACGTGCTATAGCAAACACTACATTATATGTAAAAGGCAAAGATCAAATGCTTGATTTTACCTATGTCAAAGACCTTGCTGATGGCATTGCGTTGGCGAGTACTACAGAAAATGTAGCCGGCATATACAACATCAGCCGTGGAAAAAAAGAAAAAATTGTTGACGTTGCAAATTTGATAGTAAAACTAGTAGGTAAAGGAAAAGTCAAAACCATTGATAAGAAGAAAAACTTTATTAACTATGGCACCTTAGACTGTTCAAAGGCAGAAGACGAATTTAAATTCAAACCAAAAACAAACATTGAAAAAGGCTTAGACCTTTATTATAATTGGCTTAAGAAAACAAAAAGAACATGGCCAGAGTAATTGTTGTATCTGCACATCCTGATGACGTTGAGATTGGTTGTGCCGGAACATTACAAAAACACTTTTTAAAAGGCGCTGATATAACCAGTGTTATAACTGTACGTCCTAGTGCTGAAATTCGCACTGGTAGAGATTCGCTTACTGTAAAGATGGAACTTGGAGACAGTTACAAACACAGTAAATGGACACTTAAAGTTCATCATACCGCAGAACATGCAAATGGCAGACCTAATCTCGTATGTAATAATAATACAATGACAGCCATTGCAGAACATTTACACACTGCTGATATTGCTATACTGCCTAATCCAGAAGACTATCATCAAGACCATAGAAACACCTACGCACTAGCACTGCCATTGGTTAGACACTGCAACGAAATATGGTTGCAACATTCTTATCCGTATAATGAATTCTATAAGACCATGCCAAACATGTTAGTTGATATATCAGACACTTGGAAATTTAAAAAAGAATTGCTAAAATGCTATCCAAGTTATATTGATAATGATTACATAGACAAAATTCGACGTACAAACAGTGCATGGGGTGCTCAAAGAAATTGTGAGTATGCTGAAGCATTTACTGTGATTAAAAGACATGCATAATATTGGTTTATTCCAAAATCAACGCAATTGGCAAACTATTAAAGAACAAGTATTAGATCTTGTAAATGAAGATCACACCATTGGACGAGCACAAAATGGCACACTAATGAATCGTCTTGAAACTGTATTGGCAGAACGTTTTAAAAGGCAGTATTGTGTTACAGTCGCAAGTTGTACAGATGCACTGGTAATCAGCATGTTAGCAATGGATTTAAAGCCCAACAGTAAGGTTGCAGTACCAAACTATACATTTACTGCATCAGCACACGCAGTGGCACGTGCTGGGCATACAGTTGTGCCTGTTGATGTAGGCGCTAACTATTGCTATGATCCCATAGCAGAGGCACCCATTGTAGATGCTATTGTTGGTGTTGATATGTTTGGTAATATGTGCGATTGGGAAGTAATACAACACCTCGGGTTGCCTATTGTAAATGATGCAGCTCAAAGTATTGAATCACACAATGGAAAGAAACACAGTGCAGAATATGGAGATGTTGCGTGTTTAAGTTTTTCACCAACTAAAACAATCAGCAGTTGGGGAAGTGGCGGTGCAATATTAACCAATGATAAACGTATTGCTGATAAAGCTCGCAAACTAAGACTACACGGAAAAGAAACCAACAATGCTACTGCAATACATGCAGGAATGAATTCCATGATGAGTTCGTTTGAGTGTGCTTGTGTGCTTGTAGGCTTAGAGCACAGTGAGGAATGGCAAACACGTAGACATCGTATCAGTGAGTATCTAATTGAAAAGTCCACATACGAATCTGCTTGTGAAAAATTACCAAAGCATACATATAGTAAACTTGTGTTTCAAAGTGATAATCGTCAACAAACTCTTGAACACTTACACAAACAAGGCATAGGTACTGCAATCCACTATAACATGATGCTAACTGATGAAGCACTTTATAGAGGTGGCAAAACACTACCGCTAAGTATTCAATTAAAAGCAAAAAGTTTTACAGTGCCGAATCAACACACACTTACAGATGCTGAAGTGGAACACATAGGAAAGAATTTACAATGAGAGTATTAATACTAGGCGGACATGGCTTTATTGGCAGCCATATAAGCAACATACTAAGACAACAAGGACATGTAGTTGGAGTTGTAGACTGTTATCATCAGTATCATACATTTCCAGATGATGAATATTCTTGTGTACTAGCACAAAGACAGGCACACTGCGGTGCTGACGAAGTCTATGTTGGCAAAATAGAAGATGGTGAATTCTTAAACAGGGCTTTTGATACATTTAATCCAAATACTGTTATACATGTTGCAACCTATCCAAACGCATATATGGTAAAACGTAATGTTGTAGATGCGACGGGTAACATGATAACAGCAACTGCACTCGTACTAGATGCGTGTGTTAAACACAACGTAGAGAAAATAGTATTTGCCAGTTCTAGTATGGCATATGGAAACTTTCTAGTGTCAGCACCAGATGAAACTGCACCAACCAATCCACTTACACTATATGGTAGTTACAAACTACAAGGTGAACGCATGTGTAAAATATGGCACAAAGAACATGGATTGAACTACAGTATTCTACGCCCTAGTGCATTGTACGGAACAAGAGATATGATTACACGGGTGCTTAGTCAGTTAGTACGTGCTAGATTTACAACTGGTACAATGCGAGTGCAAGGGCCAGAAAACAAACTGGACTTCAGTAATGTTTTAGATGTTGCAAGTGCGTTTGCAATTTGTGCAACTGACCCACAAACAATAAATGAAATTTTCAATTGTACTCGAGGACAAGGTAGACCAATACTAGAAGCCGCTGAAATGATACAAGCACGTATCGGCGGTGATATAGAAACACTACCACATGATGAATTCTATCCTAACAGAGATACACTGAACAGTGACAAGTTGCAAGAATATACTCACTGGCGTCCTAGTATAGACATCGAACAAGGAATACCTGCATACCTAGATTGGGTACTAGAACAACCTTATATAAAGAACATGCCGCTTTACCAAAGTTGAACGCCATGCTTGTCCAAATAGAACTGTTGTAACCAAGGCCAATCAAAACTAAGTTTTAGCATTTCATAATCGCCGTCTACACTTATATAATATTCAAGAGCATCATTTGCTCCTTGTAAACAGTAGTCTGCATTTTCACCTTCAGCACGTTCACACCATACTTTGAGTCTATGTTGCAGTTCAAACCCAGCACCTTGATCAACTTCAAGTTTCAGTTTAAGTACTTCACGGAATGCACTACGCCATGTTATCCATGGATCAGTATTGAATCTACTGATACTGGCAACTTCCGGAACAACAGTATGTAATTGACTAAGTGTAAAGTCCAAACCAGGTTTGGTATCAAGTACTAATTGTACATTGTACAAATTAATATTCATTGCACCGTATTCTAAACCATTCAGTGGATTCCTACTGTGAAAAATGTAATGTTTAGGTGCTTGTAGTCTATCAGGTTGAAATTCAAAAGTGAAATCTTTTAACACTTCTGTTTTAGCAAATACTGCAAAAAACCAATCAGTATCACTGAGTGAAGCTGCAGTCTTGTAGGCCTCTTCACGTCCATTCACACCATCACTACGTTTTGCACGTGGACAGATTGATCGAAGCAGTTGCCAATTCTCTTCAGCCATTGGTTCGCCATTGCTTATAAAAACTACATCTTGCGATTCGCTTTCTGATTGAGGATGCTTCTTATTAATATATGGATAGTCATAGACTTGCGTATTCAGTTTATTTTTTACTTCTCTTGGAATCAATACACTAGTTGCACCTGTACGCAGTGGCACAACAGTTTTAGTCTGCTCCTGCCATAAACTTATAGTAGGAGGTACAACATGTTCATGTCTACTAAAAACTGCTAAAGGATTTTTAAATTCGTGTGTCCATATTGCATTTACAACACTGTCGCTTTCATAAGGTACATAATCAACTCCGTATCGTGGTACTTGTGCATCTATAAAATGTAAGGTTTCAAACCATTCTAATATCTTTAGTTCTTTAGTCTTTTCTAAGAAACTTGGTACATGTACATAAAAGGTATCACCAAACTTTTGTTCACGTGAACTAAACACATGCAACATGTCATGTTGATATTCACTTGGGTGCCATGAAAAATCAAAGTGTTGATAACTGCAAACATCAGTGGTTACCCAACAATACTCCCAGGATTGCTTTGCTAGTACTCTACGCATTGTTCCTAAGTAATCACTTATATAACGTGTGTTCACATCTCCTTGATCTTGACTATTAGGATTGTGCTTAATATGCAGTCTAGGCACACTAATTTTACGTTGCACAATACTGTGATTGTAATTGCGAATTTTGGCTCCTGCCTTTGGAAACAACATAGTGCCTGAATTTTCTTGGTGCTGACTTGGCCAGATGTGAATTTGTTCTGCTTCCCATGGTGCAGGTTCCCATGTAAAATCAAAGTCAGAATAATCACAGTGCTTATCTAGTACCCATAAGTACCTAGTCTTGCATTTTGCAAGTGAATAATTATCTATAGAGTATGTTTTATCAAACATGATTAGAATTGACGAAATTTACGATGGTGTTTTTGTACCACGTATTATAAATTACACTTTGGAAGATCAGAATAACAATACCTATAAAGTTGGGTTGCATTGGTTTGACCCGTTTGGCAGTACAGATTTCAAAAATATGTGTAATAAACCTCCAGTAGTGTGGATGAATCCTGACGGGAGAGGTCCAAAAGGTAGCACCAGAGTTATAATGTGGGATCAGGAACCTTTGCATCGTTATCGGTTTACTCCTTTTTTTAAGCAGTTTCTTGAACGGCCTTATCGAGCAGAAACCTACAGACTTGTTACCAGTGAATGGCAAAGTGAAGACGTTGCCTGGGCCACTGATACTTATGGACTAGAGTCAGACTACTATTTCTTTCATGGTTGGGCAGCTCTTGACTGGTACCGTGGTTATAATCGTACTAGTTTAGCACAACCTTTTAAAGAACGCAAGCCTTTTAATACTTTTCTTTGTCCTAATAATATAATTGGTGGTGAACGTAGACACAGAATAGAAATGCTTCAACAGTTTGTTGGGCGTGATTTGCTAGATAAAAACCTTATATCTTTTCCTGACGTATGTCCATATGAAGGACAAAGTTTACAATTGCTATGTGTAAAATATGATTTAGATTGTCCTCAAGTAAAACTACCATTAATGATTGATAACGGTTCAGGACATGCGGCACAGAGTCATCAAATTGATCTATGGGACCAAGCAAATAACAGTTTAATTCATGTTGTAACTGAAACTGTTTACAAAGGCCGTAAAAATCATTTAACTGAAAAATCATTTAAGCCTATTGTAATGCAACAACCATTTATAATACAAAGTTGTAAGGGCAGTTTAGAGTATCTGCGTAGGTATGGATTTCGTACATTTGGCGACTTTTGGGACGAATCATACGATGAAGCAGATGATTCAGTACGCACATATGAGATAGGTAAACTGCTACAAGACATTAACACTATGAGTCAAAAAGAAAAGGCCCAACTACAAACCGCAGTAAATAGTACTGTAGAGCACAATTACAATTGGTTTTACGGAGAAGAGTTTGAAAAGCAGTTATGGAACGAATTAACTACGATGACAAATAAATGGTAAATTTTTGTGCAGATAAATTTGTAAATGGAAAGCCCTACCCAAACTGTGCTACATGGGAAGCAGAGCCGTATACACCTGAATGGAAACAATTTAGTGTTAATGCTCCGTTTAGTGAGCCTGTACATTTTTATGAGTATTTAGATAAAGAAGGCATAGACTATCTGGTACATGATAGTGTCCTGGCACCTTGGGATAGCATTTACCCTATAAGTCTAAGTTTCTTTGATTTTAATGTGGAGTGGGATAAAATTATCCCAATGGAAGTACAAAATAGAGTACGTAGGAACGAGCTAAAAATTTGGTTTTTGTACAGCGAAGGCGACAACCCTTTTCGCATACAAAAAACCCTTAATAAACAGTTAGTTAAAGCTGGTATTCCGCTGGAAAATGTCCATTTTACCAGTGCAAACACTAAAAGTCGTGATCTTACAGGCTTTGGCTACATGTGTGACGATGAATTATTGTACCGGCTCCGTAATGAGTCTTTAGCATTACCGTATCACGAGAACATCCGAAGTAAAAACTTTACTGCATTAGTGCGTACACATAAAAGTTGGCGTGCAAATACAATGGCACGTTTGTGGAGTAAAGGATTACACGAACGTGGGTATTTCAGTTATAATAATAAAATTAGTGTTGAAGAAACACCAGAAGACAACCCAATTGAAATAGATAGTTTTGGTAGTCTAAAACATCATACTGAATTCTTTTTAAAATTATGTCCTTTCCATGCAGATCTACTATCTAGCAACGAACACAATATGTATCATCATACAGTACAAGCTCACCACGACGATGCCTACTTTAACTTTGTGCTTGAAACACATCTAGACACGGACCAAAGTGGTGGTGTATTTTTAACAGAAAAAACTTTTAAACCTATAAAACATTGTCAACCCTTTCTAATTGCCGGAGCGAAAGGTAGCATTGAACAACTTCGCATTATGGGATATAGAACATTTGATCATGTAGTAAATCACGACTATGACAGCATTGAAAATAACACACAACGCTGGAATGCAGTTTGCACCGAAGTTGAACGTATTGTTAAATCAAAAAAGATACATGAAATGTTTATAGAATGCAAAGATGATTTATTACATAATCAAGAATTATTTTTAAGTAATAAAAAGGCAACATTAGAAAGCATTTTAGAATGGGCAAAGTAAGTAGTTACACAAGTTGGCAACCACTAGAAGAAGTTATTGTTGGAAGAGCATATACTCCAGATTACTTTGACTTCATAGAAGATGCACAAGTTAGAAATCAACTACAACAGATACTTGCTGAAACAAACGAAGACTTAAACAACTTACAAAAAACTTGCGAACAGTATGGCGCAGTCGTAAAACGGCCTTCTTTACCAGATAAAGACCAATTCATGAAATGGCAAACAACAGACGGAGGTGCACCATTACCCCCACTTACTCCAAGAGACTGGCAAATCAGTCTGGGCGATAAACTGCTAAGAGTGTTACCAGTTGCGGAACTAAATGACATATGCGATGGATATGAAAACCAAGTGATAAATCCTCATGGAGAATACTTTGATCCTGCCTGTATACTAAATGGTGCTAGTGCAAGTTGCATCGTGCGTGTAGGCACTGATATATTTTTTGATAATAGCGACCACCTGCAACCTAATCAAAGTCGTTGGATACAAGAAAATTGTTTAGACAGCAGATATAGATTTCATGAAGCAATTACAGATGGACATGGCGATGCAGTGTTTGCAATCCTAAAGCCAGGCGTACTGCTTAGTAGCAAATGGGATGATCAATTGGATTTAGCAGGTGATTTTCCTGGATGGGACATTTGTAAAATATGGGATAGTAGCATTTGGGCCGCCATGGAAGTTGGAAAGTTTAAAGAACAAAACTTTAATGGTGCGTGGTATGTACAAGGACAAACTCCTACACAAGAGTTTACACAATTTGTTGACACTTATTTAAAGAAATGGGTTGGCTTTGTAAGTGATACTGTTTTTGATGTCAATTGTCTTGTACTAGATGAAGAGAATGTTATTTTCAGTGCCTATAACAAACAAGTATTCGACTACTGCAAAAAACACAAGATAAATCCAATTATAGCAGAACTTAGACACAGTTACTTCTGGGATGGTGGTGTAAGTTGTTGTACACAAGATATACGTCGTAAAGGTGGTTTGGAAACTTATCTCTAATACCAACCCATAATTAATTTGGTTTCTTCTGGAACCATTTCCATTGTAAACTGCGGTTCGAATACCAACTGTCTATCTATAGCACGCACACCTTCAGTATTAATCATTGCTTGTTCAATGTCATTACAGATTTGATCAGCAAACGGACATGCCATTGATGTTAGTGTGTGCTCCACCCGACACCTATCGCCATCTATTTCAATTTTGTAAATTAACCCTAAGTCGTATACACTAACACTGGGCATTTCTGGGTCATAGACTTTTTGTAATGATTCAATCACACGTTGTCTAAGATCATTTTCTTCTAACTGCATACTGTTACGCCGTATTCTTTTTCAAAGCGATTAGCATCAGACCTGTCATCAACCATTGGCTCGCCTCTTATGTTAAGGCTAGTATTTAACAACATGGGACAACCTGTCTTTCTATACCATGCACTCAATAACCGCCTTATGCCACTATCATTATCTGGAACTGTTTGTACTCTGCTTGTTCCATCCACATGTATAATAGCCGGAAACTCTTCTGGCTTGGTGCAACGAGCAACCACCTGCATGTAACGACTTGTGGGTTGATAAAGAGGCATTGCAAAATAGTCATGTACATGCTCTTCAAGTATTACAGGAGCAAAAGGTCTAAACTTTTGTCTACGTTTAATTTCATTTACTCGATCTTTAATGTCTGCTCCGCGTGGATCAGCAAGTAAACTTCTATTGCCCAGTGCTCTTGGACCAAATTCTGCACGTCCATTTGCAACTCCAACAATTTGATTTGTTTCTAATTCTTTCAACAGTTCGTCTACTGGATATTCTCCTGAGATATTTGAGCCCAGATAAGGTGTTGTAAAGTTTATGTCTCTACCATATGCATAAGCGGCCGCACCTAAACTGCTTCCTGCATCGCCTGGGTTTGGCATTATCCATATTTTGTTAAACAGTTCTCCCAATCGTCGATTGATAACACAGTTAAGAGCAACACCGCCCATGTAAACTAGATTTTTACTAGTGCCAAGAGCCTTTGCTCTACGCATCACACCCATAACCATTTCTTCGCATAACCGTTGTCCTGCGGCGGCAATATCCTCTACTGTAACATCAGCTGCAAACTCAACGTCATCAATGCCAAGGTGTAGATTATCTTTGAACAGTGGAATATCTGTAAATCGCACAGTTGCACGTTTTAATGTATTGTATGCCTTGTCAGCATCGCCGTAAGCAGCCATACCCATTGTGATGTATTCTTCATCCATTGGCTTTAATCCGCAACGTTTGGTTACTGCACTGTAGAACATACCAATACTGTGTGGATATGATTGCTTGTATAACAGTTTGTAATTTGCTTTAGCGTGTTCGCCTGCTAGGCATGCACCGTTGTAGTATGCATGGTATATGCTGATTGTATCTGATTCACCAATAGCATCTATTACCACAACTGTTGCATCATCAAATGGTGATGTTTGAAAGCCTGCGGCCGCATGAGATAGATGATGTCCAACACTGCTGATTTCTGCAGATGTTTCATTCATTATATAAGGAATAGTACGTAGTAGTTCAGTTTGTGTACGCCAAGCACCGCCCCAACTTTCTCCGCTTTTGATTTTACGCAGTTGTCGTAGATGTGGCTTTTCATAGTATACTATCTTATCAAAAGGTCCGTATTCTTTTGCCTTCTGTTGTAGACTTACTGGAATAGTGCTATCGTTTTTGATCTTGCTGTAACGTTCTGCATGTCCTGCAAACAATACTCGGTGATTGTGCAGTACAGTTAAAGCCGCGTCGTGAAATCCTGCACTAACTCCTAGTATTCTCATTATAACCTGTCTTCGTATTCAGATACCGGAGGTATTTCACCGGTAGTCATTTCAGTATCTTGTGTGGAAAATGTTATTGTAGCAACATAGTCGCATTTGTTGTTGCATATTGGATCTACTATTGGTGTGAATACCATGCCTTCTTCATAGGTCCAGTTGCCTGTTTGCCATCCAGTTTTGTTCTCACTAGTACCTGAGGTCTGACTGGTAGCAGTAACATCAAAATACATTTTTATATTTTGATCATCTGCAGGTAAGTCACCTCTGTTTACTGTATAGCCATTGTTGCCATCCGCAGTAATCTCAGCAGTCATCCATACAGGATCTGTGCCTTGAAAAAAGTCTAGCCAATCTTTTAAGGTTTTTTTCCAATCTTTGTCAACAGTGTTGGTAATTGTGCCACCATTGGGATCAACAGTATGAATGTGATGTTTGGTACGCACTGCACTACTGCGATCCTCTATCCAATTAATTGTGTAGGGAGTATTGTTTACAATTGTTAATACATTAGACCAATGATTTTTACTCATTTACCAACCTATCTTCTCCCAAGGAACATCTTTGTTGCCAAAGTGTCCGTATGTGCAATTTGCACTGTAGTTGTAAAAGTTGAAAAGATCAAATCTATCAATTATACCTTTAGGTGTGAGATCAATGTTTTCACGTATAAACTTTTGTATACTGCGATTGTGTCCATTTGAATCTATGTAGACACTGGTAGGTTCTTTTACACCAATGGCATATGATATCTGTATTTGACACCAGTCTGCCATGTCGTCTGCTACAACGTTCTTTGCTAACCAACGTGCCATATATGCTGCCGTTCTATCTACTTTTGTAGGATCTTTTCCTGAGAAAGCACCACCACCATGAGGAGCAAAGCCGCCATAGGTATCAACGATAATTTTGCGTCCTGTAAGGCCAGTGTCACCATCAGGACCACCAATGACAAAATTGCCAGTTGGATTAAGATGGAATACAGTCTTGTCATCTATTAAATCTCCTAGTACTTCTTCGCATGCCGATCTTGTAGCCATACGTGCGGGTTCATAAAAGCTCTCATCTTTGTGTTGTTGACTTACCACAACTTGATCAATACGTTTTACCTTACCGCCGTCATACTCTACACTAACTTGACTCTTAGCATCAGGTCCAAGATATTTGTATCCATCTACACGTTTTTCTTTTATATTTTTTAATATTTCATGAGAATAGTAAATTGGGGCGGGCAGATACGCATCATTCCCATTGCATGCGTAACCAAACATAATACCTTGATCACCTGCACCAAAATCGTCTGTGCCCAGTGCAATGTCGGCACTTTGTGAGTGCAATTGATTGTTGATTGTTTTATTATCAACTGTCAGTTTATCCCAATGAAATCCCGCTTGCTCGTAGCCAATCTCTTTTACTTTGTCTCTTATAATTTGTTCAACTTGTTCATCAGAGATATTAAAGTTTTTAACTTCACCTGCTAGTACAACATAGTTTGTTGTGACCATTGTTTCAACTGCTACTCTGGTTGTTTCATCACCGGCTTTGAGTCCAGCGTCAACCAATGCATCTGATATTTGGTCTGCTATTTTGTCAGGATGCCCTTCGCTCACTGACTCTGATGTAAAAATATAACTCATTTGTATATAAAAGGATCCCTTTTCCGTAGTTCTTTAAGTTTCTTACGATATCGTATTTCTAGTTTTATCTTATTAAAAAGATTCTTAATCCATGTTATCATTATACACACCTTTTGTCTGTTTGTCAAGTAGTTCTGGATCAAATAATGGAACTGCACAAAAAGTTAAAGTACCTTTGTTTATCTTTGATACAGAACGCTTATAAGCAATTACAGTTTCTAAGTTATAGTAATTATACTCAGGATCAATAGGGGTTGTCCATTTTAAACTGCTGCCAATTTGTGTTCCATGTTGAACATCATAGTTTGGTTCAACAGTACCTGCAAATTCATTGAAGTCAGTGTTCCAGTCTAGTAAGTATGGCAGTATTAGCAGGCGCCATCCTTTTGACATTTTTGCACGCCAAGGATAGTTAAGAATTTTAAATCTATATTCATATAGACTGTAATCATCATCTGCCCAAGGTTTATCTCCTTTATTACCAAATATTGTGCCGTCAACCATTGGGGCTGATACTCTGCCCCTTGCAAAATATGTGTCGTATCCATCTAAGTCTTCTGGTAATGGAATAGTATAACCAATACTTGCAAGTCCTCTAAAACCTAAACAATTTCTTATTGTTTGTTGTTCAGCAAATGTAACTTCATCTCTTTTTCCTTTAAGTTTTTTAAACCATTCAGGCATGTGGTTACGCATAGGTGTAGGTGCTGGACATTTAAGGTACTGTATTTCTGGATCATCACAGTATTCCCACTCAAGAAAATTATTCATATCAAAGGTACCTGCAGTTGTTTACTATCTGCCCAAGTGTAATCATATTCAGCATATGAATCACTGGTTTTAATACTATATACATCAAGATGATTAGTTAATATACTTAAAACTCCTTGAAAATCTTTACAAGCAAAACTTTTCTCCAGATCAACCTGTCCAATTTTTGGGTGTCCTATTGTTAAACTTGGATCGTCAGGATCAAAATTATTAGCAACTAGCCATTTCCTAAACTCGTTTAGTTTAGTTTGCATAAAAGGCCTATCACGGGTATCTTGTCCCCATTCTATGTCAAAGTCACCAGCAGCCTCTGTTTGTGGTTTTAATGTTGTAGTTGTTAATTCATCAATACGACTGTCTGCACCTTCATCCTGGAACACTTCATAATGGTGTTTACCAACTGCTTTGTTAACTCCAACATACACACCGCCGTGGTCTCTTGCTATAGAATCAATTCCAAACAGGTTGTAGTCTTCGTCGTCTAGTATAAACCGCGGTGCATGTAACCAACACATTACGTTACTCGGACGTACCCATTCTGGAGCACTGGTTACTTTACCTAAGCTCATGATTAAACATTCTGCCTCGTGACATAGTAAGTTCAATTGTCTTATGTGCCATCGTGTTTCTGCATCTGCATTTGTGTAATGTTTGCTCATTGCACCACTTACTCCTTGTGTTTCTTCAAAGTATAAATGCAACTGGTTAAGTTTGTCATGATTGAGGCCAATAATTTCGCAATTTCCTAATTTGCTCCAACGCTTAGTTGTCATGTTTGCAACTGTAAAATAGTCTTTTATTTCGTAGTCAATGCTACTACCGTTTATAGCCGCAATGGTTTGATTTATTTGCGTTACAATCACATCAAGATCACGTTCGCAATTTGGAAAGCCCATAAAACAGTAATTCTTTTCGAGATGTAGTTTATTATCTAAAACATCATTGAATGCATTTAACCATTTTTTACTTAGACTGTTATCATAAACATCAAAGTATACGTGTAATAAACCATCTGCTCCACGCAGTTTCATTTCTATTCTATCCAGCATCGATTCTATCCCACCATTCTAATGTTTCTTCGCATCCTTGCGGGCCAGCAAATATATCTCTCATGCATAGTGCATTAGGACGTATATTTTCTAAAGTAAGTATTCTGCGTTTACCTTTACGCATACCTCTCCAGTATTCTTCTTCGCTATACTGCTCTTGAAGGGTAGGTCTATTTTTAAGTTGCAGTAGTACATCACGCAGTGCGTTTCCAAGTATAAATTTATTTACTATGCTATCAATCTTGCGGTCAAGTAAATCACGTGGCAGTGCAAGTGGCGACATTATAACATCAGGCGTAAAAGTGAATATTACTTTTGCTAATATATCCACATCCAAATCATCAGCCAGTGCCTGCATATTACTTACGTCCTGCATACCTGGCAGTGTAAGAGTGTAGTCTAAACGCATCATACGTCTATTATGAGCTAATGGTAAAAGCACTTTAAAATTATCAACAAATTCTTTATACTTCAATCCTGTACGTATGTATTCGCCGATTGCACCTGTACCATCTAAACTAGCACATATTTGCCAGTCACGTATATTTTTTAGTATATCATGGCCTAAGTGTATACCTTTGTATTTTATTCTACTCAAGTTTGTATTATACCTTGCATACAACTTTGGACCATCACCAAGTTCCACTATACGTTTCATGTACCGCCAGTGCTGTTCGTACATCAGTGGTTCGCCACCTACCCAATATATCTCTTCGACCCTGTGTTCCTCAACTGCATCTGAAAACTCTTTTTCAATTTGTGTGTCTTGAAATTTGCTTATTTCTTTACGAACCTCTGGACGCATCCAGTTGTTTTTTGGGTTGTCTAAATTAACCATGTTGTGTTTTTTCTGTTCTGTTTCCCAACTTGAACTTAGCATATCACCGCAGGTACGACACTTAAAGTTACACAAGTTTGAAAATCTATAATCCCAACTGATTGGCTTCATGCTGGTCCAACCTGTATCGTCTGTACTGGTCCACAGTTCATCATAACGGTGTTGAAACAAATGCCAAAAGTATGTTCTATATACATCAGTGTTTAACAGTTTGTCTGTACAGACTTCGCACTCGCTAAGTTTTTCGCCTGCCATCATTCTGCGTCTAACACTACGCATGTGTTCGCTATTCCAATGTTCTTCTAATGTATTTGGGTTGTACTTTCCTGTGCCTGATGCAGTATCAATATACTGTTCAAAGCTCTGTGCTGGTTCACGTGATGCACAACACATTCTACGTTCAGTCTGGGGAGACAGATAGGTATGTGTCCAAGGAGCCATGCACAATGTTTCAGGCTTTTGTTCAGGCCTGTCTACCATACAAATGCTATCTGTTCTTGTTCAGTGAGTATTGTTTTTTTAAACAGTTCTGCACCTTTGTGAACATTCTCACGCCATTCATTGCCCTGTGCATCGCCATCTGAATCACTATCTGAAATATACTTGTAACAGTCAAACGGAATCATAAACTTTGTTGCAACCTTGGCAAGTGCATATGCTTCCATTTCGCATATCTGATAGTTAATATGTGGTACACTAAAACTATCACCTGTGCCACAAACAAATAAACTGTCGTGCTTTGTTTGGCAAACGATCATCTGTTCTTCGTCTCCTGGGCTTACATACAGAGGCAGTCCCAATGGTGTGCAATCCATGTCTCTTTCTATCACTGCACTTATACCTACTAGTTCGCCTTTAATTTCTTTACTACCGCCTGCTGAACCATAATTTATTATTTTGCTATATCTATCATTATAACACAATTCTGCAGTAAGAGCAATACTAGCGTTTACTTTTCCTACACCTGTAACTAGCTTTTTATATCCACTTGGCAAAGTTCCCGGCAGTTCTTCTTCTAATGCGATAACAACTAGTATCATGTGTTTGGTCCTTTGTATTCTATAGCTTCTGCTAATTCAGCATGATGTGTACATAAATCTTGTTTCCTACGCCAATCTACATCAGCAACTTTCATGCGTAAAATGTTTCCATCTAAACTTGCACCACCATTTATAAAGTCAATTATGTTGTTGAATTCTTTTCTGTGATATTCTGTTACTTTTGCGTTTTTTAATTTTCCTATTGCAACTTTTTTTGCACGGTCTGGTAATGTTCCAACACTATGATAATACGCTTCGTGCAACATGTTCCAATATACAAAGTCAAAATTGCGTTGATCAATCCAATTTGCAAGTCCTTCTAAATACATTACATTAAAAACGTTTACTGTGGAGCAAACCTGTAACTGTATGTTTGTATTACGATCACGCATCGCCTCAAACCGATCCATGTTAGTGTTCACTTCTTCCCATATAGCATTAGCACGTTGATATTCAAAACGTTCACCAACATCATCAATACTAAATGCTATCTCAATTAACTTAAAATGTTTCCATATCTCTTCTGCATGTTCTGGAAACTGTGTTCCATTAGTATTATAGTGTATTTCAACATTATGTGCAATACCTTTATCAACCATTCTTTGTAGTAAATCAAAATGTTCTTGTATCATGAAAGGTTCGCCACCGGTAAACTCTAAGTACCGGACTTGCTCCATTAGTTTGTCAATCTCTGTCCAAAACTTTTGATTGCGTCTTGGCCATGCTCCATCTTTAAGCATTTGGTAATGAAAGCTGTCTTTGCCCTCAAACTTAACTTCTTCAGCCGCAAACGTACTTGAACTCCAACTACCGCATATACGGCATTTTAGGTTACAAATGTTGCCCAGTTTAAAATCTATAAACACCAGTGGCTTTGCATCAGCAGTCCATTCAGTATCGGTAACAATATGTTCTAATCTGTTAAGAGTGTGCATACGTTTTGATGTACGCCCTGAACGTTCTTCATTCCAGCACTTACGGCATGTTTGTGGCTTCTTGCCATCTAAAAATTCTTGACGTAGTTTTTGCATGTATTTGCTAGTATGAACTTCGTTAAGATCTGTTGTTAATAGGCTATACTTGTTTCCATCTGTATCTGTAATCTCATCCTCTGCTAAACAACAAGGCCTGGTAGTGCCAATAGGTGACGTTTCTAAACTTACCCAAGGCAAGACACAAAATGTTTCATGTGGTAATTTCACTTTAATGCTCCAAGTTCTGGTATTACATCTAGTATATTCTCATTTCGTATACCATCAAGTTGATTGGTCTTTTGCCAAAACTTTTCTAGTAAATGTGTATTGTCTGTTTTGAGATATTGTATTGCACTTTCAAACCCTACAGTTGCTCTGTTTAATTGGTCAAGTGGTCGTAACCATTCAAGATGTTTTTCATACTTTGAGATAATCTGATCTTTATACTCTTGTGGTGCAATATCTATTCTGTAATAATCTGGATCTTGAAGTATGTTTATATTAAGATCTTGTGCTCTTATCAAACCTTTACCAGCCCATTCTCTATGAAAGTGAGGAATGTGCAGTGCATTCATTATGCTTAACGTCGGGCTGATATAAAAGTCAACCTGTGGACATATCTCCATCATCTGTCGTCTGTTCTCTTCAACAACACTCCATTTGGTACCTTTGCGTATGTATTCAGCACGTGTACCCATTGCATCTAAACTTGCACCAACTGCAACACTGTCAAACTTTTTCCAGTAGTCAAATACGAGTCTATCTTTTAATTGTACATGTGTAAAATTTGTATTGTAAATCAGTCTGACATCAAATCTGCCTCTGCGTTCCAGTTCTTCTAAGATAACATAGTGTTCATCCATCATGCAAGGTTCGCCGCCAGCAAAGTATATCTGCTCAACATGATCTAAATGTTCCATTAGTTGGTCCATCATGTCAGTTTTGAAACGTCCAGCATAGTTTAACACATTGTTGTTCTTTGCCCATTCAGGACCTGCTAGTGCAGTTTGGTCTTTATACCAACTGCTGGAAAATATATGTCCACAACTTCTGCAACTTAGGTTACAAAGATTTGAAAAACGTATGTCCCAATAGGTCATTTCAAAATCTTTGTATTCACCGTCTGGTGTTGTGTCTTTTGTTCTGTGTATGTGATGTCCGTGATGCTTGTTAGCACTTTGTCTACCTGAGAAGAAGCCTGACTTCTCCTGTTCGTAACAACGTCCGCATGCACTGTTCTCTGTTTCTGTTAGCATGTCTTTACGTAGTTGCTTTTGTTCTGCACTATTCCATATTTCAGTCATGGTGTTTGTTTTACAGTTGCCTACCTGTCCTACGCCCATTTCAGCATGACAACAAGGATATGCTTCGCCTGTTGGATATGCGTGTAGATGTATCCAAGGATACATACAAAATGTTTTGCTTTCACTAAGCAAAAACTGTTCGCGTTGCTCTAGGTCGCTTAACTTTATCTTAATAGGATCACTGCTATTATAATTATAACTCACTGAACCACTCTTTCATGCTTGGAAATGCTTTGTTAAAATTTTTGTTGCGACGTATATCATATTGATTATAAAACTGTTTAAAATCATTGTGCAACTTTGGAGTTTCAAATGCTTCACTGTGAGGTGTTTTTACAACATCTAAATAGTCGAGCAATCTCTGTGTTTGATTTAATTCGTGTTCATGAAGAAATTTATTATCTGCATTTTCATCATACCATTCTTGTAATCTATTCTTATGCAATGTGCGTAAATGATCAGGTAAAGCAAGTGCAGATTGAAAACTAGGAAAACGTAATATATTCAATGTAAAACTTGGATAGTCTCTACCGTACATTTCTTTAAACTTTAATAGGTAACCTAAAAATTCTGGTAATGTTTCTAAGCACAGTGCATTCACTGTACACATATTATGTAAACCACGTAACTTGCCACTGCCTGCTAACAAATGCATGTTTCTTGCCCATGTACTCCATTCTAAGCCATCACGTATATACTCAGCTTGATGTACTAAACTTTCGTTTGATGTATAGATATCAAGTGGAGCACTATCAGCTCTATCAAGTAATTTATAAATTTGCGAATCGTCGCATTGTAAGTTACTATTAATTGCGATGCGAGTCTTGCTTGCACCTTTGTTCTCTTTAAACCAGTCTAACAGTTTCCACAAGTGTCCACTCATCATCGGTTCGCCACCAGTAATACGTAGCTCGTCTAGGGTATAGTGCAAATCACTTTCCCACCATTTGAAGAATGCTTCAATGTAGGGGTTAGTTTCATTAAACTTATACAATTGACTACTATCATGTGGATGTGTAAAATGATTACGCCCATCGCTGATTAAATTTTCATATGAACCATTCTTCTTAATGTCTTTTACCCATGTGGTTGAGAAAGCAGGATTGCAATAGCTACACGCAAGTTGACAAGTTCTATCAAATGCAATTTCTAGTGTCTTAAGATTAACGTCAATTTGATGATCACGTTCATATGCGGCCTGCAGTGCATTATCCTCATAGATTACACTTTTATAGACTCTATCACTGATATTATCTCTGCCTATGTCTTCTACTTTCCAACAGTATTCGCAACCCTTAGGACGCTCACCACACTGCATTTGTCTACGTTCTTCTTTTTTCTCAGGTGTGTTGTGTAGTGCCTTTGGATTAGCAATCACATCTTCCACACTTACTTTATGTGGCAGTGGATGATGGCAACTTGTAGTCATACCAGACCCTAGCCAGATGGTTGCATTGTACCATTTGGCGCCACACATACTTGAACTTAGTGGATCAAGCACTCGTTGTTTATAATTTAGGTCAGTTTCATTTGCTTGTTTGGGCATATGTATAATTATACAGATTTAGATGTTAGCAAGATATTTGCACTCTTCCCACCATGTAGACATTTCAGGAAAAGTTTTTAAAAAATTTGTATTACGGCGTCTATCATGTTCGTTAAAGAATCTGTAGAAGTCTGCTTTGTTCTGTTTTATATATTCTGGATCTAGATTTTGTCCGCTACGCATCCATGCAATGTCTCTATCAAGTCTAGCAACTTCGTAATCTTTGAATCCTTTAAAACGGTTCTCTTCTGTTTCTAAATTATCTTGCATCCATTTTTTACTTATTTCAAGTTCGTGGACATAGCTTTCAGGAAGTATCTGTAAACTTTGCCATGTGGGTGTACGGAGCACAGGCGTATCAAACCATATACGTTGGTAAGTGTTACTGTATATTTGACGCAACCCCAGTATTGAAGTAAAAAGTTTTTGTAAACTTGTGATGCTTAAATTATTCATTGTAATAATAAACGTTAAACTGCTACGTTCTGGTACATCTATTAGAAACTGATTTACTCTGTCCCAAAGCAAGTTAAAGTCCAATCCATGACGCATGTATTCTGCTGGTTCAAACATGCCATCGAGGCTTACATACTGCATAAAGTGTTCAACTGTTCCTTGCTTTTCACAAAGCATTGTTACATAAGCCTTGTACTTTTGCCAAAGTTTCTCTTCAACACTGAAGTTGGATGTAGTACTAAGATGTAACTTTGGTGATGGGTTCATTAGAACATGATCGAATACTCTGTATGTGTTTTTATCCATCATTGGTTCACCACCAGTCATTCTAAAATGTTCAAGCTCAGGATATAATGTTGGCCACCATTTCCAAAATGCTTCAACATAAGGATTGTGTTCTCTTGCGGGTATGGGCCTGCGTTCTCCTACAAAGTGACTAGGATCATTGTGTGGTGTTGAAGTTGGCCATGCACCTTCACGTTGTGTTTCTTTCATCCAACTACTACTATACTGAGGTGAACAATAACTACAACTTAGATTACAAGCACTGTTAAAGTCAACCTCAACATAACTAGGAACTATATCCTGATCCCACGGTGCATTCTTAATAGTTTCAAAGTCTTTCATTGCCCACGGCTCGCCTGAACGATAGTGTCTATCACTGAGTTTGTTGTTGTCTTCCATAGCCCAACAATAACTACACTCTGGCGGTCTAGTGCCTTCAAGCATAAGTTTACGTTGTTGCTTCTTGTGTTCTGTGTTGTGCAATGCACTTGGATTAGTTTTTATTGCTTCAGCATCTGCTCTGTGCAGTGGAGGATGATAACAACTGTTGTTCATACCAGTTGTTAAATGCAAACTCAGTTGTTTCCATTTTGCCAAACAGAAACTAGGCGACACAGTATCTAGTTTCTGTTGTGCCCGTTCAGCATCACTTAGAAACTTACTTTTAAAGTCTTTGCTAACTTCATCACCTTTATTTTGAGTTACCAACCTTCTTGACTCCGGATCACATCTATTTCTCTTGTCATAATTGATTGATTGTGCCAATTACTACGATAGTGATGTTTGAAAAATTTGCTTTGCTCAGGATTGTAGGTATTCATTGGTAGACCTAGTTGACGTTCTAAGTCTTGTTCTTTATCAGTGACTAATTCATTGGATGAACGGTCTTTGACTTCGTTCCATATGTCTTCTAATAGATTAAAATCTTGAACTTTTTTGTAGTCCCAATCGCTTAACATTGTTTTCCAAGTTCCTAGTCTTGCGCCTGCAATTGCCCATAGTCCATGTTCTGTGTCTGCACCAATGTTGTGCCATATGGTTAGATGGTCTAGGTTTCTATTGTGTACACTTTCTCTAAATTCACTTACACTTGGTTTTGAACCTCTGTCAAGACACATTTTTACGCCTTCTCTAAAGCCTGCACGGAACGCATGTTTTGCACTTTCTCCAGGATAGGTAGTTGAATAACAGTTGTACATTGGCCAATATAGATCATCAAAGCAAAACTCTACGTCAGTGTCATCTGCGCCTTCAGAGGCTTCGTGTGTACGCATGTTTTGTACAAATGTTTTTGTCCATGAGCTTATTCCGCCGTTGCCGTACATTAGTCCATTTATATCGTTCCTTGCACGCCATCTGTAAACTGCTTGTTCATACTGTTCTGTTTTATATTCTATAGTTTCGTTAAAAAAACTTTCTTGCGGCAAGTTATCACCGTCAATCAAGATAAAACGTTCAGTATCGCTGGCATCAGCAGCCGCTTTGTGTGCAGCATCAGAACCTTTGACTCCGTCTACACGTTTTGCCCACGGAACCATATTGCGTATCTTTATCCAAAACTCTTCTTTTTTAGGTTCATCATAGCTCAGGTATATGCAATCTAAATCAGCAACATCAATCATTCTTTCTATACTCTCCTGAGAATGGTGTAAAATCAGTACCGCCAGCAATTACGCAGGCAACGTTAAAGCCATTAACTTTTTGATAACTGAAAATGGTAAATGTCCTTGTTTTTGGATTCACATACATAAGCAAATCAACAGTGACCATATCAGGTTTCATAAGTGGTTTAATTGCAAATACTCCACTTGCAAACTCTTGTTCGCCATGCTTGTTTACTATATCTGAAAGATAGTCAATGCCTTGCTCACTGCATGGTACCTGCATGTTTAACAATAGCTGTGTTCTGTCTGGCTTTGGCTTTGGTTTTGGTATTTCTTGAGCGTTGGTGTTAAATGCGGTAAGCAGTAACACCAGTATAATTAGGTGTTTCATTGTTTTTCCAATCTATTTTAATCAGCATAATAGGTTTTGACTTTCCATTTTACTGAACTATTAGTATCAACAATCATTACATTGTCAACTGCACAAGCAACTCCTTCATTTCCAGGTACTAACTTTCGCCACCGAACTGCATCTATAATGCTTGTCAACTTACCATTTAGTACAATGCTATCGTAACGACTTTCAGCATACTGTTGTTTGGTAATCTCAATATAATCACCGTCTAGATCCTCAGTTGAATACTGTAAGGCCTTACCTGTTTGTTTATTATAGTATAATTTATATTTTTTGTCAACCTGTTTTACTGGTTTTCCATGTTCTTCAAATATTTTGAAGAAGTCTACTGACTCAGTCATAACAATTCCCTAGTTCTGTTGCAAGATATTTTTGATGATAATGTACAAACCCATATTGATTATGCCCATTTATACGCATTACACCATTGGCGATTTCCCAGATCAGTTCCTTGTTCCAATCTTCTGCAGTAGTTCCAAGTATTGCTGGTTTCATATGAACAATCTGTGGGCCATAACCAGGTGTACAATAATTATCTTCGCATAAAGCATAAATTAAATCAGTGTTAGCTACTTCATCGTGTCCACCTTGTATTATATCTTTTGCACTATCCCAGTTTTCAAACGTTTTTTGTACTTCTGTAAAAAATTGTTTTGCTTCAACACTCATACGCCAATACGTAATAGCATTATAAACATCTGTCAATTTATTTTTATCAAATATTTTTCTATACTTTCTTACTTTACTTGGAATATTATGAAAGTTTCTACAACCAGTTGATATCCAAACTGGCTTTGTTCTATACAAGTTCCACCAATGATCCACCGGACCGCTTACAATCATATCTGCTTCTAACTTTACAGTTTCGTGAAAAGGACTAGCGTGAAAAACTTGCCAATCAGTTGTCCATCCACCTGTATTACCATAAGGAAACTGTTTAACATAATCAAATAATGCATTAGTGTATTCAACATCAGTGAGTAAACATATTTTTACATCTGGGTGCCAATAACGCAGACTTTTTGCTAGTGTTTCAGCACATACAATATAATCTTTACTACCAACTATTAAGTACCCTCTATCTGCTTCATACGGCATAGAGCTTCTCCAGATATTCTTTGCCCATAATATGCAGGTCGTTGTGTTCAATACATAAACGTCTGGTGGTGTGTTCTAACCACCATTTTCCGTCATATGTGACTTTGATTTTTGGGTCAACATTAAATAATGGCCAAGGTATATCACATTGTTCAGTGCCTGTACCATTACATATGAGTAATGCAATACTCAAAGCAAAATCATTACGGAACTGTCTTGGGTCAAATTCAAATATACTTGCATAATGGTAGTAATTCTGCTCAACCATTTTCCAACAGTCAAATACATCATTGCTGAATGTGCTTTTGTCAAAAACAACAACAGTAGCCCACCACATGTGGGTATCTCTAATACCAAATTTTTCAATATGTTTATTCTTAAACACAGGTTGAACAGTTTTATGTGCAAAAAAAGACTGGGTAGAGTTAATGCAAGTTAATAAATTACTGCCATTCAACATATAGTCGGTATCTAGTATTATAGTTCTTTGATATGGTGTATAATCAAATGCATGACTACGTCTGCCATTGTACCATATTCGTGATTGGTGACGATTTTTATTAGTTGGTTTCTCAACAATTACTTGTTGGTCGTATAAATCTGTATCTAGTTTTATATCAGTCACAAGGCTAACTGGAATATTGAGATACCTTTTAATTCTTTTTGCACATTCATTTGCGAGTAATGTATATTTTACTTCGCTATCAAATGCAAATAGTAAAGCACCAGTGGTCATCTGTTTTGGGACACTGCGTCGTATTCATCTAGCCAAGCGTTCATTTGTTCTTGCCATAGTTCCATTGCATAATTATACAAAAGTCCTGTATCTACTTTCACAGGCGTATCATAGATATCTTGTAGTACTGCTTCGCCGGCACATAGTTTACATATGTTTAAAAGCTCTGGTCCAGCACGCCACATGCCGCCATTGTGTGCAAATATCATTTTTGCTTGATAGGTTTCTTTTAGCACAAGCCTTGCCTGTTTATGGTCAAATCTTGTACGGATTCTTTGTCTCAAGGATTCTGTGTTCATATTTTTACTTAGCCACAAAAAAACCCTAGTTAATAAAAACTAGAGTTTTTTAGGTTTTCTATATTAAAATATTATGACTGTGCCCAACTTGGTGTGTTTTGTGTAATAGTGCCCCAAGTGTCTGAAATATTTGACGTACTTGGTGGACGTACAGTTGTAATTTGTGATAGTGTTCCATCAACGTTATCCGGTGATGCTGGATCTGGCGGAGTATAGTCATCTGATAAGTCTGTGTAAATTGTTAATACTGCACCTGACACACTGTATGAAACTTCAATTTCGTTTGCACCATATGTACCTGATGGTATTTGTTTAAAGTTTAAACTTGGTGTTCCGTCTAGTGCATAGTAACCTTCAGTTGTTGTAAGCGTAGTTGGTGTACCTGATCCACCTATTTTTGTTAGTCCTGTGTATGCAACACTATTAATGGTTTTACTTGCGGCTGCACCTGTAAGTACTAATGTACCTGAAGCAGTTAACAAGTTGGTCCATGTAGTGTTCTGTGTACTTGTAGTACCACCTGATCTACTCCATGACAATCTAATTTGTCCACCTGCGTTAAAAAAATATCGTGCAGCATTGGCACTTGCAAAAGTAATTGTTTTTGATAGTGTTGAACTAGTATTCCAACCTGATGTTGAACTTGATGTTACAGATGCGTCACTTCCTTCTGCGGCAGCATTGTTTCTGGCATTAAATACTGCGGTAATATTCGCACTGAGTGCCGCATATGCACTGATTGTGTCGCCAGCACTTGGAGCACTTATTGCCGTAATAGATGTTCCTTGATGTGATGCTAATGAAGCATTTCTAGCAACTAGGTTTGCCCAACTTGTAGCTGATACTGTTGCTCCAGCCGCTACTGCGGGCAACGTACTTGATTGTCCGTAGCCTTTATCGCCTGTACCACTGCCCCAAATTGTGTTAATATTTGCAACTGAGTCATCGCCAGAGCCTGCGGCGTTACCTGTAGCGAAAATGTTGTAGTCGTCGTCTACAATGGTGTTGCCTGCTGAATATGTCATCCTAATTTTATCCTTTGTATTAGTATTTCTACGCTATAGTTTACGGCGTTCTCTTACGAGTCAGTTTTTATACCTTAGTTACCCACGTCGTGTGCTTTTACCATAGCTGGTTATCTTATAATCATATTTATTTTACTTAGACGATCTTCACAATCGCTTCTATACTACCAATTCCTTCGTCTGTTTTGCTCTGTAGAGCACGGCCAATTACGTTAAAACTTGTAATCTCATCCAAGTTTGCTGATCTTGCAGTTCCGTTTCCGGCACTTACAAGTCTGTCACCTTTAGTAACAAATCCCATTACGTTAACAGGCACTCTTCCACTCATCGCAATTGGTGGATGTGTAGCATTTGATCCTGCATTGCCGTTCATCAAGTATGCTGGTTGTGTTGAAACAACACCAAATACTTTAGCACTTAATTCTTCTACGCAAAGTGTAACTTCGTTTACACCGCCTAGTTCGACAATTGTTCCTGGAGAATATTCTGCATCTGCATGAAAACGCTCAGCCATATCAGCGTATTGTGCTGATGTTGCTTTAGCATGTACTGTGTTAAAAGCAGTTGTTGATGTTCCGATATTTCCAACACCGTCTGCTTGTAAATTTGTTATATCTCTAACACCTACAGTTGAAGTTGCTCCGTCAATTTGAATTACTGTTGTAGTTACACCACCATCATTTACTGTGAATAGTGTATCGCCATCTGATGTTTGATTCGAAACATAAACATCTGATCCTGAAACAAACAATCTTCCATCACTATCAGCACCAACATACAATCCTGTATCAGCAAGTACGCTTATACTTGTGTTGTTACTTGTGGCAGCATCTGATCTCATAAACGAAGTTGAGTTTAGTGTATCTAGTGTGTCAGCATTAGTTGCAGTTCCGTTAAACACTGCGTTTGATACTGTTGTACTCATGTTCAAACCTGGACCAATCGTAGCAAATCCTGATATAGCTGATGCCGGAGTAAAAGTTGCATCTTTTGAGAATATACTTACAATTGTATTGTTAACAAACATTTGTACCACAACGTGATCTGTTGCACCGTTATCTGTGATAGTTGTTACAATAGCGCCTGATGTTCCTTCACCTGATGTAAAAGCAGGACCGATTGTAATAAAACTAGATCCATTATAAACTTTAAGTTGATCGTTTGTTGTATCAAACCATAAATCACCAGCAATATTAGAAGTTGGTTGACTAGTTGATGCAGTCGCTGCAGAAATAACTTTAAAAGTTGTTCCGTTGTACACTTTCATCACGTTGTTTGTTTTATCGTACCAAAGTTGACCTGTTAATGGTGCACCCGGTGCAGATGTGTTTGCGGCATTTTCAAGCAAACGAATGAAGTTCTCATCTAAGAACTCACCGTAACCAGCGTAGTTTTTTCCTACTAGCGTTTGGCTCGAATCGTTATTGATAGTACCATCCGCAACTACTGCAAAAATTGTACCATCTGTTAGGTTAATGGTATATGACATTTTGTTTTACTCCGTTTTCTAAGTGTATTTATGTTGCACTAAGATTAGTTAATGTTTGTATACGAACTGTATAATCAATTTGTATCTGTCTGTTCAATGATTTTTGAACAGGATGAAAGATAACATGTGTTATCAATCTAAGGTCTGTTGCACTTCCGTTCCAAGTTTTTAATCCTAGTTCATCAAATACATAATCACCGTTAAAATCTGTTGAATTATCAAATGCTTGTTGCCCTGATGGCTCACCATAATCTAATAAACAACTTACAAGTATATCAGTATAAACTTTACCTGTTGAATGAGTAACCGTTAAATTATTTCTGCTTGTATCAGTATTTGCTGAGCTATTGTCGTCTACTACTTTTGAGTAGGTTGGATTGTACAAATTAGCATTCTGTCCGGTTGTGTTTGGTGGCAAGTATGTAATTACACCTGTAGGGTCTACACTGCTACCGCCGTTACCAAATGCCATTTCATAAATTTGCCCGATCGTTTTATTGGCCAAGCTGTTTGCCAATGCTTCACTGATATTTTCATAATGAATAGCGTTTCTTTTATCAACAATCACTTCTTCCGTGTTTGGATCAAAGATTTTTATGTGCCCACTTATAGCAAGTTGTCCAGCTTCATTTGGACGTTTTTCTTCTTCTTGATCCACTATGGCCTCATTGTTTGTTTTTTGTTCCATACTGTATTTACCTTATTACTTAACCTGGGTTTTAACTCTTTAAGAATTTTACTGCTGGGGTAGTTTGATCTTGCAATGCAATGCCGTTACTTGCAGTATTTGTGCCTTGAGCGTACATAACATTTGCAGTAACCTGGCTAAACCAAACTTCCACATTAGCCTCTGGTGCAGTTGTTAGAGTTATTTCAGTAAACGTACTATCTGTTGCAGTAACAGTGTAATCTGTGTCTGGTACAAGCACTGTACCAGCAACTGTAACTGTGACTGATTCAGCAAGTTCAGTACTGTCTAATCCAGTTGGTACTATTATACTTGTTGTAAATCTAGTAGTTGTACCATCACCAACATTTGTTTTATCAGTTGTTGTTTTTTGCTGATATGTACTTGGCAACTGCTCGCCTGGACCAACGTCACTTGCCTGCGTAGAAATCACATGTGACATTGCACTTGTTCCAGCAACACCCCTACGTAATCCACTAATTGAATTACTACCGGTATCTCTTGTTCTATATGTAATTCTTTCTGCACCCACCATTACTTGGCCAAACAGGTTAGCAGATAGATTTGGTTCACTGAGCTTTGTTACATCTGTAAAGTAGATTGTATCTGCATCAGCAGTTATATCTTGTAATAATTCTGTTGTATTATTTGAATTCAGCCTTAGTAATTTTTGATTTCCTAACATGTCTTGAAATATTCTGAAGTTTAAACTATTAGGAACTATTGTGTTAGTAAACATTGTAACTACTAAAACATCAGACCCATTTATTGTATTTCTATCTAAAGTTAATGTTGTAATGTTGTTTGTAGAATTACTTAAATTATATTCTGTTTGTTGTATGTACACTCCGTTAAGTGTTACAATCAGTCTTTCCGGACTTGTTATAAGTCTACCAAGATTAAAGTCATTTGTATCAATAGTTGTTCCAATTGTTTTGTCGAACTCCGAACTATCGTATGGTACTTCATCATATGCGTCTCCAGTTGTAACACCACTGGTTGTTGGACCAACAAATACTTTTGTTAATATATTCTGCTGAGCAGTATCGTTGTAGGTAAACACTCCAAAAACTGCATTGGCAGCTGCACCAACACGAAGTTCAATTTGATCTCCCATAACAATATAATCTGCTTCAGTAGTTGTGAAAATCTTAATATCACTATTAGCAGGAGGCATACTACCTACAGTAAATTCAATGTATCTATCGCTTGATCCATCCCATGCACTTAGGTTATAATCAACTGCGAGGTTTTGTTTTACATTATCAACATATACTAGCATATCGTTATCAGAGACCAATGCTTGATTGCTTATACCTGTTGTGCTAATATAATATGGACCTGCACTTGATCCATCACCTGTGTATTCGATACCCTCTGGCGGACGTAATCTTAGTCCTTCGCGATTAACAACTAGGTTAGCAATGTTTGTACCTTGTAAACTATTTGTTAGAGAATCGAGTAGACTTGATCCATCATATGTCATATATTGTACTAGAGGGGTACTCCAACTATACTGTGTTGGTGTTGTTGTTCCTAAAGCAACTATTGTTATCCATGCAGTACTCGGAATTGTTGAACCAAATGTTATTTTAGTAAAAAAACTGCCACTCGCCGCATAAGTGTAATCTGTGGTAACAACACCATTATTGAAAATAACCATTTGATTAATTTCACTAAATGTAACAGGAATGGTTTGTGTGTTAGATGCAATTTCTGTACCAGCAAAACTTTCTTTATAAAGTTGCGAACCTCCACCTAATCCAAAAACCTTGACACCAATTGTATTTCCAACTGCACTAGGCATTGTTGCTCCAAGAGTTACAATTTTGCTGATCCAATTAATTGTATACGCAGTGTTTACTATGGCTTGTCCTGTAGTAAAATCAACAATTTCAATACCAACTGGATGTAGCATTGTGTTTGTAAAATCTATTACGGTTCCAGCACCAAGGAACTCAATTGTTGTAGTAGCAATATTAAATCCGTGTCCGTCACTGCTCCAATCACTTCCAGGGCGTGTATATACTTTTAGATCAAGTGTGTCAAATTCACTGCCTGGAATTAACTCTTCTGGAGCATGCGAACTATATAGGTCGATGAATTCTCCGCCTTCGACGTTGATGTCTGTTGACCTTGTGCCTAAGTAGGTGTCGGAAAATACACTTTCATATATTACATCTAATATTCCTGGATCATAAGTTGGCAATCCTTCTGGACCAAAATCAATATTATCAAATGGATTGATATCAAAGTTGCCAACATCATATCCAGTATTTTGATTGAAATCTGGACCTTGAACTTGTACGCCAGGATAGTCTATTCCGCTCATTACTTGAGCAAGTTCTCTTCCTGGCTCGTTTGGTTCAGGAGTGTATAGGCCAATAGTTCTGTCTGCACCATCAAGAGTACTTTGATCAACTTTTGTATAACTTTCCGGGTCAAATGTCGCACCACTTGTTAAATTTGTGTCAACACTGTATACTTCAGGTAGCGTTGCTGAAACTACACCAACAGTTGGCACCGGAAATCGAATTAATTGTCCTGCGAGATAAAACGTATTCTCAGTCCAATCCACTACCTTACTAGTATATGTAATTCTGTCGTATGCTATAGTTGTTGTAAAATCACGCACCTGTTGCGGTTCTAGAACTGCTATTGCAGTTGCGCCAGTGCCATTGCCACCTGTAATACTAATTGTTGGAGTGCTAATATATCCACTTCCTTGTGTGATTAAGTTTACTCTTACTAGCACACCAGCAGTATTGACCGTTGCAGTCATTGTTGCTTGTGTTGTTGCATCGCCGGTGATAGTAACCTGCGGTGGCACTGTGTACCCTGAACCGCCATTGGTAACTGTTACACTTTTAATTTGTAATTTATAATTGTTAAACCACTGACTCCAAGGAAACGTTTGCCACACAACACTTGTGCTTGGCAATGCACTTAGCGATTTAGGATTTTCACTATCGTCAAGTATTGGAGAAACAAATTGCCCACGTAGACTATCATAGTAGGCTGGAAGATCAAAGTCTGTAATACTACCGTTATAGGTATCCTCGCCTTCATAGCGTAGATTAAATTCTCTTACCTGTACATGGTATGGTTTAACTTCTTGTATGTATTGACTTACAAAATCCTGATTGTCTCTTCTAAAAATTGGATATTCTATTAGGTCACGTATTTTATGATTTACATCAATAAGACTTGTTTTGAACAACCAATCTGGAGCAGCTTGTTCAGTCATAATAAATTCAAACGTTAGTATAAGCAATTCATTTCTAAATTTTTGTAGATCAGTAGTAAAAATTTCTTCGTTCAGAGCCTTAAGTATTTGACGGGTTTCAATATTTGGTGCTTGATCAAAACGTTGTGCATCAAATACTTCAACATCAAATCCAAAATTTCCATCTGCATAATTGTAGACTGTGCTATCAATTGCTATTGTACCATCTTGAAGAAATACTCTTGTCCATTCTGTAGTAGATGTACTATACTGATAAACTTCTTGCTTGCCAAAACTGTTTGCTTCCACAGTTGCCCATTCACCATTTTTTACATTTGGTAAGGCTAATAAATCACTATAAACTTTTACATCATATGAACTTTCATTTACACTACTATAAGTGGTAAAATCAGCATTTGTTCCGTTCCAATCAATATAACTCCAGTAGAGTTTTGTATCATAGTTTTGTACTCTTGATAACATCAGTGTTTGATCTGCTTGGACTGTATAGATTGTCCATAATCCTTCTTGTGTACTATCACTAGCAACAAGATATTTGTAACCTACTGCCACCTGTCGCAAATCTTGATAGGTAAGCTCGGCATAGGTTAATACACGCTTGTTCCATTCCCCACTTGCAGAAGTTGGCTCAGGCTCTTGGCTGTTCAATAACTTTAAACTTTTGCTATCAGATATAGGATATAGTTTCATTATTGCATTTGCACGTTTTATATAATTTTCAAGTGCTAGAAATCTGTTTGTGAAGAAGCTCTGTCTAGGTCGAAAACTTACTCCATACTTGTCTGCTATACTCAATGTTGCATCTGGTACTAGATTTCCAAGAGTATCCTCTCCGCAAAAACTATCTAAAAATTTTCTGTAGAGTCCATCGCCCAAGAAGCTCTTATTATCGCCTACAGTAATTAAATCATATTCACTGTGAACATTGTCATTGTTCGCAATCTTATCAAATTCTATGTGTAAGATTGTATCACTAGCTGAAAACAGATTTCTACAATTATACAAACTTACTGTGCTTTGACTTATGGCAGCACTATATGCAACTCCACTTGAACGAGGACTTTCAATGTATTGTGCAATTCCACTTGCACTCAAAGTCTTATCAGAACTTACCGCAGTTAATCCTTTAACCCAATAGTAGTAATAGGTAACAAATGTTCCTGCACTATCAAGCTCACTGGTGATTACATAACTTGTAGTACTGAATACAGTACCGTTGCCTGTGTAGTTTGCTGGTTCAACTGTGTTCTTAGTCCATTGATAAACATCAACCGACGAACCTGGAAACAGTTGCCCCCAACGTCTGGCTTTGTACTCTATTGTGTCTTGATGATAATCAATAAATCTTACTGTGCTTAAATCCCACCATATTTTGCCAAGATAGCTTGATGTCCATTGTGTACCATAATTATTCACGTCTCCAGTGTTGTATGCCGCTGGATCAATTCCACCTGTGTAGTCAATGTTTGCTTGTGCAGCTCCTAGTATTTTTCCTTGTAATGGATCTATAAAGTCAAGATAGGTTGTCACTTCGTTGTTGATTTTATTATATGTAAATACACTGTTTAACAGTGTAGCATCAACTATTGGTTGCTGGTTGTATCTTATCTTCCATGCTGATTCTTTGTTTGGATTTACAAGTTGTGTGACTCGTCCAAAATCACCTGAACTATCATTTAAATCATCGTTAGGAGCACCAACTAATAGTACACCATCATAATAGTCAACTGCACTACCAAACTTATCAAAGCTCATTATACTTGTATCAAAAATCTGTTGTCCAAACGCAAACTTTCCTGGATTTGTTGCACTTGCATTTGCACTTGGCAGGAAGTTATACGTGTACGCTACACCAGACTGATCCAATGGATCAGTAAGAGAAGTACTCTTACTATCAAAGTAAGTTGTATTGCTATCAAAAGTTGTTGGCAAATTAGCAGTGGAATCAGGTGCACCTACGACCAACGTGGTAGCAGAGTTATCAATTTTAATACTTGTTCCAAAGTGTCCATAATCGTTTGGAATAGGTGCAACAATAGTTTGTGAATATACAATTGGTTTTAACCCAAGATCTGCAAACGCAGACCCGGCTCCAGGTGCTACTTGTAGTTTTATAAATTCTTCACCTGCTTGTATGTCTACCAGTGTTAGTTGTAATGCTCCGCCTACGTTGGTTGCGGTAATGTTTGGTATATCAGCAGTTGTAATATCTGTAACTAGACTATCAACAGTTGTTCCTGTTAATGTCACATAATAATTGTTAATCCTAATACTATCAGTAGCAGTCAAGACAGGATTTGTTACAGTGCCTGTAATTGTGCCAAATAATCTTGATTGGTTAATCCATCTGTCAACACTTCCGCCCTCTGGAACTATTAAACTATCATTTGGTTCTGCAATATATATGCTACAATTTGTTGAACAAACATCAACTACACTTCCAAATTTATAATTTCCGCCAACTGTTGTAGCATTTACTGTTTGTGCCAATCTAAAAGTATTTGTTTCAATCTCTACTATATCACCAACATTAAGTGTATATGGATTAGTAGAAGTTCCAATTGTAATTGTAGTTCCACTGTTTGTAAATTGTGCGTCATTTGCATTATCACTTGGTACTAAGTAAGTGCCGTTGACAGTTACCGCTGGCGTTCCAACTGGTGTATCTACAGTAGTGAAACTTTGTGTGGTAGTTGATGCAGTTGTTACTTGAAAACGTTCAACGCTTCTATCATAGAAATGAACACTACCTGCATCTGTTGAAGTTACAGAACCAACTGTAACCTCTGCATTAGGAGCTCCAATTACTAACTGTCTACCATCAGTTGTAGTGCTGATACTTTGTCCTGCTAAGTCACCTGCACTAGCACCTGATACTGCGATGCTAGATACAAAGTCCCAATGGTCTTTTGAATCAATCAGCAGTGTACCGCTGTTGATAGCTACTAATAAAGTGACCGTGGAACCTGCAAAGGTGTAATCAAATGTAGGACGTAAAAGAGCACCATTATAAAACACTGAAAAACTATAAATGTCGTTCACGGTAAAAAGTTTAGCTGTACTAAATGTTGTTGTTGGTACACTCGGTAGGTATGTAATGCCTTGACGTCTTGTTATAACAATAGTATCATTTTCATTTGGTGCACTCGCAAATCTTACCACTTGATTTGTACCTGAAGTTTGTACAGTAAAATCACCACCATCAGTTTGTGAAATGTTGTTTCTAGTCACTGCAATCTGGGTTTGTGCAGTTGCATTTACTGCACTAACAACAATAGTGCCTGTGATAATAAAGTCTTTTGTTGTAGCATCGCCAACAAATTTAAGTGTTTGACTTTGCACACCAACTTTGTTATAGGCGTAAATTTTATTATCTTCAGGAGCACTAATGTACAACCAACGCTCGTCGTCACTGACTGCAACATCTTGTCCAAACTTATCAGCATCAACAGTTCCTGTATTAAAAAGTTGTGTTTGTCGAAATTGGCCATTGCTACTATCACGATTTATTGCTACTGCATAACCTTTATTACTATCACTAGCTGGTGCACCGCTGACAATCCATTCAGTGTTTCCTACGCTTAAACTTGTACCAAACCCAGAAAACCCAGTTGCAGTTGGTTTCATTATTGAAACTTGTTTGTAGGTGTTAGTATCAGATTTACCAAAACAGTATACAGCACCTGCTCCACTTACATGACCTGGAGCACCAACTGCTAAGCCTTGTCCAAGCAATCCTTGTTCAACTGTTGTGCCAAAAAGATCATCTTCTAAAGGTTGATCAGCATCAAGTTCTGTTGCAGTTCCAAAAGGATTTACTTTTTCTAGAACGGCCCAGTTCCCATCACCATAATCATCAACCCATACTTGGTTACCTGAAGCTATATTATTTGCAAAACTTAAACTTGCAACATCACTGGCTTGAGCTAGACGCACACTTTCAAGCGTAAAACATCTTCCGTCACCGGTAAGTGTTACTGTCTCTCCTGGAAGACTCAATGCAATGGTCAAGGTTTTCAGGCTAGGTACTGTGCTTACTATATAAGAACCGTCTACTAGTGTATTAAAAAATTTAATTATTATTCTAGCATTAGCCAACAATCCATGATTGGTATCAAAAGTCACTGTTAAAGTGTCGTTTAGATTATCAGTTACTGAAATTATTGTTGCATTTACTAAATTGGTACGATAAATGTTCCAATCGTAGCTGTTTGCTTTTGCAACCCAGATATTTGTACCTAAAGAAATATCATCAAGATTAGCAAGGACATTTGTTAGGTCATTATAATTAAAAACCTTAATATTTACATCGTCGTAATTTACATATCCTGCACTTGGTAATGCTACATCTTCTGGAATCTGCCCAACTGTTGGCAATATGTTTTTGCTTGTAATTTTATAACTTTGTTTCCATATGTTATCAACTAAAACAGTTTGATTAGCAGTTGATACTTCTTGTGTATCAATTACTGCAATTGTGCTTGGATTAGATAAAAGTTTGCTTTCATCTGTTCTTAATTCAAAATAACTTCTATTTGCATTGGCACCATAGATACCACGTTGTATCGCCCAGTTTTCTCTGATTTCATATTCGGCTTCTTCTTTGCCAAGATAGGCACTCTTGAATTGCTCTGCGGCACCTAATGTGCCTTTTGTGCCTAGAAACTGTGAATACAATCCTGCTTGTGAAATGTCATCTAAGTTTAGATTCTGCATGTACTGTCTTGGACGGAAACCAATTAGTCCTAATCCTAGTAGTGTTGCATCGCTTTCTAAATTAGCAGTATGTATATCATAGTTCTCACGTAGTGCATTTGCTTTAGTAGCAAGGTTTGGTAACAAGCCAGTTTGTATTTGTGAATAGTCGCTTTTAATCCAATCTGCAAATACAAATGTTCCGCTTGGAGCTAGTAGTGTGGTAGCACTCCAATATGCATTTTTATAAAGAACTATCTGTCCTTTTGTATAAGATTGATTTGGCACCCATTCTCTAATGTTATCTTGGTTAAGTATAAAACCCTGAGCGTCTAAGGTACCATTCCAGTCAAAGACAGTATTGCCATTCACTAAAAGTCTATTTTGCCTTGCTCCTGTGATTGGCTGATATATTAAATCGTTGAATATACTTACATTGTCAAATACAATTATATGTTCATATGCAGTAAATCTTGCTAAAAGCAAACTGAAAGTATTATTATTCAATCCAATTAGTTTTAATTCGTTGCCCAGTCTTTCAACTGCATAATCTTTAGTTGTCATCGGAAGAAAGTTTTGATTTAGAATAATATCATTGATATTTTCATTTGTTAAACTTTCAACAACTGTATTTGGTTGTTCTAATTTTAGGATATTAGCGGCTGGATTTAAGTTTATAATACTTCCTTCAGTCCAACTCTGGTTTACCCAGTATAGAAACTCTTGCGACATCTGTGTCCAATTTATGATATATTCATTTTCTACAGTGTCAAAAGTTAAGCCTTTCTTAGTCAGTAATGCCCCATAGCTCACTAAAAAGTCAACTACAGCACTTGCATTTGTAAACACATAACCGTATGGTACTTGTCTCACATTCTCGGTAAAACTTTCGGCTATACGAGTTGTTTGTCCAGCAACTGTTATTGTGCTAAATGTACCAGCATTGGCGCTTTGTAGTATTTCAAAATAAGGCTTTGCAGTTGAGTACCCTGCTACTGCATAACCACCGCTGACTCTTTGAACTGTCACTGCCGAATATTGTATTTCTGCTATACTAGGATTTTTATAGAGAAATAGTTCATAACTTTCATCAGGTAATAAAAGACTGCTGTTTAGACTGTTAGGCGAAGATTTTTCTGAAAATATTTTTAAATAGTTTTGGTCGCTGAATGCCGCCATTCTGTAACATAATCTGACATCCATGTTGGACAAAGTATCACTTAACAATGTTGTACTATCTAAACCTGTTACTCTATTATAATCAATTATAAAATTTATGTAACTTTTCTTAATTGTATTGTTGCCATAAATTTCTATAGTATCAGGATCAATACGGAATCTATTGTTATACAAATATTGACTAAAATCATTATTGTACTTGTATAAATCTCTATCAGCGAATAAACTAAAATATTGTGCAGGTTTTGTTAACGCTAATAATCTTTGTATAGCAAATGGATATGCACTACTTCTGCGCCACGCAGTTTCGGTTGGTCCCATATCGCCTGCTACCCAGGATTTAACAAAACTATTTCTGTCATAAGATCCAACTATTGAATCCATCGGCGGTAGTAAATTGCCTTGAGAGTCTGTTGGTAGTGCGTCGAGTAGTTGTGGTCTTACGTATTCTTTTCTTGTTACATTGCCTGTTGGGTATGCTACAATACCGTTGGCCATATCGCTCCATAATACTGTATTGCCTGATGTATATGGTGCTGGACCATAAATTGTTTGCCACCAGGAAGGTTCTTCGGTCAACCCAACCATTTCCCATGGGCGAGTGTGCGGCGAATCAGTATCGTAGAGGTCAAAGTATATGCCTCTCCAAAATCCAAGCAAGGGTTTTTCAGATAATTTGTTTTCACTTTGACTGTAGTTCCATGTAAATTCGTTATCAGCAATATAGGTTTGATCTTTATATGGAACTCTATTTTCGCCAACCCACGTTAGAAAACTTGTATTGAGTATTGTCGTTACTTCGCCTAATGTATAATCTGTAGTTCGAAACTGCCCAGGTATAACATCAACGGCTTGTAATGGTAATGCATATCGATCATCTGCACTTACCTTGATGTTGTTATAAATTCGTTTTTCAAATTCTAAGAGAACATCGTTTCGATAATCACCTTGTTCGAAAGCAACAGTTAAACTTCCGTCGTGACCTTGAATCACGTTGGTTGGCGTCACATAGGTGTTATCTAAAAATTCGTATGGACGATATATTCCATACAGTCCCATCATACTAGGTGTAGCAGGTACATAACTTCCATAGGTAGTTGCGTACTCATTGATTGTGATAATATCACCATCAGCTAGTGTTATTCGATTTGTGTTAATTGTAATACGTGGACCATCTGTAGCAACAGTGTACTCATATCCGTCACCGGTGAGTATTGTTTGTACTCCAGTGCTTATAGGTGTATAATAAACAAGTATACCTTTATAGTTTGCAGTTGTTAAATCGTAACTGAACAGTGTATCAAAAACTTCAGTTGTTATTGGCGAAACTGTATAACTGGTCGTTTGGAATGTTGTTCCGTAAGGGATTGCATCTGTCCAATAGAAAGGACTAATGTCATTTTTTCCTGCATTAATAGCAAGAAGTGTTTCATCAAGTATTTGTGCAGTAGTTTTATTTTCCCAGTCGTTACTGCCAACATAATCAAGAATTTTCTGTTTTGTTTTTGAATATTCAATAGCGTTGAACTCTATTGCACGAAAAAATTCGTAGTCTCTACCATTGATAAAATTTGTCATCATGGTAAATGGTGAACTGTGTTGCAGTACCAAATCACCATAAGGCACAACGTTTCCAAGATCTCTTACATTATTATTTCCGTGTATCTTTCCACGAAAGTTTTCTAAATTCTCACAAATGCTTTCGTAATGTGTACGCAAAGTACCAAGTGTAAAACTTGGACTGTTTGCATTCATTGCGTTAGATTCAAGATTACTCGGGATAGTATAAAAAGCAACACTACTTGCGAAATCACTTAATACTTGTACTTCAACAGTAGCACCAGTCACTGGTTGTGTTGCAGGTTGGCCAACAATGTTTTCATTAAAAGTTACAACAGTCACATTATCGCTATTTGTTGCATATGTATAGCTAGTAGGAAGTATAAACTTTCCTTCTACATACACCTTTACAGGAATTTTTGATGCATCATTGATTACTTCTATATCCAAAACCAAAGCAGTACCTTGATAGGTAAAACTAAAACTTTGTCTTTGTACACTAGTCTCAAAAGATGTTTGCCATCCAAGAAGTTTATCAAATGTGTCTATACTATTATACTGCCTAACTGTGCCTGTGTCAATCTTTTTATTTTCACTAACAGTTCCATTGACATACACAAAGGAATCAGTGTACAGGTTATTATCAAATACAATGTCACCAACATTATTAATTGTAAGATATTTTAATGGTTGATCAATTACAGTATCAGTTGTACCAGTACCAATTGCATAACTAAAAAGTTTTGAACCTTGGAAAGTAGTACTTGGATATACTGTCGTGTCGCTAAAACTATAGCCACTACTATCAAATATATCAAACAGTGGTGGTTGATTCACACTATTTTTTTGCTGTGCAGATTGCCAGGTGGTTCCATTAAACCAGTAGACTTTTCCTTGTTGCGTATTTCCTGAAGTAACTACCACTGTGGTATTAGTATCTATGTCAGGTGTTGTTAGACTTGCTGGTTGCAAATCAATAACCTGTGTCGTGCTATCGCCAAAGTTAATAAAACTTACAGTATAGATTTTATTACGTACTTCACTATCTAAATCGTTAGCAAAAATTACTCTTGACCCAGAAATAAAATTATACCCATCAACACTGTAACCAATAGTACCATTAATATTTGAAAATGCATCAGTTTCAGTAAAATCAATTATATCAATTGGTGCAGTAGCAATGGTTCCATAGTTAAAAAGTTTTAAATTTTTACGGAATTCAAGTATTGGACGTTTTGCTCTGTTATCATTGTTGATTACCAATGGAATTTGATTATAATTTGCAGTTTGTTCCAATACACCAATATGGAACCATCTGTTTCCCCTTGTCCAAGCATTCTGATCAATACTTGCACGATTAATTGTCATATAATCCTGTGCAGTTGGCGCATTATTAGTAGCGTCAAAGTTTCCTTCATCAAAAGGTTTACTATCATAAGGCACAGTAGTGGACACGGTAAAAGTTTCTGGCGTAATAAAGTCTATTACTGGTAATAATTCAATTGCAGTTCCAACGCCCTCAATATAGTATTCATTGTTTTCATAACTAGAAGGAACAACAGTGCCTATAAATTGTACTTTTAAGCCGTTTGTGAATACAACACCATTTGGTGAAGTATATGATGCTTTACCAATTACATCTTCAATGTTTAAATCTGCTGAATTTGCCTGTTCAACGAGACGTATGATGCCAAAGTTAGTTTCATCGTTTCCGTCTTGGTAATATAGAATATCAAGGTTTGCGGTTATCAATGGTTGGAGTTTAAATTTTCCAGATGCATCCTTATACCATGTTTTTCCAGCATTGTCTGTACCGTATTCAATCAAAGTTTTGTTTAAATTAGCTATACTCTGTACTTTTGTAAGTTCCATAAAAGGACGAAGAGGATCTGCATAGTTAAAGTTTATTATCCATTGTACTAACTGATTCTCATCTCCAGTTATAGGATCAGTATCACTAAAGACACTATCATCAAATCCTTGACTGTCAAAAGGTTCTTCGTTAGCCCAACCTGTAGATTGTCCTCCAACAAAAATTAATGTGCGATTTTGTAAATCAGTGATACCGTCAATTCCATCAGGATTATCCTCAAGAAATACATCAACGTACTGGTTATTAATTTGATTAAAGTTAAGTGTATTCTCAACTAAATCAGTAGATCCAATATCTGCTAGTGTAAAGAAAAAGTTTTGATCAGTTTTACTTGGCACTGTAAATTGAACAGTACCTACATCGTCGCCATTATTAGTTACGCCAAGAACATCTCGGGAACTCTGATTTGGTTGTTGTGGTAGCGTACCCGATGTGCCAGGCACACTTTGTATAAAATATGGATGCCCGCTTGCGTTTACATTAAATGTATACCCTCCTTGCCTTACAAGAGTAAGAGTTGGTAATGCACCTGCTTCTCCTGAAAACGTGTATCCATTTTGCGTATAAGCAACATCAAAAATATCTGTTAAGGGAACTGCATTAGAAAACACATCAACGCTGTTAGGTCCTTCAGGCACCCAATAATATTGGCTGAAATTTATATATTTGTCGTAATCTACAAAAGGATCAAAACTATAATGTTCGCTATCAAATAACCTGTTATCTTTTATTGTGTTTGCACCTTGTAGGTTCAAACTATCAATAATTCCAGGATAGGTTATTGCATCTACGACTTTACCTGTATCAGGAGATACTTGAACTACACCAGGTTCTAATTGATAATTAGCACGAGTAGCAGTTGGTTCTAAGATATAATTGTCAGTGGCTGTTACGCCAGGACCAATCTTTCGACCAATATATCCTTCTGTTGGTTTCAATTTAGGATTTTGTGTAAGTTGGTCTAATGTACTACGTAACAACTGCTTGTTTGCAGGTGTTTGAAAAACTTCAGGTAAAAAATCTTCTGAGCGTATACGCTTCGCCATACTAGATCACTCCGCTATTTGATGCGGTACGTAGTTGACTACTTGTTAATGCATCTATAACTTCTATATCATTAACTGTGGCCGCATTTACAAAAATTTCATTTGATTGTGAACGTATTTCGTACAGATCACCAAACGATTTAAGAGGATCAGTTGGTACAAGTACCACTGTGCTTATAATGCTTCCTAGCTGATCATGTAAATATGCACTAAGTTCAGAGAAAAAGAAAGTATCTCCAAAATCCCAATTTTCAATTGTAAAGTAGGAATTCATTGCAGACACGACCTGGCTTTTTATCTCGCTTATACTTGCCGTGCTCTGAGGATTCTTCACACATTTTATTGTTGCTCTTAACTCTTCAGATGCTTTTGTACCAAATAATGGTTTGAATGTCACACTATTAAGAATAATATTATCACTTATCATTTTGTACTTGTTAAGTGTACTATATGCAGTAGTAAGTTCGTCAATTGTAGGTTGTGCAGGCTGGACTACAGTTCCGGTACTATCTCTTGCATAGTTTTGATAAGCAATATAGTAGGATTGGGTTACAAGAAAAATATCAATAATATTTGTTGTTCCTGGATCTATACGTCTGCTTAACGGTGCGTTATGTCGATACTGAAAATATAGTCCTTGTCTGCCAACATATGTTTGGTATCCTACAACTTCAGTAATAGTTCGTACTCCATCATATGCAACTGTTAATTGATAAAATTTCTTATCAGTGTATGCATAAAATACTTGTTTGTCTGGATATTCACTTTTTACTAATTCAATTGAGTCTTTAGTAGCAAGTGAACCAATTACTACTCCAGCCGCAAGTGGCAAATATCTTTCCAAGTTGTCAAAGTCAATTGTTTGTTGTAAGTATATTCTTTTTGTATTTGGGTTTACTGTTGGAGCAACCAATGTTTGAAAATAATCTGGATTGTCAGGTATGCCATCATTGTCAGAATCTTTATAACTTATTCTTACTTTGAAGTCGTCAATAAAACCATCAGTTTCAACAGGTTGATCAATGATATCTAACACTTCATCGCTGTTAAGCGTAGAACTTGTATCTGGTTTATTATTAGTTTTAAGTACATTTATAAAATCGTTTATCACTGTGCCTGTTTTTGGATCATATACTTTCTGTGTGCCGTCATAAAAGAAACGTGTCTCAAGCACACTAGCCCAAAACCGTTGTAAACTACGAGAACTAACTGTGTATGTTACACCATCAGTTTCAAATGCAACCAACCATGAATTATCTAAGCCTGTTCCTGTGGTATTCTGTGCATATGCAAGACTAAATGTAGTGGCAGAATTTAAATTAGTTGACGTAATCACATACCACGATCCTGTTAAATTATCATATCCAATTCCAAAGTTTCTGTATAGCTCAATGTTTTCACGAATTGTTGTTTCAATTGAAGTTGGCAAATTAGTAACGAAGTTTGGAATAACCTCAGTTGGAATTGCATTTGTAGGAATAAAATTGTTTAGTGTAACTGGTCCAGTACCGTCAGCGTTGTTTCCAGTTCCAAAGTTTGTACCGTCAAGTTCTAATGCAGTTACAGTTGCCCATAGTACTGTTTTATCTCCAGGCAACGTTGGTGATCCAACTGCTAGTCTATTTGTGGCAGTAAAATATTGTCCTGCAGGCGGTGTAAATTTAACTAGTCCACCATTTGCAATATATTGTTTATTATCACTTGCTTGAGGCCCAACCGGTGCTGGCGCATTACTAGCTACAAATCTAAAAAATCCAGTTGTTTCATTGTTACTGGTTGTGCTCTGACTCCAATTCAAATTCAGTATTGCTAGGTCCGGACGAGTAAAGTTTTCATAATAAAACTCTTGCATACCTCTACTTGCAAGGACGGGCTCAACTTGATTTACAATCACGTCTGTAATATCATTTTGATCAATATAGGTAAATGTAAAACTTGGCACTGCGGTATTTTCATAAATCATACCATCTGATGCAAAAACATTTGTACTTGAATATTTTCCAGTAATATCTACAAGATCCAAGTATCTACTAGTACCAATTGAGCTGCGATTCAGAGCCTTGGACTTGATTATAGTTGAATAAAGTGTATATGGAAAATTGTTGTAGTCTTCACCGTTGACCATTCTGTCTTGTGTGTAATATCTTGCAGGAGCACGTTGCTTTATGTCATTGATATTTTCTCTATTGGTGGCATTGCTTATTGGTGTAGTTAATGCACATGTAAGACTAAGTGTTTCGTTTCGTCCTGATCTACTTACATAACCGATACTAATGGTTACGTTTTGCATTTCGTCTGGGTTGATTATATATGCTAACCCGTTTGATGAACGAACATATGTTCTAAAATTACCAACTGGAATAGAACTGAAAACTCCATCTCCAAAGTTTAAGTTAATTTGATCATTGGTTCGTGAACTAATACTATAATACCTACGTTGTTCTGGCGTTAATTCTTCTACTGCACCAGTATAGATGTTATCAACTTTTGACCATTCGTTTTGTATATTGCCGTCGGCATCTAGTTGATATAACCATGTATCTGTATTATTGACTCCTTCAATATTAACATTTACTACTCTGTTAGAAATTCTCTCGCCTAAATTAAAATCTAAGTCTTGCAAACTTCCTTGCTTGAACAAGAAAAAGTATCCAGTATTTGCACTAGCATACCCTTGATAGTCGTTACGATAAAGAATATTTAAAGGACCATTTGGTTGTGGTGACGGTTCGTATATAAAATCTTCGTTTTGAGAGGTTCCACTTACGGCTTCAAACGCCATGCTAGTACCATTTACTGTATTAGTAAACGGTATTACTGGTAAAAACCCTTGTATTAAATTAATTGTGTATTCATCTGTTTTTACACCAAGAAGTGTTTGTGTATTGCCCGGTACTCCAAACCGTTGACTATTTGTAAGTGTACTGTTGACGATAACTGTAAATTGTTCTAACCAGTTTGCGTTTGTTGTATCATTCCAGTTAACTGTAATATTTGAAAGGTTTGCACCAGTAAAATCTACCACACCTTCAGTTGTACTAATACTTTGTACTTTTAAAAATCCTTCTGCGGCGGTATTTCGTTTTGGTGTGTAACTTACTAGTTCCGCTAATCTGTTGACACTATCTCGTCTTTCAGCAGTGTCTATAAAATTTTCTCTAGTGTTTAAATCATTTCTGAAACTACCTGCTTGGCCCATAAATGCCATAACATCAAGCAGTGCTATGAATTCACTTGACTCTATATAGTCGTTGAAACTTTCTGGGTAGTACAAACGAATATAATCAATAAAAGTTTTACGCAGTGTTTCAAAATCGTAACTTTGAAAGTCTGCTTCACGATAGGTTTGATAGATTCTTTTCCAATCTTCAACACCAAATATACTAGTTTGTCGTGTAGTTTTAGCCATAGTATTTTCCTTACCATGTATTTATGAAAAGAATTAACTGGGTAGTTTATACTAAACGTCTGAAAACGCTGCTCTTTGTTTTTGTTGATCAAAAAAGACCCGTAGTAGTTCAGAATCTTGTCCTTGAACAGTTTGTAATTCGAGCTCAAGAAGTATGCCATTTTCTTGTGGAAATACATTAAGTTCGACTATTTCAACTCTTGGATCTTGTGCAATAATTCTTTGAATTTCTTCTGTGATTGCTCGAGTTGTTGTAGCACTTTGTGGTTCGTATATAAGACTCCACATGCTTGTGCCTACATTAGGACGGCCTGGCATTTCACCTTGACGTATGTTTAACGCATTAAGAGTGTCACGTTTAATTAGATCAAAATCAGTTACTGTGTAACTTTTATATTTGTCTATGGTACTGTATCCGATAAATGTTGCCATACTGTATTTATGTACTTATTCCAGTGACTTTTTGGCTGGCTATTCCAGACTGAACTGCACTATCAATTGAGTTTCTGATTGTAGTGTTTACCACACCGCCAGTGCCAGTTGAAAATCCTTGTACGGCATTGCTAAGTTTATCAGAGGCTAAATCAATTGCATATTGTCCACCTCTTACTACTGAATTCATATCTGCACTTGTAATCTTTGTGCTAAAAGATCCTGCTAGAGTCTGACCAATATCCTCTGCGCCTTGTGTCCACTTTTTCACTGCATCCACACCAAATTTACTAGCACCACTTACCAATCCAGCCAACGAAGACTCATTCTCTAAACCAGTTACTATTCCTGCATTTTGTAATTTGCTAAGTCCTTTGTTAAAAAGATCTGTTTTTGTTATATCTTGTATAGACTCATTGTTTAAAAAATCACTTACGCCGTTAATACCTTGTGCTCCACTCCACACACTTGAACTGCTTAGAACAGTATTCAAATCAGCAGTTGAATCCTTAAGAAAAAATTCACTGGTACCTGGCTTTAAAAATCCAGCATCTTCAAGTTCAGGCGCACTAAAACCAAATTTTCCAACGCCTAATGTATTAGATATTTCATTTGTTCCTTGTGTAACTAATTTACTTGATTGTGCTACCATACCTGTCACTTTTTCAGGTGGTATCTTGCCAACTGAAGTGGTTGAATTTGATTGTGCTTCGTAGTCACCTGAGTTAATTTTCTTAATGTCTGTAGTCTCTGCCTTTGTTACTGCTTCTTGTGTTTTTTCATCAAGTGGTACATCAGTCGAACTAGTAGTTAAATTAGTTGTTGTATTAACTCCAGTGCCGCGTTCTGCAAACGGTTCATGTGTTGGTGCCCGTGTTACAATAGTTTCGATACTTGCTGGTTCTGGAACCCACCCTACGTTGTTTTCAAATTTTGTATCTGCTAAACGTTTCTTTGGAATTGTTTGAGCTTTTGGCACGTCACTAGCTGACCCACTGTTTAGTTTAATACAACCTGCTTCGAGTGTAAGGTTACTGCCAGCACCCCAACTGCCAGTCGTACTTTTAAGCATTAGAGATCCGTCACTTTTGAGTCCAATCATGCTTTTACTATATGCCAATAAACTGTTTGTGCCTATCAGTGAAAGGCTTGCACTTTCAAGGGTCATTGCCGCTTTGGAATTCATGTTAATAGTGCCGTTTTCAGCATTCATGTTTATACTTCTATCAGCATGCATATTAATCTCTCCAGCACTCCTTATGTTCAGACTGTTTGAAGCGTAAACATCTATTGTACCTTCTTTACCAAGTTCTACCCAACTTTGTCCATTAGCATGCATTATGTGTATTGTTGATTCTGCAACAGTATCGTTCATCATAATTTGATGTCCAGAACTGGTTCTGATTCTCACTAGGTTGTCTTCGCCGGCTTGGTTACCGTCATCCATGACAACACTGTGCCCACCTTTACGCCCAATTACTGTCGTTTCGTTTGCTTGTAAAGTACTACTAGCAAGTTTTGCCTGTAACTGTGCATCTGTAAGTCCGCCGGAGTATATAGGACGACCTGGTGTGCTGATGCCGAAGCAAGAGCTAGGTGATTCTCTTTGACTATTAGAACTTATTGGTCCTAAGAGAGGATCTGCTATTACCCCTTGCGAAAGTAGTTGTCCTGCAAGGACACTATGTACTGGTTTCGCTTCTTCAAAAAATCGAGGATTATCTGTTATAGCAGGATTAGCATTGTTAATTTCTACAACTGGTAACTTAGGTTTGCCTGTATAGTAGGGTGACCCTGAATCATCTACATATTTTTTACTACTACCAATAGCAGGAATCATGTGATTTATTCCTGGTTCAATTGGCATACCTATATAGTAACCTTGACTAGGGTCACCATTTGCAAAGAAACAGATTACCTTAGTACCAACATCAGGTGGAGTACCCCAAAATCCATAACTTTGATTGTTACCAGTAAAGGTGCCAGGTCCAGTTTGGTTTGGTGCACTCTGTTGTGTGTAGCCGTAAAATGGAGTGATATAACTTACAGTGCGCCAAAGACTACTAACATTTTTGTCTGGACCTGCTAAATCTTCTATGAATACCTCAAGACGTCCAGCCCGTATTGGATCAATGTTATTCATTACTTCACCAATAAACGGTCCAGTTTCAGCTGGCATACCGCCTTTGTCTAATTTATAATTTCTTGGTTGTCCTGTGGTTCTTTGAATATTTTGCATCTATTCTCCTCTATCGAAAAGCTGATGAGTTTGTGCCGCCGCCTTGTCCACCAACTACTTTGGCTCCATTTGCTACTGCACGTCGAGACTTTTCGGCTCTTAATCTATTCCTTTTGGCTAACAATGATTCACTAAATTTCAAATCCTTGCCTGCATCATCGCTTACTGTATTGCTACCTGGTTTTGGTACTACAGTAGGCAAATGGTTTGCTTTGTTAATTATAGGGTCTACATAGTTAGTACTATTGTTCTGCAAGGTTGCAATTCTTTTGTTCCGCATAATCGAATCATCGTAATTTTGCGGTGGCACAATTGCACTCTTTTTCGTATTACTTGTATTTGGTTTTGCGCCACTGCTCAACGGAACTCCTCCAGTAATCACATCTGGTCCTGGTCGCCTGTTGATTCCTTTATTATCTGGTGTTCCCCGCTTGTCTAAGAACTGTCCACTTCCTCTGCTTCCTACAGGAACATTGCTTTTTCTTACTGCTGATGGAGTTGTTTTTTTAATTGGTGGACTTGCGTGTCCAAATGCTTCTAAGCCAGGGTCTGAAATTTGATTCTTTTTCTCAGCAAGCTGCTTTGGTGAATTAACAGCGGCATCAAAGGTACGCACAGTACCTTCTAGCTTTTGTGTAAACTTTCCTTCTTTAAAGTAACTTGTTACTTCTAAACATGTGAACACAATAGCTTCTTGTGCTAGGTTCTTTTCACCGGTTATTCTACTAATCTCGAGGTTATTTTCAAACACTGGAGTAAGTCCTGTGGCTAGATCGTAATCAGTGACTCTGTTAAATCTTACTTCATAAAGTGTTTCACCAGAATTAGCATTGATACTTCCATCTGGTTCAAATGCTCCAAGATTTGATGCATTATAAAAGAGTTCACTTTGTAGTATCCAGTCTGGATCACCAACAATTTCAATTAAACTTTTGGACACATCTGCAGGATCGTACAACCGCGACGCAAGTTGTGCTGCTGGTCGTGTGCTTTGACCAGCTCCTCCTTGTGTACTAGTACCTACACCGCTTTGAAAAAACTTTTTCTCAACATATCTAGCATCTCCAGTGGTATCATTGTTCAATCCGTCATTACCAATCGAAGTAATATAATTTGAATTATTTTCAATTTCAAAATTGATAACTTCAGTATTTTGTCCTGTAAACCAATATTCGTATAATTTGTGGGCGCCACGATACATTGCCTCTGGAAAGTATGGTGACCTTGGTGTGTTTATTTGGTATCTGCTTATTCTGTAGGTGATACGGTAAGCTATGTCTTGACGTTTCTCGTCAAACTGTATAGGCTCTGAACGTTGTGTTATGCGATACCATTGCACAGTTTTCACTGGTGGATTTTGAATCTTTGCGCCAGTGATTTCGTCAAAAGCCACTGTTTGCTGAGCAGTAATATATGTGCTATTTTTCATTACTTGATCAATCAGTTGAACAATTTGTGTACCTGCACTGATACTAAAACTTTTTGTTTCAACATCTAGTGCTTGTTTGTCCTGATTAAGTTTCTCGTTTGGATTGGTGGATTTCTGTAGAGGCGCACGTGCTTTATTTACTGTGCCTTGTTTTTTCATCTTGGCATCACTAAGACCTGCTACTTCTTCAACTTCAATAATATATTCATCAGGTATACTATATGCACCAGCATCAACGAGTTGTTTCTGGTGCTGATTTAGAGCCTGGGCTAAACCAGCAGTTACAGTTCTTCCTGCAAGTCCTTGTACCTTCTTACCTGCAGGCGGTGGTGTTCCGTTTGAAGCTGCAGTAGCTTCTTGCAACTGTGTATCACCGTTTAATAAAGTTTTAATATCTGGAGCATTCAGTTGAAAGTTAAAGGGTATACTGCCTCTCGCAGTTGAATAACCAATCTGTGTTTGTGGTACAACACCAGACACACTGTAAGTTACTGCTTTATCTGTAAGTTTATAAGTGATATCATTGAACTGAAACGGAATAAACTTCTCAACTAAAGCACGCGGATCGCTTGTGGTTTCTCCGTCATTAGCAGAGGCATTGCTAACAAGATTGCCAAATTCATCATATCCATAAAAACGTATAACCATTAGAAAGTTTTGTGCGTTAACTTGCGTTTCTTGTCCAGAATGAGCTTTTACTGCGGCAGTTAATCTTGGTAATAAAGTTATGCCTTGAGGCTCTATGATTTCAAATTTTAAGTCAACTACATTGTGCGGTCCGCCAGTGCCTTGTGAACCAATAACACTATCAAGTTCTAAGTTTTCAATGTAAAAATCAAGATCAAAAAATTCATTGCGTTCACCAAATGGAGCTCCGCCGCTTTGCATAATTAGTTGATTGGTTGGCAAGACCTTTTGATCAGATGCTATGAGACTTTTATATTCGTCAATATTCATTAAATAGATTGACAAACTATAGGTTTGACTTGCTAGACCGCCTAATCGATTAGGCGTAGCAATAATCGGTTTACTAAACTCGTCAGCAACAGAAACACGTCCTTCAACATCTTGGCTTGCAGTTCCTTTACTATTTGAAGCTGATATGCCGCTTTGATCGTCGTCTGCAGAAACTATAGTTGATGCATTCGCTGCACTATTGATAGACTGATTTTTCCTAACAGGCACAGCTCCGCCGACTGTAGACTGTACACCACTGCCTTTATTATTTCCGACAGATTCAGAACTACGTAATGTTGTTGTTATAGCATTAGTTGGCTTATCACGACTAACAACTACAGGAACTACTTCGCCGTTTTCAAAAATTTCATTGCCTTGTACCGGAGATTGTGTTCGTGAAAATTCATTTGCAGATATTTGAGCAATTGCTACTTCTGAACCAGTGGAGATTTTGCCAACGTTTTCTGCGACACTTTGACTATTTAGACTAGCATAGGCTTGTGTTTGTATAGTTTTTAAATTCCCTGCCATTACAGTAGTTTCTGTAATATTCGACGTAAGTTTAACTTTTGTACTTACATACCCAGGTTTGTTTTTAAAACCTTCGTTCTGCCCATTTAAATTTTGTAAAATACTTCGTGTGGAAGTTACTCTGTTGTTTAAACTATCCCAGGTGTTGTTTATCTGATTCCAGTTAGCACCATTTGCTACTGAACTTCCAAGGTCACGAACTAATGGTTTAAGTTTGTTTATTTCAAGTTGTTGACTTAGTCTTGCTGTATTAAGTAGCTCTGGTGAAGACATATTAGATACCTAAGACTGTTTTCAATGTTGGTAGCTGCGGCAGATAGATTGTTGTTCCTGTTTGAAAATCAAACAGAGGATCCTGAAGTTGATTTGGATTACGTTGTGCAAACACCCACCAAAGATTTGGATCTTCATATAGGTCAAATGCCAATAGGTCTGGACGTAAGTGATAAGTTTCATTAATCGTCATTGACAGATCATCAATTAGTTTAGGAATTGGCCTGTCAACCATAACACCAAGATACTGCGAATTTATAACCGGCGTATCAAATAGAAAACTTGACGGAGTATACATTACCACATTCCTTTCTTAATTAAGCTACCATTAGCGTAGTCTTTAAGACTAAACTGTTGACTAGCTTGTTGTCTGCTGATTACTGGTAACATATTAATAGTCATTGCCATCTTCGTCGGCACATAGGTTGCACCTTTTGATCCTAACTTACCAGGTGTAATCTTTGTTGGTTTTGCTCCAGGAGCTAGAGTTGGCCCTGGTCCGCCACTTACCGCATTTGTTACTGCGGTTTGCAATCTATTTAATGCACTAAAGTTTCCATTGGATACTGTTGATGCTAAGGGTTTTGTAAATTGCAATTGGTCGTCTCTGTTGATATGTCTACTTCTTGCACGTATATAGTTTACATCATTGGGTAGGTTGTAGTTAAATTCTGTTACAACACAAGGCGCCTCGTTAAATTGATATTCACCTAATCCAGTAAGATATAACAATGGTGGAGGCGACCCTCTTTCTGCATCTTGCCCATAAAACATTTTACTTGCACTTTTTAAAAAATGTATAACTGCTAGTAGATATTCTGCTTCAATTGTGTCTTGAGCGGTGAATTCTGCTTGTAGTTGCACAGTCTGTACACTTGAATTTTTATAAAAATAATGTTGATAGTTACTGTGTGTTGGCGAATAATTTTGGTATTCAGCTCTGTATTGTACATCAATAGTTGGCGTATATGGAAATATTATTCCGTCAGTCACTGCCAGAGGTGCTAGTATACCCGGCTCAGGTGCTTTGTATAGATACGTAGCCTGCGGAGCTAATCGGAGCTTAACACGCCAATCACCATCTGCATTTTTAACACCTGATGCTTCACGCATCTCACTAACAGTTTGTTGTTGTTGTGCCTTTTGTTTCAGTGCTTGTGCTTGTATAGCCGCTTGTTGTGCTTCGGTTATTGCCGCTTGTTCTACTCCGTCAATGCCATCACCTTCTGCGCCGTCGCCAATGTCGGCAACTGGATCGTCTCCAACTAGACTTTCACCATCATTGTCTATACGATCTTCTGGTGCTAGTATTGGATCGCCAAATTCATCAAACTGAGCTGCTTCAGGATCTCCAAAGTCATCAACTCCAAAAGGGTTAACATCTGCAGGTGCTGTAAGTGGATCTCCAAATTCATCAAATTGTGCCGCTTCTGGATCACCAAAATCATCTACGCCAAATGTGTTTACTTGATTTGGAGTTGCAAAGTCACTAAAGTCCTGTTCATCTGCAATACCAAAGTCATTGTCACTATATTCATCAAAACTATCAACTTGTGGTTGTGGTTCTACTACATCACCAAAGGCATCAAACTGTTGGTACTCTTGTACGTTAGCAGGAGGAGGTGGTGTTGGCCCTGGGCCAAATGCATCTAAGCCAGGATCTTCTGTACCAAAGTTGTTGTTACTGTATGCACTGAAATCGTCTACCTGTGCTGGTGCTGGTATATCACCAAAATCATCTACTGGTGTGACCGGAGGAGAATATTCACTAAAATTATCTACTTGTGTGATATTTCGACTAGGTCCACTAAAGTCATCTACTTGTGTAACTGGATATCCACTAAAATCGTCAACTGGTGCATCAAAACTTTCAACTGGTCTTGCTGGCGGTGCTGCCGGAAATGGATCTGGTTGCTCTGCTGGTGCTCTGCCTCTATCATCTAAAAATTCGCCACTGCCTCTACTTCCTACAGGTACGGTAGCTTGTTCAACACCAGGACGTCTTGTACTAGGTGGAATTGGTGTAACTTCTGTGTAACTGTCACCATAAGCATCAGTAAAATCTACATCATCATCTTGTGGTTGAACAACTGGTGTTGGTATTGGAGTTGCCTGTCGATAATCCTCACCATATGCGTCTGTAAAATCAACATCTGAATCTTGTGCTTGCACTGGTCTTGCTGGTGGCGGTGCTGGAAAAGGATTTGGTGCTGGTGCTGGATCACTTCCTCCATTTCCGAATGCTTGACTTGCTATAGTACCACCACCTTGAAATGCAGTTCCTGAACCAGGAGTGTTACGTGGTGTATCAGTTGATTGTGTGTTTTCTGATGCTCTACTAGTTACTGTACCAAAAGCGGCATTCTTGGCTGGAGTTGCAGTGGTGTTAATCACATAGTTTGGTACATCTTCAGCAGGTATACCTGCTAGTGCGGCCAACTTATTAAGATCAGCACCAGGAAACTGTCTCTGATATGCTGACATCAAGGCGGCATCTTTAATGTTATAACCCATCTTTTCTCCTACAGTCTTATTTATGCTTACCAAAAACTGCGTAGTTAATGATTGACTTTTGATAAGTAATGTTGTATAATACATAATGTATTAAGGCAAAGGAGAATCGTATGCCACCGGTGAAAGCACCTAGAAAAGTAAACTATCTAAACAACAGAGATATACTCAAGGAAATACACAAAAGCAAGAGTACTTACTGTTCTTATTTAGAAAGAGAATATGCACAGTTTGATATTATTTTGCCAAGCGTAGATAAAATTAACCAGCGTAGTGTTGCAGAAGCAAGACGAAACAAAGCAGATAGAATCAAAAGAGAAACTGGCGAGATAGTTGATCCTGTTAAACTAAACAATCAAGAACTGGTATTCCGTATTATTTGTTGGGATCATATTCCAATGGTACCAAAGAAACTTACCAAAGCACAAGAAAAGAAAAAGTCCAAACTAGAAGAACTGCTAGAGATGGATGATGTTGACGTTGAAGATGATGGATTGCAAGAACTGATGAGTGATGTTGAACAGGATCTCAACTATGTAAAACTTAACTTTCCTCCATTCTGGCACTATATGATTGATGAAGATAAAGTTCCTTATGTTGTTGGTAAATCGCATTGGATTGGTGGCATGGAAAACGGATACTTTTCCAAAGAACATGGCAAGATGACTGACAAACTTGCACACATGTTTATTAAACTGTGTGAACGTTATGCTACACGTAGTAACTGGCGTGGTTATACATACAACGAAGAGATGCGTGGACAAGCATTGCTACAACTGAGCCAAATTGGACTACAGTTTGACGAAAGCAAGAGTCAAAATCCATTTGCATACTACACTGCTGCTATCACTAATAGTTTTACAAGAGTATTGAACATTGAGAAAAAGAATCAAAACATACGTGATGATATACTTGAACAAAACGGATTGAATCCAAGTTGGACAAGACAGTTTAATAACTCACCAGAAGCAAAAGTATTACAACCAGACGTCGCTAAAAAATAGGAATACACACATGGGTTTGTTTAAGAAAGCTCTAGTGTTCACAGACATCCACTTTGGCATGAAAAGCAATAGCATCATGCACAATCAAGACTGTGAAAACTTTGTAGAGTGGGCAGTACAACAGGGCAAGATACACAACTGTGAAACTGCTATATTCATGGGTGACTGGCATCATCATAGAGCAAGTTTAAGTTTGCAAACTATGAGTCACAGTTTACGTGCATTAGAAAACCTTTCACGTAGTTTTGATATTACATATTTTATAACTGGCAATCATGACTTGTACTACAGAGACAAACGTGACATATACAGTTTTGAATGGGCAAAGCATATACCAAATCTAAAGATATGCAATGACTGGTTTCAACAAGATGATGTTATACTATGCCCTTGGCTAGTAGGTGACGATCACAAGAAGATTAAAACTGCAAGTGCCCAGTACATGTTTGGCCACTTTGAACTTCCGCATTTTAAAATGAATGCAATGGTTGAGATGCCTGATCACGGTGAGATCAAATCAGAACACTTCCAACAGTATGGCACAGTGTTTAGTGGACACTTTCATTTGCGTCAACAGAAAAACAACATCAACTACATTGGCAATGCATTTCCGCACAACTTTTCAGATGCAGGCGATGATCAACGTGGTTGTATGATACTTGAATGGGGCAAAGAGCCAGAGTACATTGCTTGGCCAGATCAACCGTTGTACAAAGTGTTGGACCTTTCGCAGGTAATTGACTATGCAGACACAATACTTAAACCAAACATGCATGTTAGAGTAAACTTGGACATAGAAATATCCTACGAAGAGGCAAACTACATCAAAGAACAGTTTGCAACCAAATACAAACTGCGTGAGATGGCACTTATACCTAACAAACGCAGTGCATTAGAAGAAGAAATGCAACCAGGCGATATCAAATTTGAAAGTGTTGATCAAATTGTTACAGAACAAATCATAAACATTGATTCCGAATTCTATGACAACAAACTGTTGTTGGAAATTTACCGGAGTTTATAATGGATCTGTTATCTCATGTTGACAAGAACATAAACGTAGTTGGTACCGTTGAATTTGATTCTGATCCACAACAACTTAAACAACAATTGCTTGCACTACGAAAAGACATGTTTGAACCTAACGAACGAATTATAATTATACAACGTTCTGTTGATAATTATCCTTTTATTGATGCATATGGATCAAAACTAATTGAATTACAAAAAATAGTTAACCAAGTTGATATTGGAAATTGTTTTATTCTGATACTCACACACAATCCTAATATACAAACCGAAATAGCAGAAGTGAACACAGTATACAGTTCTGATACAACATTATTTGAAAGTTGTGTTTATCCTGGAAAATATATTGTCACAGTGCCTCAGTACAAAAATACTGCGTGTAAAAAACTATGGAATCACCTATACATTGGAACTGACAGTAATGTCCTTCCATGTTGTGTAGCAGACCATAGATATCCTTTAGGAAATATCAACAATCAATCTATTGATAGCATACTTGATTCAGATCATGCTCAAAAAATACGACAATGGATGATGGAAGGCTATCGTACAAAATCTTGTAGTTCTTGCTATAAGAATGAAGACAACAATATAAAAAGTTTAAGAACTGTGTTTACACCTACTTCGGCTAGACGCAACCAAATAACATATTTAGATGTTAGACTCAATAATATTTGCAACTTCAAGTGTAGGATGTGTAGTGAATACTTTAGTAGTAGTATTCAACAAGAAACTGTTGACATATTTGGCAAAAATGCAGTACTAGGTTATGAAAAAATAAGTCTTGATTCGGATAATCGTCAAACTAGACAAAGCAACTTGATAAAATTGCTACCGTATGTCACTGCTGATCTTGAAAAAATATATTTTGCTGGTGGAGAACCATTGATTACAGAAGAACACTATGGTATACTTGATCGATTGATTGAGGTCAATAACTTTGATATAAAAATGTCATACAATACTAATTTAAGTAGACTTAACTATAAAACAAATAATATATTTGACTACTGGAAACAGTTTTCTAATATATCTGTTGGCGCAAGTATTGATGCAAGCGATCAAGTAGCAGAATACATGCGTCACGGAACAGTATGGCAAGATATAATCAATAACATCAATGCTATTAAGATTAATACTCCACATGTTAATCTGTTTATTTCTTCGACAGTAAGTTGGCCTACACTTGAAAATCTAATTGAATTACAAACAGATTGGATACGCACTGGATTGTTTACACGTGATCAGTTGACAATGCATGCTCTGGTTGAACCTGGTTATCTAAGTCTAACAACCTTACCAGATTCCTACAAACAATCTATGACCATAAAAATTAACAAGCATATTGACCACATAGGACAATGTGAACTTGCACAAAGCTGGGAAGAACTGCGAAATTTTATGAATGCAACTAACACAAAGTACGAGTTGGCTGAGTTTACAAAACGTACTCTAACACTCGATAAACATAGAAAAGAATCCTTTGCCAGTGTCTTTCCGCAGTTTACGGATTTATTTTTGGTTGCAAATAGCTCACAAACGTAGTATAATAACACATGATTCAAATTAAAGACCTTACGGTTAAAAACTTCATGAGTGTAGGTAATGCTACACAAGCAATTAACTTTGATCGACAAGACCTCACGCTGGTACTTGGTGAGAACATTGACTTAGGTGGTGATGGTTCGCGTAACGGAACTGGTAAGACCACAATCATTAATGCACTAAGTTATGCACTCTATGGCGAAGCACTTACAAACATACGTCGTGACAACCTCATAAACAAAACTAATTCAAAAGGCATGATGGTTAGTTTAGATTTTTGTGTTGGTGAACAATGCTATCGTATTGAACGTGGACGCAAGCCTAATGTGCTAAAGTTTTATATCAATGACAGTGAACAAGAAGCAGATGATTATGCACAAGGTGATAGTAGAGAAACACAAGGTGCTATACTAAAACTGTTGAGCATGAGTCATACTATGTTCAAACACTTGGTAGCATTGAACACATATACCGAACCGTTTTTGAGTCTTAAACAAAACGATCAAAGAGAGATAATCGAGCAACTGCTGGGTATCACACAACTCAGTGAACGTGCTGACAAGATCAAAGAACTTAGCAAACGCACACGTGATGATATTAAGCAAGAAGAAATGACAATCAAAGCGTTGCAAACTGCTAACGACAAAATTGGCGAACAAATACAAGCATTAAAACGTCGACAAACACTGTGGATGAACAAGAAAGCAGAAGACGTAAAAAAGTTTGAAACTGCTATTGAAGATCTTGCACATGTTGATATTGATGCGGAATTAGCCTCTCAGGATGACCTCCTAACGTGGACTGAACTTAACAATACACAAACACAATTACAAAAAGACATTGCCGCACTAACTGCACAGGTTGGTAGAGCAGAAAAAGACGTTACTAGAACTAAAAAAGCAGTAGACAGTTTAGAATCAGGCACTTGTGGCAGTTGCGGACAGAGTGTTGATCATATGGAAACACATCAACAACATGTGGCTAAAGCACAGGAGGAATACAATGGGGCAAGTGATTTCCTTAGCGAAATACAGGAAGGAATCTCTGCACTCAAGGCAGATAAAACGGAAGTTCCAGCGAGACCAAGAGTTTTTTATGATAGCGTGTCTGATGCACACAATCATAGATCAACTTTATCCTCACTTGAAACACAGCTACAAAGCAAGCGTGCAGAAGCCGATCCTTACGTTGATCAAATAGTAGAAATGCAGACAACTGCCGCTACTGAAATAAGTTATGACAAACTAAATGACCTAACAAGACTATACGATCATCAAGACTTCTTGTTAAAACTGTTAACAAACAAAGATAGTTTTGTGCGTAAACGTATTATCGATCAAAATCTAAGTTATTTGAATTCAAGACTCACACACTATTTAGATAGGATTGGGTTACCGCACACAGTGATATTTCAAAACGATTTGACTGTTGAAATACAGGAACTTGGCAGAGACCTAGACTTTGACAATCTAAGTAGAGGCGAGAGAAACAGGCTTATTATCAGTATGAGCTGGGCTTTCCGTGATGTATGGGAAAGTCTGTATGGTGCTATTAACTTACTGTTTATTGATGAGATGATTGATTCGGGTATGGACACATCAGGAGTTGAAGCCGCACTTGCACTACTTAAGAAGATGGCAAGAGAACGTAGCAAAAGCATTTGGCTTGTATCACACAAAGACGAACTTGCAGGCCGAGTAAATAACTTGCTTAAAGTTGTAAAAGAAAATGGCTTCACTAGTTATAGTACGGATATAGACATAGCATGAATGTAGGCAAACAATTTGCATTCCTATATGGAGCAAACGAATCGCACGATCTTATTGAGATAAGAGATATTGCATATAATCTATATCAAGGATCACGTAGTGTACGTAATCAAACAGTAATTAAATTTTTAAACACACTTCACGATTCAAATCACAATGACAAATGGAATATGCAAAAAATTTTTGTAAACGAATTTGCATCTTGGATTGGTACAGATATGTCTGCGTATGACGTAGATTACAGTGCAGGAACTACACAAAGTTTTGATAGCTTTTACCTACGACATAGGAACAAAAAGTTTCGTTGTTACACTGGTGAATATTTTTATCACTTGAAAACTTGGACAAGCAATGATATATTATGGAGTTTTGTAACTGATATTGACCAACTTCAATCTGGCGACGCACTAGTACTAAGTTTTCCTTTTTGTGATACAGGAAATTTTTATGATATTGATAAAATTTTGAACATATGCGAAAGTTTAGACATACCAGTTTTGATAGACATGGCATACTATCCTCTAACTGATGCACCGACTTTTAGGTTCTTTCACACATGCATCGATACTATCGCATTCAGCCTTAGCAAGATTTTTCCAATAGCCAACTATCGCATTGGCGTAAGATACACTAAGAAAGATATATACGACGGTCAGAAACTGCATGATGATATTAATTACAATAATTTTGCAAGTTGTTACTTAGGGTATGAGCTTATAAAAAAGTACAATGTAAATTATATTGCTTCAACGTACAGGCAAAAACAATCACAGGTAAGTAAAGTTTTTGATATCATACCTAGTGATAGTGTAATTTTTGCTTTAGGCAACAAAGACTGGAATACGTACAGTAGAAGAACACTATTAGATGCTTACAAACTACAGTTTGCACCAGAAAATTTTGAAAACAGAATTTGTCTAAACACAGTTTATGAAAATTGGAGACTGTTCAATGAACTTGAAGTTACACTTTAAAAACATCAGGCACAATCCTTGTTGTAAGATTCTAGTAAACAACCTAGAACTTTATAGCGGACAAGTAAAACCTTATTATGACTTTGATATTGATGTTAATAATACAGTAAGTCTAGAAATAGTACACTTTAATAAAAAGCCAGAAGATACCATAATAGATAATGATGGCAAGATTATAGATGATCGTAGTTTTGAACTAGAAAAAATCTATGCTGAGCAACATGACTTTAAGGAACTAATTTGGAAAAGTAATTTTACTGACACCGCAGGTAAGATATACAATAGCTGTTTATTTTTTGGACCAAATGGAAGTTTTACAATTAAATTTACAATACCAGTCCTAAGATGGATATTACAAAATTCAGAGCATATAGAAGACTGGGAAGAAGATTATCCTTATTACGAAAAAGCATTTACTATACTAGAAAGCATCAATGACTAACATAGAACTTATAAAAGAAATAAGTTGGGTATTAAGCCTTGCTAGTGCAAAAAATAAACTAGACGTGCCAGGCGAGTATGTTTGGGCATACCCTAAGAATGAAAACTTCAGTGAATTGCAAGCACGCAGCCGAAGTATTTTTAGCAGTGGAAATGCAATCAAAGATCCTACGGTAATTGAATATGTTCAAACATGCGATATCAATAAGTATCTACTTGATCCGTGGATAGTAAATGCGTTTGAAGGAAATTTTGTTTCTTGGTTAACTGCGAATACTAAACATAACTTACAGAATATTGAGCTCTACAAATACGTAGCCTTCAGTGCCGGTACTCAAGAAAGTTTTGCAAACTTTTATCTTAAAAATCGCAATAAGAGATTTAGAGTATTACGCGGTGAATACTGGTGGCATATGGATGTTTGGTCTGCACTTGGAATCAACTGGGCATATATTGAAGATGATGATATTAAAACAAATGATATAACTATTTGTAGTATTCCTTTTGCTCTTACTGGTAAAAAACACAAACATCTTGATAATATACTTGAACAGTCTCTTAAACACAATTGTGACGTTATGCTTGATTTTATCTATCTGCCAAATTGTAATCGCCCAATAGAAATAGACTTAGCACACGATGCAATCAGCGAAATAACTTTCAGTTTCAGTAAAACATTTCCAGTGCAGTGTGCAAAAATTGCAGTTCGCCTAACAAAACACAAACCGAATGACCCAATGCAAATAAGCAATGACGAAAATATTTGTAACAGACTAAGTGCAGGTTTAGCATATGATATTATACAAAAATTTCCTGTAGATTACATGCCAAGAAAATATCACAACAAACAAAAATTTTGGTGTAAGAAATTAGGTTTGGATACTTCACCGGTTGTACACTTTGCCACAGGCGAAGATTATATAAAAGGACAACCAGCATGGTTTAGTAAATTTAATAACCAACAAGGAAGATATAATCTTGGAATGCTTTTTGAAAATGACAAGTTATTAAAAAGTCTTGGATACCTATCATGACCTGGACATATAAAAACAAAACAATTACAGATATCCCCGAGGGCATTATTGGGTTTGTATACTTGATTACTAACATTACAAACAACAGAAAGTACATTGGTAAGAAACTTACTCAGTTTAAACGCAGTAAAAAGCCACTAAAAGGCAGAACAAACAAACGTAGGTATACAGTCGAAAGCGATTGGAAAGACTATTACGGAAGCAGTGATGAACTGACTGCGGATGTGGAACTATTAGGAAAAGACAAGTTTAAACGTGAAATAATGTTTTGGTGTAGCAGTAAAAGTGAACTCAGTTACATTGAAGCAAGAGAACAATTCACACACAAAGTACTAGAATCAAAACAATGGTATAACGGGCACATACGGGTCCGTGTACACCAAAAAGGCATATTGAAAGACTAAATTAACTACCCATATATTAACGTCATAAACACAATGACACAGGCACTACTAGAGCAATGCTCAGAGCAACTTTTTAAATTTCCCAAGCTAATATGACATCGTTTGATCGAGGTTCCTCGATCCACCTTGAAGTCTGCCAACGCAAGTTGTAGCCGACAGAACTGGTGCGTCAAAGGATAAGGCTAACTTAAGGCTAGAATGACATGGGCTCTGTGAAACAGATACAACCCATACGTTTGTATACTTTGTTTGAAGGGGTATACCAAACGCTCCGTTGTGAGACAAGGCTAGAGTAAGGGGTACAGCACAACCGCCCCTGATACAGTAATGTAAATCTCTTTATTCAAATGACTGGATAACTCAGATGATGACATCTTTTCAGTTCACTTGCCCGTAGTAGGGCAAGTATGACTAAACTATCTAGATGATAACTGATTACTTCGTTACACTCGTAATAAAATATTGCTGAAGCAAAGCGAAGCAATAGATGTCTTTAGACATCTAATTAAATAAACATATGGGATTGATAAAGTTTAAACACAATAATAGAACTATTGCAATAGTGCGTAATCATAAATGTAGTACTACGACTATGTTGAGTTATGTAGCACAAGCATTATGGAATGCTGATCCTAAAGAAGAACAGTTCTATCAAAACTTTCAAAACGAAGCACCTGGTGTTTACAACAAGGCTAGATCATTTGAGCAGTTCGAGTCAGAGCTACTAGCCGCAGACATACGCATAGCATTGTGGCGTGATCCTGTTGATAAGTTTGTGAGTGGTTTCTATCATACCATGACCAATCCGGCAAATAAAAATTTATGGATTAAGTCTCCTAGTCTAACCAACTTTCTCAAAGACATCGAAGTGTATAGGCAAAATCCAAACGTAGCAGATCACTGCGAAACAAACACTGCACGTCTTGGTCCTGACAGATCCATCTACACACACATCTACAACTACAAACACGTGCATAAGATAGCAGGAATACTCGGTGTGCCTTCATTGGACACACATCATCGCCGTGACAGTACTATGCGAGCAGGGCCTACTGAACTGCAACGACTGCGTATACGTCAGGTTATGTTAGAAGATTATGCTAATGGCTGGTGCGAGTCTGGATAGTCTCTGTATAGAAAGTGTTGAATAGTTTCAACATCAACCCACTGATTGAAGCCTACGTGTTCTGTTTCAATATCATCTACGTTTGCTACAACATGACTCATAGCGTCATCTAGTGCTTGCATTGATTCAAACTCCATGTCAATTCTAAACTCTGGCAAGTCCATTGAACGGAATCCTAGTTTCATTCTTGTGATTCTATACGCATGCATCTGTGGTAATTTATCTAGGAAAAGCTTCATGTTAGCCACAAATGTTCGTGCATCTATACCTTCTTTTACATCGGCGTAAACTGTATAAACGTTCATTAAAATCTTCCTCCTAGTATTTCAAATCCGTCGATCTTTGTTTTGTAATCGTCTGCTTGTCCAAGATACAGATAATCAAAACCGCGTTTTTTATATATTGCACACTCGTTTTTCAAACTGCGTATGCCTAACCGCATTCCTGGGTTTGCATAGTCCCAAGCAAATTGAACTGCTTCAACGTTCTTGTTATTATAACATCTAAGTAGACTGAATGCAACCATTTTATTTTCTTTATCATAGTAAGCATATACATCATTCTTGTCGTCGTAGTATTCTTCAGCAAAAATTGGCATTACACTTTTAAATTTTTTATGTTTGCAGTATGCATCGTAGATTGCTTCTAGTGGTTTTTGGAACGGTGATTTCAGTTTTTTGCAGTTGTCCATCAGCGAATAGTCAGTTTCGCTTAGATTAATTCTTGCGTATATCATTTTCTTGGGTCTTTTCTGTGAGCAAATACTTCTTGTAGGTATTCTTCATCCCATCCATCATAGTATCCTCTGTGTGCTAACATTTTTGCATGGTCCTGAAGTTTTGTTTTATCTTGTATGAGTACAAGTGCATATTTACCCATGTTAAAGCACACACCATTTTGTTCTTCAACTGTGTCTGGGTGATCGCCTAGTGCTAGTAAGTTACGTTTGGTAAATCCTTTTGAAGTGTTTATAACATCAACAACAAAATTAAAATATGCATCATCATATTGCTTGGGAGGATAAGCATATATGACCACATCATTTTTGCCTAAATATTTTTTCTTAGCAAACAGAAACAAATCACGTTCAAGATCGTCACCAAGTCTAACATCATATTTGTTGCGTAGTCTTGCCTGTCGAGCAAAAGGACAAGGCGGAAAGTTGCCTAGTGCAGGGTGCGGAACCTCAACAAAGTTAACCAACCACTGTTCAATGTCTGCTTTTACTTGATCTATTACCAAAACGGTTGTCCAGTTTTTTTAGCAGTTTCGAGATTCTCTTTGATAAGATTGTTTACGTAATTGCGTTCAGGCCCGCTCATGTTGACAATCTCGCTATAGGTCAAACCACCTCGCATGAACCAGACCATTTTGAGCATGTCTTCTTTTAGGCCCTTAACTTCTTTGTCCATGTCTGAGATTATTTTTTCAATTTCTTCAGGTCCGGACGTTAAGAGCCTTATCCGAAAAAATTTGCAACATTCATTGTAAACGGAGTTTCGTATTCATGTTTGCAATCATTACAAGTAATGTTCATTGGTTTAATTTCACTTGCTTCTTTTATAGTTTCAATTTTCTTACGAATTTTTTCAAACGTTGCAGTATCACAGTTTTGTATATATTCTTCTATGTGGTTTTTGTCAACTACAATTTGGTCGCCACTTTTAACCATGCTTATGCTATCAGCAATTGCAGTAAGAGTCAAAAAACTGATGTTTTCAAATGCTTTTTGTAAAAGTTTCAGTTTCTCATCTTCAGGCATTTCTGTTGCTGGAAGTGTTTCCATCATCTTCTGATCTTCAAACTGTGCAGTATTATTTTCGTTTTGTTCTTTGTATGAAAGTGGTTTGAAATGAATCTCTACATCGCCTAGTACTACCGGCTTAGAATAATCTGCAAATTTTATACCATCCATTACTTGCCTTAGATCAATAGCAAATTCGTTTTCTTCTTCACATTGTGGACATTTGCTTAAAAACTCCATGTCATGACCGTAACTTGCAATTCTAATAGCGATCAGTATGGTGTCAAGATCAGCAGTGCTTATTTTCCATGCATCTTTGAATGCTGGTACACAACTCTTTATTACGTTAGCTACTGCTGCCCCGTTAAACAATGCATCAGCAGTTCTATATGCAATTTCATCAAGTGCAGTCATTGGATATACTGGTAATTCTCTATTGTGTGGGAATTCTATCACTGACTCGTCGTAAAAAGCTCCGTCGCTTGGCAATTTTATATAGATACTAGGTTGTCTAAAGTGTTTAGCCAAAGGATTTGGAGTGATGTTTTCTGTCATGTTTTTTCCTACCATAAATATAGTTGTATATTACTTATACGGCTCAAAAACAGGTGAAAATTAAGTATGGCCGAAGATCAAGAACAAACCAGACTACTGCAACAGATGCTAGAAGCCTTACAAAGATCTAGCGGCAATACAAATGCCAAGGAAGTCAAAGAAGCCAAAAAGAATCTTGCTGATTACAATCTAGCAGTAACTCGTGGTACCAGGGCAGAAGAAGATAAAACAAATGTCATGGGCAAATCTGCCGCAATGCTTAACAAGGCTACCGTGGGTACATCCAAGTTTGTTGCAGCCACTGCGGCGGCTGCAGGTGCAATACGTGAAAACAGAGAAGACTTTAACAGTCTTAATCCTGCTATCCAGTTAGTCGGCAACGGTATGCAAATGGCTAGTAAAACAGTCGGAGCACTTGGTGATGCGGCTGGTGATGCACTAAAAGGAATTCCTCTTCTTGGTGGAGTCATTGGTGGAGCAGTAAGTGCGGCCTCAAAGTTAACTGCAGCCTTAGGGCAAGCGGCTGGTGAGATTGTTAAAACAATTGGTCCGATGCTTACTGCAGAACTGCAAAGAGCTTCAGTTGCATACAGAAATGCAGGTAGTGTTGCGGCTCTTGGCGCAGACGGGCTTACTGGCTTAGCAAATCAGGCAATTGATGCAGGGTTAAGTTTTACAACTTTTAGCAATGTTGTAAAACAAAATGCAGAAACAATGGCATTTGCTACACGTAATAGCGCCGACTCAGCAAAAGTTTTAGCAGATACAAGTAAAGCAATGCAACCATTTAGACGTGGTATGCTGGCTTTAGGTATAAGTGTTGAACAACAAAATGAACTGACTGCTGGCTACATTGGATTACAACAAAGATTAGGCAGAGATGAGTCAAGAAATAGTCGAGCATTAGCACAAGGTTCTCGCAACTACATACAGAATTTAACAGAACTATCCAAGCTCACAGGTAAGAGTGTATCAGAACAACAAAAAGAACTTGACGCACAATCAAGACATGTTAGACAGGCAGCCACACAACGTGAAGTAGAGAGAAGACTTGGTGGAGAGGCTGGTAAAAAAGCCTCTGAAGCTATTTCAGGAGTTGCAACAGTCTTAAAGTCAGCGGCTCCGGTGTTAGCTGGCGGATTCCAAGATGCACTAGGTGGTAACTTTAAAACTGACGCGGCTAAAAACTTTTATAGAGCAACCGGTGAAGCTGGTAAGGACATTATTAACCAGTTGAAAGCAGGTACAATAACACGTGAGAAAGCTCTTGCAGGCATACAAGACGCTGCTGCAAACAGATACCAGTCATTGGGCGGTGATAAGTTTGCTATGGCTGCTGGTAATACCGGCACTGCACTGGACGCAGTAATGATGGATTTACAGAGCTTGACTTTTGGCGCAAAGTTTGGTGATCAGATTGGCAAAATAGAAACTGCTACTAAAAAGAATATGAAAACCACAGACGCAACCACAAACGCAATGATTGATGCACAAGAATCAATGATACGTTCAGCAAAAGCTCTTGATGAACTAGCACTACAGACGTCGTTACCATTGGCAGCCACTGCTATTCAAAAATTCACTGACTATTCTGTTACGGCATCTAAAAAAATGTTAGCATATGCAGATGCATTTGCTAAAGGCGGAGTAGGGGCAGTTACTGAAAAACTAAAAGAAGATACAATAAACAAGTCTGTTGGCGATGCAGGTAGTGCTCTAGATAAACAAGATGCAACTAACTTTAATGCTGGCGGAATGTTAATGAAAGCAGACATCACAGTTGCAAAAGGTATCGAAGGGCTAGTAGGATTTTTTAGTGAAGGTGCAAAAGATTTTCTCAAAGAAATGAGAGTAGAAAACCAAACTAACTATCTAGAAAACCAAGGTATAAAAGTAAAACGTGATGACTATGCCGCATCACTTGCCGGACCAAAGTCTAATATGCAAAAGTCTGATATCAATCAATCTAGTGTTATAGATGCTACAACTGCTAGAAAACAAATAGACGATGAATACAATAAACTTCAAACTACTCCGATTGCTGGTAATGATAATAGTAACGTGGTTAGTGAGCAACAAATGACTAACAAGTTGCTAAAACGTTTAGTGCAACAGAATCAATAATTAATACAACCCACACGGCAGGTGATAAATACTCCATAACAAAGAGTACACTGGAACACATATGTCTTGGAAAAAATACTTTAAAGCAGTTGACAACTATGGTGGTCAACTAAGTCCAATAAGTGGACAAAATAGTAGAGGACCTAGTTACGGTAGCGGCGGGTCAGGCGGACAGTTTGGTTTTAAAAACTACCAAAGTCATTTACCAGAAGTATATTCTGGACATCCAAATAGAATTGAGCGATATAACCAATATGAAAATATGGACAATGACAGCGAAATTAATGCTTGTCTTGATATAATTGCTGAATTTGCAACTCAAACTAACGATAGTAATAAAACACCTTTTGAAGTTTCATATACAGATACTCCCACAAACAATGAAATAGAAATTATCCGCACACAACTTCAACAATGGACTAAACTTAACAAACTTAGTCAACGAATGTTTCGTATTTTCCGTAATACAATAAAATACGGCGATCAGGTGTTTGTGCGTGATCCAGAAACATTTGAATTATACTGGGTTGACATGACCAAAGTAGTGCGTGTAATTGTAAACGAAAACGAAGGCAAACGTCCTGAACAATATGTAATACGTGATATCAATCCAAACTTTCAAAATTTAAGCATAGCACCGAAGCAAACCACAGACTATGGTACTGGAACTAATTCAGGACAAATTATTGGAACTGGTGGCAGCAATATGGGCGGTTCTAATTATACCATACCAAACGCACCTAGTGGACAGAGTAGATTTGAACACACAGTAAACGAAACTGTAATTGATGCAAAAAATGTTGTGCATTTGGCACTTAGCGAAGGTTTAGATTTCTTCTGGCCCTTTAGTCAAAGCATATTAGAAATGATATTCAAGGTATTCAAGCAGAAGGAATTGCTCGAAGATGCTATACTAATATACAGAGTACAACGTGCTCCAGAGCGTAGAGTGTTCTACATTGATGTTGGAAACATGCCATCACATCTTGCTATGCAGTTTGTTGAGCGTGTTAAAAATGAAGTACATCAAAGGCGTATACCTAGTGCAAGTGGCGGACAACAACAAACCACAATGGATACAACATACAATCCTCTGTCAATTAACGAAGATTACTTTTTCCCTCAAACAGCAGAAGGTAGAGGATCAAAAGTTGAAACACTACCAGGCGGAGAGAACTTAGGACAGATTGACGATTTAAAATACTTTAACAACAAGATGTGTAGAGGACTTCGTGTGCCAAGTTCATACTTGCCTACTGGTCCAGATGATTCTGATCGACCAATGAACGACGGACGTGTTGGTACTGCACTTATACAAGAATATAGGTTTAATCAGTATTGTGAAAGATTACAAAAGCAGATTATTGAAAAACTTGATGATGAGTTCAAAATGTTCATGCGTTGGAGAGGCTTTAACATTGACAGTGGATTGTTTAATATTACATTTGCACCGCCACAAAACTTTGCAAGTTATAGACAAGCAGAACTAGATACAACAAGAATACAAGCCTTTAGTGCATTAGAGCAATTGCCTTATATGAGTAAACGTTTTATTATGAAACGTTATCTGGGTTTAACAGATGATGAATTGCAAGAAAATACAGAACAATGGGAACAAGAAACTGGACAACCAGTTGAAACAGAACCAACTGGCAGTGATTTACGTACAGTCGGTATAAGTCCTGCAGACTTCGAAGGTGATGTAAGTATGGGTGATGCAGTTGCTGGCGAAGAAGCAATGGATCCGGCACTCGGCGGTGAACAAATTGACGTTAATATTGATGCAGCAGCACCAGCTGCTCCAGAAGCGCCTCCTGTATAAATACTATTATGAAACTATTTGAATTTTATGACGCACCTGCTGAAGGTTATCAAGATCAAGAAGCTGACAACAGTGTTCCTGAGCTTGGAGAGCTACGCAAGACAAAACTTACACTAAAGCAAATATCCAAATTGCGTAAGATGTATGACATGCGTAACTATGAAAAAACTGAAGAACTTAAAAAGATACAAGCACAATTTGCACCTCCACCTGCTCCGATGTAGGCTATTGTAGAAAATTATTCATTTTCTACCACTTTTACCCCTATAAACTACTAGTTTTTTAATTTTCTTGTAAGTACTATACTGAGACATACTTAGAAGGAATATTTTTATGAACAAATTTGAGCAATTAATTGAATTCGTTATCAATGATGACGAAAAGAATGCAAAGGCGCTTTTCCACGATATAGTGGTTGAGAAGTCAAGAGACATATATGAAGAGATTATGTCCGAAGAAGAAATTACAGAAAAGAAACAAGGATATAAGGACCGTGAAGACGAGCATTTAGGTGCTAAAGACGGTGCTGAAGATACTAAAAAACAATCCATGAAAGATCGTAGAGACGACGAAATGGGAAAGCGTGGCAAGCGTGACGCAGAACATGACAACGATCAAAAGATTGATGAAACTGATTTAGGTGGATCACAGGTTGACGAACTCATTGACGAAGTCGAAGCTGAAGAGCAAGGCGTTAGAATGGAAGATGAAGAAGAAGAAATCGAAATGATCGACATCGACGTTGATGATGACAACGGCGAAGAAGAATTAGAAGACCGTATAGTAAACGTTGAAGACAAATTAGACGAACTAATGGGTGAATTCGAAGAGCTAATGGGTCAAGTTGATGACAACACAGACGACATCGAAGGCGAGCAGGATGAAATTTCAGACATTGATAGCGATACTGACATGGAGCAGGACGAGATTGATGGCATGCAGGACAAAATGGACGAGCCAATTGATGTTAACGTAGAAGTTGAAGGTTTTAATGAGAATGTAGAATTAGTTGCAGCTCCAAAGCCAGTAACAACATCACCAGCTAGCAAAAGTCCGGTAGCTGCAAACTCAGGTCAAAAAGGAATGGATGCACATCCAGTAAACTTTGATGATGGTAACAAAGGCAAAGAAGGCCGCCCAACACCAAAATATGGTGACATGGATGGAACTACAAAGCCAGACGTTAAGCCAGCTCCAAAGCCTGAATTAGCACAAGCTTCTGGTGTTAACACCAAAAGTGTTATAGACTAATCTAGCAAGGAACCAAGTATATGGGACAGCTATACCTAAGAGAAGATCTTACTTTCGAAGCCGCAAAGATGCAAATCGTTGAGGGCAAAGATGGTAAGAACCTCTATATGGAGGGCATCTGCATACAAGGTGACGTGAAAAATGCCAATGAACGTGTTTATCCAGTAAGTCAAATTGCAGAAGCAGTTGATACACTGAACGAACAAATCAAAACAACAAGCGTTCTCGGCGAAGTAGATCATCCAGATGACCTTAAGATTAACTTAGACCGTGTATGTCATATGATTGAAAGCATGTGGATGGACGGACCTAATGGTTATGGAAAACTAAAAATTCTCCCAACTCCAATGGGCGAGCTAGTGAAAACTATGCTTCAGTCTGGTGTGAGATTGGGCGTTTCGAGTCGTGGATCGGGTAACGTTGATCCACATAACGGACGTGTCAGTGATTTTGAAATAGTCACTGTAGACGTGGTCGCACAACCCAGTGCTCCAAATGCTTATCCAAAAGCAATTTATGAAGGACTGATGAACATGAAACATGGACATCACATTTTAGAAATGGCTCGTGAGTCTGGGAAAGACGGCAAAATACAAAAGTACCTGAAAGACGAAGTTTCTCGTCTTATCAGAGACCTAAAAATTTAGGAGAATCGCATGTTAGATGCTATTAAACCACTATTAGATAGCGATCTCGTCAATGAGGACACTCGTACTGCTATTGCTGAACAATGGGAAGCAAAAATGGTAGAGGCCAAAGAGACAGTACGTAGTGAACTTCGTGAGGAGTTTGCACAACGCTATGAGCATGATAAGACTGTGATGGTAGACGCCCTAGATAAAATGGTTACAGAAGGCTTAGCAAGTGAAATCGCTGCTCTTAACGAGGAGAAGAAAGCACTTGCTGGTGATCGTGTTAAGTTTCATAACAAGATGAAAGAAAACGCTGATAAGTTTAACGGCTTTTTAGTAAAACAACTTTCAGAAGAGTTAAAAGAACTACGCACAGATCGTAAGGTATCAAAAACAGGTTTTGAGAAATTAGAATCATTTGTTGTTGGTGCTTTGGCTGAAGAGATCAAGGAATTTGCTGCAGACAAGAAAGACTTAGTAGAAACTAAGGTTAGACTTGTATCAAATGCACGTAATAAACTTGATAATCTAAAGAGCAAGTTTGTAAAAGAATCTGCTAAGAAGATGGCTTCAACTGTATCTACGCATCTTAAGGCTGAAATGGGTCAACTAAAAGAAGACATTCAAATTGCTCGTGAGAACAATTTTGGTCGTCGTATCTTTGAAGCATATGCAACAGAGTTTGGTGCTACACATTTAAATGAAAATGAAGAAGTACGTAAACTTAATGTTAAAATTGCTAAACAAGATAAACAGTTGGCAGAAGCCATCAAAACTCAAGACAAAGCGAAAGCACTTGTTGAGAGCAAAAATAACGAAATCAAAGTTATAAAAGAAGCCAATGAGCGTGATGCTACATTGGATGAGCTTCTATCTCCTCTTAATGATGAGAAGAGAGAAATTATGACTAACTTACTTGAAAACGTTCAGACATCTAGATTGAAGAACGCTTTTGAAAAATACTTGCCAGCAGTAATCAGCGAAACAAAAGGTGCTAAGAAAGCATCTCAGTTAACTGAACAAACTGGTAACAAAACTGCAAAGGTCGCCAAGAAAGAAGATAACAATTCAAACGTTATCGACATAAAGCGCCTAGCAGGGCTTTAAACTAAAAAAGGAGACATATAAATGTCACAAGAACTACTAGAAAACAGATGGAGCGAGACCAAAGAAGCCCTCCTAGAAGGCTTACAAGGAACTCGTAGATCTACAATGGGTGTGATTTTAGAAAACACACGCAAACATTTAGCTGAGAACGCAACAGCGGGTTCAACTAGTTCAGGTAACGTAGCAACACTTAATAGAGTAATACTACCAGTTATCCGACGTGTGATGCCAACTGTTATTGCTAACGAGTTAGTTGGTGTTCAGCCAATGACTGGTCCAGTTGGACAAATACACACATTGAGAGTACGTTATGCTAACGCAATGACAGACAACTCAATTGCCGCTACATCAACAGCCGCTGGTGATGAAGCATTATCACCATTCAAAATTGCTCAGGCATATTCCGGTTCTACTGGAGCAACTGCTGCATCATATGCAGGTGGAAACACAGCAGCCATGGAAGGTGTTGGTGGTAGACAAATTTCCGTTCAAATCTTAAAGCAAACAGTCGAAGCAAAGACTCGTAAGCTACAAGCAAGATGGACTTTTGAAGCAGCTCAAGATGCACAAGCAATGCACGGTATCGACGTAGAAGCAGAAATCATGGCAGCATTAGCTCAAGAGATTACTGCTGAAATCGATCAAGAGATTCTATTATCTCTACGTACATTAGCCGCAACTGAATTCACATACAACCAGGCTGCAGTATCAGGTACTGCTACTTTCGTTGGTGATGAGCATGCCGCTTTAGCAGTGTTAATAAACAGAACAGCTAACCTAATTGCTCAGCGTACAAGACGTGGCGCTGGTAACTATGCAGTTGTTTCTCCAGCTTCATTAACAGTATTACAATCAGCTACAACTTCAGCATTTGCTAGAACAACAGAAGGTACTTTTGAAGCACCAACAAACACTAAGTTTGTAGGTACACTTAACGGTACAATGAGAATCTTCTGTGATTCATATGCAACAGACGCTACAGCAGTATTAGTAGGATACAAAGGTGCATCAGAAACTGACGCTCCAGCATTCTACTGTCCTTACGTACCGTTGATGAGTTCAGGCGTTGTATTAGATCCGTCAACATTTGAGCCAGTAGTTAGCTTTATGACCAGATATGGTTACATTGAGTTAACAAATACTGCGTCATCATTTGGTAACGCCGGTGATTACTTAGGTGAGATTGCAGTAAGCAACTTATCATTCTCATAATATACGCTAAACTTTATGAAAAATAGCACCTTCGGGTGCTATTTTTTTGACCTTTATTCCACATAAATACTGTTGCACAATAATGTGTTTATGCAGACAAAACTGCGTACCCGCTAGAACGGGACTTTATAAGGAGAAAACAAATGGGAAGACCGTTAAAAATTGCAAAAAGTCTTACAAAAGACATTGCGTATAATAATCCAGGCGATGATGTTGCAAACAGAACACCATCAGGTGAATTATATTATGGTGTAGTAGGCGGAGACGTTTCGCTTAGTAGCATAACAAATCCAATTACATCTACTAGAGTACGACCAACAGGCGGAAGTATAACTGCTGAAGGCGAAGGTTTTATTATCAAACAAAAAGGAGCTTCAAAGTTCCTAGTATCAAGACTAGATGCAAGTGCAATTGACCCTGCAAACGCAGTGGTTGGATCCACAGTAAGAGTTGTCGCAGTAGGCGATACTGACTGGGCTTCAATGGGTGCTGGTAAAGGTACTATTGCAGTAGGAATGATTTTTACTGTAGAAGCAGCCTCAGCCGCTGGTTCTTCAGGAACAGTTGCTGAATGTGGAATATGTACATTAGCAAACGAAGCAGATTCTGGTTTATCAACAGGAAGTATGACAGTTACTTACACTGATGTAGGATCATCATTGGTACGTCTAAAGCGTTTTAGCAACAGACATGGAATATCTTTTGCAGATGCTCCAGTATTGTTAAACTTTTTCAACATATTAGATGACACAGTGAAAATTGGTGGATCAGGTTCGTCTGCATCACCAGCAACACGTGATTTAGTACAAGTTGAGAATCCTGACTTAGGTTAATAGGTAAGTTTTTAACTAACCAAACCCTTACTGTATTAAGTACAGTGAGGGTTTTTTTATGAGTACAGCTTTTATTTTAGGCAATGGCAAAAGTAGACTGTCGGTTGACTTAACTAAATTATCCCCATTGGGTGCAACATATGGATGCAATTGGTTGTGTAAAACTTTTACTCCAGATTGTTTGGTTGCAACAGATAGGCCAATTGCTGATTCTATTCAACAGAGTGGCTATGCACAAAAGCATAGATTTCACACACGCAAACCTATAGTTGATTTAGGTGGTAAAGATTTAAGTAACCAATACAAAGGATTTAGTAGTGGACCTAATGCGGCTGCTCTTGCATGTATTGATGGACACAGTGACATCTATTTGATTGGCATGGACTTAGGCACAACAAACGGAATGTTTAATAATGTTTACGTTGATACACAGTTTTATAAAAAAGAACTTGATCCGCCCACATATGCTGGCAACTGGATTAATCAACTTGTAAAACTCACAGAGGACTATCCAAACAGACAGTTTTATAGAGTAGAGGGCGTGGAAAGTGCTTTTGTAAAGCAGTTTAATAAAATTGCTAACATGAGAATTTTATCAATGGACAAGTTTCTTGAGATGGTAAATACTGCTAGAGGTCCATTATGAACACAAAGAAAAGAATTGACGGCGACTATTATATTGAAACCATAAATGCGACAGATATGGTGCATATTGCTAGTAATACTGCAATAGATGGAAACTTAACAGTCAATGGTAATGTTACATATATCAACACAGAACAACTGGATGTAAAAGATCCCTTTGTCATGGTGAACATGAGCAACACTTCAACTTATGCAAGTAATGCTGGATTGTTAACACATAAGACTGCAACAACATTTGCTGGCATTCGTTATAATACTAGGGACAATAAATGGGAATTAAGCACAAGCACAGGTAGCACCGGTGAAACTGGTACGTGGACAGAAATTGGAACTGCATCCGCTGGTGCAGTAGCAGGAGCAAATACACAAGTACAGTTTAACAACTCGGGTGCATTTGGTGCTAGTGCAAACATGACATTTACAGATACTAGTCAGTTAAATCTCACTGGAAATGTAAATATCAGCACAGGATTACAACTCAAAGACAGTGCCGCTCCGGGTGCAGTAACAAACACCACAGTGTTACATGGTGGCATAGCAGGTAGTGGCGGAACAGGCGTTTACTTTGTAGACGATACAACAACAGATGAACTAGTAAGCAAAAGCAAGGCTATTGTTTTTGGAATTATATTTTAAGGAAAACAAATGACAATACAAACAACTGCCGTATCAAACAGTGCAACCACAGTATACTCTAGCACCAACAACACTGCGGTCACTTATATGCAATTAACCAACTCAAGTGCTGGTGCATTAACTGTTGACATTCATGTTATACCAAACGGCGACAGCTTGGGCACAACTAACTTAGTTGCAAAAACACTCAGCATTTCTGCAACTGACAGTTATCAATTATACACCGGAGGTGAAAAACTACTGCTTGCAAACGGAGATACTGTTCAAGTAACTGCAAGTGCAGCCACAGGAATAAATGCAGTAGTATCATTTACGGCTATCTAAAATGGCAGGTACATTTCTAAAAAATAGAATAATCACTAGTGGAGAAAGTGCAGTTGTTGTCCCTGGCGGTACTACTGCTGAACGCCCTGGAAATCCAGTGTTTGGTGTATTTAGATACAACACCAGCAACAACAATTTAGAATTTTTTAATGGTACACAATATACTGCAATAGCAAACTCAGGTGAAGCAAACATCACAGTTGACAGTTTCACTGGAGACAATTCAACACTTACATTCACACTTAGCACTACCGCAAGTGCAGCCGATCAAGTGATTGTTTTTGTTTCAAACATCTATCAACAACCAACTGGTGTATACACTATTACAGGCAGTGGCGCAGATATTACTTTTACAGCCGCACCTTTAGCAGCGGAACCTATTAACGTGATACACGGTGTTGGCAACACGCCTTAACAACTGCGATAAATACTGCAAAGTTTAAGGATAGTAATTAATGGCCATTGCAAGAGTCACCGGTAAAGCACTCGCAAGTAATCTTGAAAGAACAACCAACCTAGCTGTTGATACAAGCACATTGTTTATTGATGTGACTAACAATCGAGTTGGTATCGGAACTGCTACACCTTCGCAACCTTTACATGCTCCGGGTACGGCTAAAATTGCAAATCTGACACTTGCTGGAAACGCAATCACATCAGAAAGCACACTTAATTTAGCAGGTAGTCCGGTAAATCTTGGAGCAAACACTGCCGTAACAATCACTGGCGGAACAACAGGACAAGTCCTCACAACAAACGGTAGCGGAGCACTAAGTTGGACAACTGGTGCAAATATAGCCAGTGTACTTGGTAATACAATTGACCTTGGTACACCAGCTGATGGCAATATATCTGGACCAGACGTTGCATATGACGGTTGGACAACCACAACAAAGGTAACAACTGGCATCGACGATCTCAACCAAGTTGCCTTAAACATTGCAAATAACAAATATGTTGGACAAGCAAGTTTTGTAGGTACACCAACCAGCGGACCTTCGCCAACAACTGTAAACTTCACTGGTACATTTATTGGAAATGCAAATGGTTTTGAATGGAACTTTGGCGATGGTAACACTTCTACGCAACAAAATCCATCTCACACCTATAATAATGCCGCAGGTGGACAATTTACAGTAAGTTTTACTGCTAAAAATACAAACGGAACACATGGAGGCGTCATTGCCGACGGTGCTAAAGGAAGTGCTGATAATTTTACAAGAACAAATTACATTACATTGTTTACACCAACTCCGATTCCGGCTTTCACACTTACTGATAGCACAATAGACACAGGTACTGCCGCAACAATTACCAACACAAGTCAATTTGTAACAACAAGTTTTGATCTAAGTTGGGGACAAGGTGCAAACGTACAACCAGCAACAGATTTTACAACAGTGCAAAACACTTACAACAACACAGGTGGAGATACACAGTACAATATTCTGCTTACCGGTACATCAGCTACTGCTGGTGCTAGTCCTGTATCAGTAACAACTGCTCCGACTGTTATAAGTGTGTTTACACCTCAAACAACAACGTTTAGTGCGAGCGCTGTGCGTGTTGTTAACGAAGAAGCAACTTCAGGCGGTGTTGTACAGTTTACCAATACTACTGCTACTGCTCCAGGAACCACGGCACTATTTGGTACTGGACAAAAATATATCTACACTTGGGGAGATACCAGTGTTAGTAGTATAAACATACAGAATGGTGTAACCGGAAACCCAGGAAGTCCTATAAATCATGTATATACGTTAAGCGGCGGGCAACAAGCCGCTGGAACTACAGTAACATACCAAACAAATTTACGTACTCAAACTGGACATTCAAGTAGTCCGTTTCTTGCCGCTAACATTGCAATAGCAGTTGAACCAGACATACGCAGTATCTTTTCAGGTACGATGGTAACAGTCAGTGATAGAACAGGCGATGATGCACAGGACGGCTATTTGTTTACAGACTATAGATCAGGAGTAGAAACTAATCGAGGATTAGTTACATTTCAAAACACAAGTCAAAACGTTACAACAACAAATTTTACGTTTGGAGATGGCAACACAACTGGTGATATCACAACCGGAGCAGGTACTCCTGGTGCCGCAAACATAACAAACAACTATGGTAGTGTTGCAAGTTTTACAGTAGCATTGGTATCTTCAGGTACACCAGATACGATTGCACAAACTGACACAGAAACAAAAACAAATTTTATTACTATAAAGGCAAACCCAGCGGCTCCGGGTGCATTAAGCACAAAAACACTTAGCATGTCAACAGGCAGTCAAGGCACAAGTCCAAAGTTAGCAGCGAGTGCAACAGACCGCAGTGGCGGTAACATACCAGCCGCAGGTAGTAGTGTAACAAGATACACAACTGCTGATCCAATTGTTACAAGCACAGTAACTGATGCAAACACTGCAATTTCAGGAACTCTTACTGCTACATTTAACAACAGTGCTTCTGGTGCAGTCACATTTGCTAACAATACCGATAAAGCAGGCACATACACTGACTTGGTGGTTGTAAACGACGGTGATGCACATGATGAGATAAGTGCTAGTACCTACCCAACTGGATTTGCAAAAGTATTTGATGCACGAGTTTCAAAAGCAACCAGTGGAATAAGTGTAGGATATAACGATACCAGACTAAGTCATTCAAGTGCAGGAAATACAAACACAGTAGGCTTTGTTAAAGATGATATGACATCAGTACCTACAGTAAACCAAGGTGCCGCAGTGATTACACAAGCCACTGCTGGAGCATTTAGATACATTTCGGGTGTGCCATATTATAACACAGGTTCACCAGCAGTTAACATAACTGGATTAACAGTAACAAATTTTGTTGGACAAACATATCGAAACACAACTGCACCTTATACCACCACAACAGGTACACTAGCAGAAAGTACTAGTGGTTCTCTCATTTCTAGTCAGAACAAAACATATGCTCAGATCGACGGTGCACCAACTTTTCTTACAGGCGGAATACCAAATGCAACAACAGGTGTTGGCAGTGCATATACTTTGGGCACTATTAACATTCTCATTAACGGCAGTGCAAGAGCAGTAGGATACCTTGATGCACAAATGATAAATGTAAATGGCTCAAGTAGTGTTGTTAACCTTACCGACAAATACATACAGGTTTATAGTGCAAGTTTAACTGGCTTTGACGAAGAAAACATTCCAGTTTCTGATTCATTAGGAACTACTTTTGATGATGACGGAAAGCGTGTCACAGGTTTTGGCAGCTTTGCTGACACTCCAAGTTTCGCAGGCGGAACAAATTACTATACTGCAAATGCTTTTACAGGAGCAGCCACTGTGGCAGGCACTTCAGAGGCAATAGTGCGTTTTGGTACACTGAAACATTTTGTTACTAACCTAAGCAGTGGATATCTACCTGCAGGTCCAAACTTAGCTACAAGTAGAACAGGTAATCAGTATATAACCTTTGCATTTAGAAGAGCAACGGTTGCAAACTTTGATATAGCAATAAACAGTGCTACCGGCATTAAAGGAGTGTTCATAGGAGCACCTGGTACTGCAATAGATACTGCCAGTGGATTAAATGGATGGGTCAATGGTAGTATACAATACGGAGGTGCAGGAGTACCAGGCAGTGATACCGGTAACGGTGGTAACGGTAGTAACGGATGTGCTTTAACTGGTGCTGACATTATCCCAGTTAACACAGGCATTAATGCTTCTTATACCATGACACTAGGAAGCGAAAACAGTTCAAACTCTACAGGAAACAATGTGCTAGTGCGTATTGCACTAGGATCAGGTCAAACTCTAACCAGTGTTAGTGTAGGAGTACAGACTTAATGGCATTAGCTGATAGCACCAAAGTAGATTTTTTATGGAAGAAGCTGGGATTTGGAGTAACTAAAACTGCTCCAAATGCAAACAAGCAGGCTTTCAACGAAAGTATTCCATCACCTCTGTTGATGCGAGGCGATAAAGTATGGCAAAGTTCTGGCAGTATTCCAGGAGTAAAGCCAGCGGCTGCCAGTGCAATTGTAAACATTTACCAGGATGCGGCTGGTGGAAGTGATACAGTTGAAACCACAGAAGATCTAAGTGCTCCTGACAACAGGACATGGAAAACAAATCTTACTGATTGGATACCAACTGAATTTGGTTCAACTTATCTTGTAAAAGTTTATGTTGACAACGCTGGTGCAGCCAATCCACAAAGCACAGGCACACAACTGTTCCAAGCAGGTTCAGGAAACAATGACGAATGGTTTTTTGATTACTCTTCTGGTGTGCTTAACTTTAACGGTACAAATATTCCAACAGTAATTGGCACAGGTGTTACTGGCAAATCTGTTTATATTGTTGGTGCAAGATATATCGGACCTTTTGGTGTTGGCGGCGGAACTGGAATTGGAAACCTTACTGTTACTGACACAACTTTCAGTACTAATAATGCCGGAAGTGATATAGGATTTACCACAACAGGTCAAGGAACAGTTGAAATTAATAATACAACTGCACTTAATATTTCAGTAGGCACCACTGCACAAAGACCAACAACTCCAACTGCTGGAGATTTAAGATTCAATACCACAACCACTGGTGTAGAAGTGTATAATGGTTCTGCATGGTCAACAGTTGGTTCAAATGACAGTATCACAAGTCAAAGTTTCTCAGGTGATAATTCAACAGTTGCATTTACGCTTACCGCCGCGGCTACTACTGCAAGTGTTATTGTTAGTATCAATGGTACAGTGCAAACCCCAACAACTGCCTATGCAGTATCAAGCACAACATTAACTTTTACAGAAGCACCATCTGCTGGAGATGCCATTGAAGTACGTAGTATAAGCACATTAACTACTATAACAAGCATCACAAACGGCACGGGTGACTTTATTGCAGTTGATAACAATGGAGTTGCACAATTTGCAACAGTACACAGTTTACAATTACCAACATATACTGTAACACAAGCAAACGCCCTGTCAAATAAAGCCGCAGGGCAGTTAATATATGTGAGCAACGGCAACGGAGGGGCACCTTGTTTAGCCGTATATAATGGTTCAAACTGGCAACAAGTTCGCTTCGATGGAACAATCTCCGCGGCCTAAGATCTAGTCTATTATACCATTAAACCTTCATTTTCACCATAGATTAAAAATCTCACCCACTGGTAAATATTATCATAAGAGTAGCAGCCAGAAGAAGCCTACGGAGATACTCACCGGGTGATGTTTCAAGACGCATATCTTTTATAAAAAATCTTTTTTATATAAGCTAAACGGAGACATATTAAATGCCTATAACAAGAATTAAGAATAACCAGATTACCAATGCGACAATTGACGCTGGCACAAAGCTAGTTGACGCATCGATTACCGCAGGTAAACTGGCAGCAAACTTGACGTACGGTTCAAACCTTACTGTCACAGGAAACTTAACAGTTAACGGAGCAACCACTGCGTTGGATACTGTTAACACAATTATTGAAGATCCGGTAATTCTTCTTGCTAAAAACGAAACTGGTGCACCATCAAAGGACATTGGTTTTATTGGAGAGCGTGGAGATTCAAACAACGTTGCATGGATTTTTGACGAAACAGACGACACATTTAAAGCAGGTCTAACAACAGACGATGGCACAGGTACTGCAATTACATTAGCAAGTAAAGTCAACGGAGACTTCAAAGACTTGTCAATGGTTAACCTTGCTCCAACAGGTAACGTAACAACTGCATTAAATGCTTCAAGCACAATTGCAGCTGGAAGTTCTATTACGGCAGTAACAACAATTACAGCAACTGGAAACGTTGCAGGTGGTAACTTAACCACTGGTGCAAAAGTAACTGCAACTGGTGAAGTAAAAGGTGGATCATTAACAGATGGTACTGCTACAATTACTTCAGGTGCAGCTTCAGGATTAACAACTGTAAATGCAAGTGGTGCAATTACTGGTGGTACACTTACAGATGGAACTGCAAGTATTACTTCAGGTGCTGGTACAGGATTTACAAACATAACTGCTTCTGGTACAGTTACAGGAACTACAAAAGTTAGTACACCAGATGTAGAAGGTGCAGCAATAACAATTACTGCAACAGGAACAAACGATACAGTAACACTTGTTCCAACAGGAACAGGAACTGTTGCAATGTCAAGTAAAAGAGTTAGTGGAGTTGCTACTCCAACTGCTACTACTGATGCAGCCAACAAAGCATATGTTGACTCAGTTGCAGAAGGCTTAGACATTAAAGAATCAGTTGTTGCCGCAACTACTGCCGCCTTAGCCGCAGTGACATACAACAACGGTACAGCTGGTGTTGGTGCTACATTAACAGCCAACGCAAACGGTGTATTAGCCGCAATTGACGGTGTTACCATGGTAGCCGGTGAAAGAGTTCTTATTCAAGATCAGGCAGCCGCTTTACAAAACGGTATCTACGTTTGTACATCAATTGGTGCAGTAGGTGCTCCTTTCGTACTAACAAGAGCAGGCGACATGGATGGTTCACCAGCTAGTGAAATTCCAGGTGCGTTCGTATTTGTTGAAGAAGGTACTACTAACGCTGATAACGGTTTTGTTTGTACAACAAACGCTCCGGTAACAATGGGTACAACTGCAATTAACTTTACACAGTTCTCAGGTGCTGGACAAATTACTGCAGGTGCTGGTTTAAGTAAAACAGGTGATACACTAAACGTTGAAGTTGACGATGTAACTACTGCTATCGTAGGCGATGAAGTTGTTGTTAAAACAAGTGCTAACCTAACAACTCCAAATATTGGTGTTGCTAACGGTACAAGTTTTGTTGCTAGTGGTTCAGTACAAGGTGCTACAATCACAGATGGTACAGCAACTATCACTTCAGGTGCTATTGCAAGTGTTACAACAATCGTTACAAGTGGTAACATTACAACTGGTGCTGGAAACGTAATAGCAGGTAACGTAACTGGTGCTATTGGTGACTTCTCTGGTGCAGTTAGTGGTGCTACATTAACATCAGACAGTGGTATCACTATTAGTGCTAACGACATTGACTCATCAGGTGCAGCAATTACTGTTAACCAAGCATCAGCAGATTTAGACTTTGTTGTTGAAGGTAACGGCGATGCTAACTTGTTTAGAACAGACGCTGGTTCAGACACTGTATTGATTGGAACTGCAACTGCAACAACAGGTGCAACACTTAAAGTTGATAGTACAGATTCAATATTGATACCTGTAGGAACAACTGCACAAAGACCAAGTGCCGCAACTGGTATGATACGTTTTAACACATCTATTGATGCTTTTGAATTCTATGATTCATCAGCTTGGACAACAGCTGGTAGTGACTTTACAGTTATTGCTACACAAAATTTTAGTGGTGATAATTCAACTGTTGCATTTACGCTTAGTAATGCACAAACAACTGCAAGTTGTATAGTATCCATAAACGGTGTGGTACAGTTACCAACCACTGCTTATGCTGTATCCGGTACAACATTAACATTTACTGAAGCTCCGCTATCAGGCGATGTGATTGAAGTTAGAAAAATTACTACTACAACAACAATAACATCTCTTGCAAACGGCGATAGTACTGCTATTGTAGAATGTGTGGATAGTTCGGCAGTAGTAAGAATAACTGGTGATCTACTTCCAGCAGCTGACGGTACGCAGGACTTAGGTAGTGCCGCACTGCATTGGTTAGATGCACACTTAGGAAAAGCTATTTTTTATGATGCTGATGATTCAAACACAATATCTTTAGCAGCTCCATCGACTGTAGCTTCAAACTTAGCATTTACACTTCCAGGAGCAGATGGATCAAGTGGACAAGCACTTATTACTGACGGTTCAGGCGCACTTAGTTTTGGTGCAGCTGGTGCAACAGTATCACAAGATAACAGTTCTAATACTGCATTTAACTTATACTTTGCATCAACCACTTCAGGTGCGTTGACAGGTGTTAAGTATGATGGTGGTACATTAACTTTTAATCCTAGTTCAGAAACATTAGCAGTGACTAACACAACTACTCTTGCTTCTACAGCAAAATACGCTGACTTGGCTGAGATGTATGCTTCAGATGCAGAAATTGAAGCAGGTACAGTAGTACATTTTGCAGGTGATGGAAAAGTTGCAGTTTGTGACGAAGCAAATCATCATGCAGTAGCAGGTATTGTTTCTACAAATCCTGGTTACTTGATGAACGGTGATCAAGAAGGTACTGCATTAGCAATAGCAGGACGTGTACCAACTAAAGTAACAGGCGCAGTAAACGCAGGTGACTTAATGGTTAGTGCAGGTAATGGTATGGCAATGGCTAATAACAGTCCAGCAATTGGTACAGTAATTGGTAAAGCAATCGAATCCAACGAAGGTGGAGATGCTGTTATTGAGGTACTAGCATTAATGATGTAAATCATAACAAATTTAAGAATAGCACCTTCGGGTGCTATTTTTTTGACTGTATTTTCTGATAAATACGTTTATATAAGGATACACAATGGGATTAACTAGGCCTCGTGCCCACCAACTACAAGATATAGATTACAAGCAAACTGCCAGAGCAGTTACAGTTGCTAACGTTACGCTAAGTGGTGGTGCTCCTGCAGTTGTTGATGGAGTAAGCCTTGCACTAAGAGATAGAGTGCTAGTAACTGCACAAACCACAGGCAGTGAAAACGGAATATATTATGTAACCACAGTAGGTGCAGGTTCAAACGGAACTTGGGCAAGAAGTTTAGATGCAGATGCAACTGGCGAGATAAAAGCCGGTACAATAATAATGATCACCGAAGGTACAACCTACGCTGATACACAGTGGAAGTTAACCACAGACGATCCGATTACAGTTGGTTCAACCACAATGACATTTGTTCGAGCTGGCAATGCCGCATATGGTACGTTTGCAGTCTCAGGTCAAAACAGTATTGTAGCAGATCAAATTGGTGATACACTCACAATGGTTGCTGGTACTAATATTGCACTGACAACCAATGATAGCACTGATACACTAACAATTACACCAAGTTTAACTCCGGCACTTACAAGTTTGACTACTACAGGCAATATAAGTGCTGGCAATATTTTATTATCTGATAGTAGTGAAATACAACTTGGATCAGACACTGATGCAAACATTAAACATACCGGAAGTGATCTAGTTATAAACGAAACAACTGGTGATATTGTTATTAGAACCTACGCAGACAACAAAGATGTATCAATTATGTCTGATGATGGTAGTGGAGGTGTTACAAATTATGTTGTTGCAGATGGTTCAACTGGTGCAGTGAAACTAAAGCATTACGGTACAAACGTTTTTGAGACAACAAGTACTGGTGCTTTAATTGAAAACACATCAACAAGCGATGCTCTACTGCTAACAACCACAGAAGATTCAAGCAGTGCTGGTCCAGTTATTACAATGAAACGTAATAGTGCATCACCTGCCGATGCAGATTACTTAGGACAATTAAAGTTTCAAGGTGAAAACGACGCTGACCAAGAAGTTGTGTATGCAAAAATTACAGGAAAAATACAAGACGCAAGTGATGGCTCAGAAGACGGACTAATAGAATTTGCTAACAGGAAAGCAGGTTCAAACAACATCAACATGCGACTAAGGTCTGATAGTTTACAACTGCTGAATGGTACTAACCTACAAATAAGAGAACAACAAGACGCAAGATTTTATGATAGTGACAGTAGTAATTATATTGGATTCAAGGCTCCGTCAACAGTTACTAGTGATGTAGACTTTATTTTACCAGTTGATGGATCAAGTGGACAGGTATTACAAACAAACGGAAGTGGAACATTATCATTTGTTGATCAATCTGGAGGTGGCGAAGGAGGATCATCATTTCCAAATTGTACTGTCACACCATTACCAAGTAGTGAAGGTAACTTTGATTTAGCAAAACAATTTGATCAAACAGGAAGTGCTGAAACACCGTTTGAATCTGGTGCAACGGATGCATTTGGAGTAAGCCTTGGACAAATATATACTATGATGGATCCTGTGGGATCAACATTATCGCCAACAGATTTAGGTGTATTAAGTTAATAAATACACTGCTAGGAGAATAAGATGCCAACCGTACTACAATTTAGACGTGGAACAACCACACAGAACAACAGCTTCACTGGTACTGCTGGTGAGCTTAGTGTTGACACCACACTAGACACACTCAGAATACATGATGGTAGTACTGCTGGCGGCTTTGCATTGCTTAAAGAAACTGGTATAAGCAACCTTACACTTAACGCACAAGCAGAAATAAGACTTGGAGACTCAGATAGTTCTAACTATGTAGGATTCAAGTCTCCAGGTACAGTTGCTTCAAATTTAATTTTTACATTGCCTAGTGCTGACGGTTCAAGCGGGCAGGCATTAGTAACAGACGCAAGTGGTAACTTGTCGTTTGCGGCAGCAGGTGCAACTGTGTCACAAGATAACAGTTCTAATACTGCTTTCAATTTGTATTATGCCGCTACAACAAGTGGTGCTTTGACTGCTGTAAAATATGATGGTGGTACCCTTACCTTTAATCCAAGTAGTGAAACCTTAGCATGTACAAATATTACAGGTTTGTCAAGCAGTGCAAAATATGCTGACTTGGCTGAACGTTACACTGCCGATGCAGATTATGAAGCAGGTACAGTAGTTGAGCTTGGCGGAACTGAAGAAGTTACACAAACCAAAAGACATCGAAGTGTAGCAATTGCTGGCGTAGTATCAACTGATCCGGCCTATTTAATGAACAGTGGTCTGGAAAATGGTGTAAGTATTGCACTACTAGGAAGAGTACCTTGTAAAGTTGTAGGAATTATCAACAAAGGCGATATATTAGTAAGCAGTTCAACACCAGGACATGCAGAAGCACATAGAGATCTACACAATCCACCTTCTGGAAGTGCAATCGGCAAAGCAATAGAAAACAAAACTGACCAAGGTCCGGGAATTATAGAAATACTTGTAGGACGTATGTAATGTCCGAAAGATATCGTACAGAATACGATGGCGAATTTGTAATTGTTTCAAATATTGTTAAAGAGGGTAAGAAACTACAAGAGCGTGAATGGATAGAAAATCCAATTAAAAACCAACATATCAGTGGTCGAGCAGCAGTGATTGGCCACGGGCAAAGTAGATACAATACAAAATTTAATGGAAAACTAGATTTAGAAACAAAAATTGAACAACATTCTGGATGGCATCTTGGACGCAAACGATTACAGAGTTATGGTGCCGAAGGATGTTGGAGAGAGATGCAGTGTGATTTCTACGTAGAGTTTGATCCAGAAAAATTATTAGAAATTAAAGAAGCCGACTACAGTCGTAAATCATCAGTCTATACAAATGCAAGAAATTGTATTGATACTCCTGGCGAATTTTATTTGGTTCCTTATGGACAACGTGGAGCAAGTATAGAGATAGCGGCCTGGCTAGCATGTTTTGATGGCCATAGGGAAGTATTTTTACTCGGAGTAGACGCAACAAACCAAGACCAGTCAATAAACGAAAAACGCATCAAAGGACTAAATGCAATAATAACAATGTACAAAAATGTACAATTTATTCATGTAACTGATAATTCATCACCACCTGATGTTTGGCAAGATAATCCAAATTTTGTAACTTGGAAATATGCTCAGTTTATTTCGTATTGTGATATCTGAAACTTTTTTATTGTTTCTATTTTTTTCAAAATTTCTTGAAAGTTGATTGTTGTCCATAAGCCCGGGTGTAACGGCTTTGGCCACACGCCAGATTTTATCCAGCTATAACCATAGTGTTCGTTGTTGAGAATTGGTACAAATTCATTATTAACTAAACAAAAAAAAGTATGATAACTAAAATGATTATCAATGCTTGTAAATTTTTCAATAGGCACTAATTTAATTACTTCTGGCCATAGTCCAATTTCTTCATGACATTCTCTTTGCAGAGCTTCATTTAAATTTTCCCCAAAGTCGACCTTACCACCCGGTAAGCCCCAACATCCTGGATTTTTTGAATCATTTCTCAGTAGATACAAATAACGATCTGTGGTGATACTGTAGAACCAAACTCCAACTGCAGATATCAAAGTACTAGACTCCAGTTACCTTCTGTGTATAAACCTTCATAGCTCTTTAACCATTCACCTGCTGCCCATCTGTATTGAACACTAGTAGTAAGATTGCTAACATATTGTACATTGCTTTCATTGCTAGAATCAAATGCAATGTTCCACCTTGTACCATCATATTCTACTATATCGTTTGTATTTGCTACAAGTGCTGAACCGTCAGTGCCTCTCCATGCTTGTGCAAATCCTGGATCTTCTGTACTAGCACTACCTGTATCGTTAATAAACAAATATCTTTGTCCAGCGGCAGAGGCGGGTAAGCCGTTTATAGTGCCAGGGCCTTTTGCTTGTGGATCAACAATCGCATTGACTGCATCAAGTGTGTTAGCAGGAATAGTATCAGCATCCACTGTAAAAAGTAGAAATCTATCATCAGTTGGATCATATGAGACTGTTCCAACTATTATGCTTGTATCATATGGATTGTCTAGTCTAATTTGACTGATACCGTTGCGTAGGGCTCCGTATAAATCTACTACAGTGTGCCATAATAAGTTACTAGGAGGTGCAGTTGGAACCTGTACACCTGAATTGTTTGTAACCACAGCTTTGGTTTCTAAAACTTGTAGTTTGTTGCCAATTAGTAAGGTTTGATAATTGAAAGGAGTAAACAATTGCCTAGTGCCTAATAGTAAATCACTATCAAAAATAGCTTCTGCCATATCACCGTTTCCGTCAAATACACTTGCAACTATTTTTTCTACCACACCAAGTTTTTTAACCTTTGCTGGCGGCGAAATATATATTGGCATTACAAATCTTAGTGTAGCAATGTCAATAGGATCGTCTGTTCCCTGAGGTATAGAACGTGAACTCCATGTAACCTGTTCTAAGTACATAACACTTAAACTGGTCCAGTCTATAAAGTTTTCTGTGCTTTGTATTTCTAAACTTGGGTTGAACAATGTTAATAGTTGCTCAAGTAATTGTAATTTTTGATTGGTATTTGATGTCCATATGTCTAAGTTAACTTCTAAATCAAATGGAACAGGCATCATTTTTTCAATTGTAAATGCATTGCCTTGTGTGGTTTCGTAGGATTCGCTTTCGGTATCCCAATAACGTTGTCTAACATTTTGCTTTTGTACAAAATAAGGTTCTTGTATTCTATCACGTGCATAATTTAAATTTGTTACATGAAATGTCATCAGTGGTGTTGCTGGCAAACTGTTTGCACTGTTTTGTTGTATAATTGTTTGTGCTTGTCTTGTGGCGTCACCATAACGTACTGGCACTCTATACAATGCTTTTTGTGAATTGTCTTCTGTTCTGCCGTATTCTACTTGAAAATTTGAGAATACTCTAGTAAACTGCAACAAGAATCTGCGTATCTGTTCATCATAAAAAAATTGTTGCATTAATTATCAGCCTGCGGTTTAAGTATCTTACTAAGCGGCTGTCTCTCATCGATCTGGCCACGATCTTCTGTGTTGGTTTTATTAGTATTGTTTACAAAACTACTACGTTGTGTCTGTGAATCAACGTTACCATAATTTGCAACTGCTTTTTCTTTATCACCTGGTGTCAAATTAGTCCTCACATCGTCTTCGTACTTAACCCATCGCGAGCCGCTGTAGCGAAAAAGTCTATTTGGGTAATAGTCTAATCTCAGTGCAAAGTCACCTTCTTGTGCGCCTTGTGGGAAACTTGTGCCTGGTGTAACCGGCAAACCGTTTGGGGCGATGCCATCGCCAGTTAGATATCCTAGTGTGTAACCATTTGCTCTTGGACTTTGTGGTTGCCCATCAACATCAACGTTAGTTGTGTCGACTGTTATTCCTGTGTTGTCAACGGTATAACTGTTTGGATCTGCCGGTTTTCCATCTTCGTTGGTTGGTACAATGTAAAATTTTACACTATCATAACCACTATAAGGTACTTCATATTCTGCTTGTGTAAGAATAGCATCGTTTATTTCTCTATCCTTAACCACAGTAGCAAAGGTTTCTTGTTCCGTTAGAGGTGTAAATTCTTCCCACTTGGTGGTATCAGTAATTTCAACACCAGGGTCTACATCATCTATAGCCTTGTAGTATGTGTCTCCACTTAATACTATACTGCCTTTTGGATAGTAGTTTCCATTGTCCCAAATGTTTTTCTCTTCAAACGGCTTTTTAAGTATGTCATAATACTCTTGAGCACTTACAAGTGGTGTTGCTTTTACACGCCACAAGTGCGGTAACCAAGTTTGTGAAAATCCTTCACTGGCAAAAGCCGCATCTTGTATTACGTAGTATTTTGGTATAGCACGTGCAATGCCACTGTCCAATGGATTGTAATCTTTTAGGTTTGGAAGCTCTAATACATCACCACTCATAAGTTTACGACCAAGTGTGTCAATCATAAAGTTATAGTGAAACGTAATAAAAAGTGTATCGTTGTTTAGGAACAAACCAAATTGGCTTAGGTCAAAATCTATGTCTTGTGCATTGTATACACCACGCATTTGGTATACATCATCGTCATACTTGCGATCTCTGTTTTCTAATAGAAATAAATCTTCAATAAACAGTGGAGACTCGCTGGAATAAGCAGGCTGTGTGGCATCTTGTGTACCGCCGCTTACACTTGAGCTATCATCACCATGTGGTGTTGGTCCGAGATATTTGTGAATAAACATATCAACACCGCCAACCTGGTACATTTCCATAACAGTGCGGTCAATAAATTTGTAATCGTTTTGTCGATTAGGGCGATATAAACTAAGTCTAGGCATACAGTATTCCTTCTTACTGTATTTATGGACTTAGATAGCGACCTTAACTGGATCGTTGCCAGTGATAACTGTCATCTTCTTACAAATACCACTTACATCTTCTAGTGTTAAAAAGCCTTTTACAGTATCGCCCTGTGCGGTTATTCCTGGAAGTTCGACACCGTGACCACTATTATCACTTACCATGATTTCAAACAAGCCTTGCTTACCACCATAACTTCCTTCGTGCTTTACAATGCTCAGATTGTACTTTTTATAATCAAGTACAAGTTGGATGCCTTTATGGTATTTGCTTACATCAAACTGCAAACCTAATAATGATTCATTCATTGTTTTGCCTTCATGGTTTCTAATTTGGTAATAAATTGCATCATGTTTGCAATCATTTTATCACTTGCAGTTTGTTGTTCGATGCCAGCAGGTATACACACTGCTTCTATATCGACACTTTTAAGTGCATCTACTGCGGTAAGACATGTTGTCTTATCTGCATAAGTCATTGGATTGGCCAACACCATTGTGACTAACATAAATTTCATTTTTCAGTTCCTCCGTTTAAAAAACAGTTCATTCTACGTAGCAGATACATTGCATTCTGAGTCCAATATTCTCTACCCCATGTGCCATCAGCACAAAATTCTGCGGCTTGCCAGCAGTTGTCTATACGACGTTCGTATAGTTCTATTTTTTTATGATCCATATTTTAACTCCATTTCATCCTTGTAACACTCAACAAAGTTGTAGATAGTTTTTACTAGTTTGATATTATTAACTGAAGCACTTGCTTGAGTATAGTCCATCATAGTAAGTAACTCTGCTTCTGCACTACTAACACTATCGTGCTTGCCAGTTTCATATTCTACATTAACACTATCTTCTTTTACTATTCCAGTAATTTGTATTTTCTTCTTCATATACTGTTCCTTTTTTTCTAACTGTATATACATAATAACACAGTTAGAGTATAAGTCAACCTTTTTATTTGAAAAGAATAACAAAAGTCTTGCAACTTTTTGGTTGACACACACTATATACATGTTATACTCTTTGTAACAGTTAGATATAGGAGCGGAATATGGCAAAAGGCAAAAACTTATTAAAGCCAGGCACTCGTAAGAAAAAGCCAGTAATTAGAAAGCAACGCAGTAAAGCACAAGACCCTGATTGGTCAACGGCATTGCAAATGAGCGGACAAGCCTATCATAAACACAAGATGGTTTCAGTTGATTGGTATTACCAAGAACGTAAACCTATAGAACTGTTTCCTGATTTACTTGCATGGATGAAAGAAAATCAGTATAGCAAAGACGATATTGCTACTATGAAACGTCATGGACACAACGGAATGGTGTATGCAAGTATCTATGCAAGGTGTTTGAGACAAGGAATGCCGGATATACATCCTGAACACAATGCACACTGGCAAACACTAGCAGGCACTGTTGGCGATGTACAACCAACCACAGATTATGTGAAGAAGAGTGTCAAAGAAGCAATGGCAAGAACTATGCCAGCACCAAAGTTAGTAGTGGATAACACAAAGCCAGCAGTTGCACGTAAGACTATACAGGAAAACATGCGTGATAAGACCATGGATATCGAAGGTGCAGTGCATGAACTAGTTGATCAGTTTATGGCAAACGACTGTAAGGACCCTGACAAGTACAGTCTTATGAAATTGCTACGTGATGAAGGATGTCCTCCACAAACAATAGATATTATTGCTGATCCACTTAAGGCACAACTAAGTGAGATAAATGAGTTGATGAATCCGCCTAGTAAAAAAGAACAGGCTAAAATGTCAGAACAAGAACTTGATATGATAGCACAACTTGAAGAAGGATATAGCTACTTAGGCAAACTACAGATACGTGCAATGCAAAAGTTTCTTGAACGTGCAGTTGCTGAGTGTGCAAGTTATGTCCAGGTTAAGAAAGCAGACAGGGCGCCACGTGTAGCAAAACAAAAGACACCTGCACAGTTAGTTCGTAAGTTTAAGTATCTAAAGAAGTTTGAAGAACTGGGACTTGTGAGTGTTAGTGCAGAGAAGATGGTGCATGGTACAGAAGCCTGGCTTTATAATACAAAAACACGTAAGTTGATCTATATAGTTGCTGATGAAACTATAAAAACATACAGCATAAAGAGTAACAGTGTAATTGGTTTTGATCCAAACAAAAGTGTACAAAAAACACTGCGTAAACCTGTAGAACAAATTAAAGAACTAATGAAAGGCGGCAAGCCTAACAATAGAAAACAGTTCGCCGGGATTAAAGCAACTGAAATAAAGTATAACGGTCGCGGCAATGAACACGTAGTAATACTCAAGGCTTGGTAATTTACATAAATACTGTCATAGGATGGTATTATGGCAGAAGCACAACAAACACTTGATCAAACATTAGAAACTAAGAAGCAAGAAACATTTGACTACGTTAAGTTGCAGTTAGGCGAAGGCATAATTGACACTGAACTTGATGCTAGTCATTATGAGGCAGCTTACCAAAGAACAATTGGTACTTATAGACAACGTGCAGAAAATGCTTTTGAAGAAAGCTATAACTTTCTAACTCTTGGCGATGGCAATAACATCTATACCTTGCCCAGAGAGATTAAAACTGTAAGACAAGTTTTTCGACGTACAATTGGCTTTAGCAACGGCGGAGAAGGACAAGCATTTGAACCTTTTAGTGCTGCCGCCTTAAACACATATCTTCTAAACGGAAATCAAATGGGCGGACTTGCGACATACGATTTCTATTCACAGTATGTAGAACTTACTGCTAAGATGTTTGGCGGATTTTTAAATTATAATTACAATAGTGCAACCAATCAATTGACATTGATGCGTGATATTAAAGGCGAAGGGGAGACTGTCCTACTTTGGTGCTACAACTTACGTCCAGAAGTACAACTACTCACAGACTTTTCTACAATGCAATGGATAAGAGATTATATGGTTGGTAACTGTAAACTGATTATTGGAGAAGCTAGAGAAAAGTTCGCAACAATTGCTGGACCACAAGGCGGAACTGCACTTAACGGTGCACAGATGAAAGCAGAAGGTAATGCTATCATGGATGCCAAAATTGAAGAACTTAAACTCTATGTTGACGGATCTCAACCATTAATGTGGGTAATTGGCTAATGCGTGTCGAAGAGTTTGTTACTAAACCTGAGATTGTCAACGAGCACGAAATGGTGTTCAGTAGATCGGGAAATAAATTAAAAACAAAATGGCGTTGTACTAGCGGTACAAGAAGAGGTCGTGTTGTTGGTAATGCCAAAGACTGTGATGCACCTATCGATCAACGTAAGCGAGCACAAATGAAAGTGACTCGCAAAACAAAAAGCAAAGTTGCCGCAAGAAAAGCAAAGAAGACCAAAAGAGTCAATCCAGCAAGTAGATTGCTTGGCATGCTGAACAAACTGCGTAAAGGCAGTGTTAGTTCAGGAGGCAAAGTTCAAAAAGCATACAAGCCACCAAAGACAAGCCTTAAAGGCACAGTTGGCACAAAGAAAACAGTCAAGACAAGAAAATAGGTTGACATAGTTTCATTTAGTGCTATAATGATACTATGGATATTATGATAGATATAGAAACTGTAGGTACTGGCCCTGACGCTTGTATTCTTACAATAGCGGCCCAAACCTTTGATCCACTTAGTATTGGTTACCAAAAACAAGATTACTATGCAAGAGTTGATGTAGACAGTCAACCTGACAGAGAAGTAGATGACTCAACTGTAGAATGGTGGGCAACACAACCACAAGAAGCACAGGATGAAGCATTTGGTGAAGAAGGTAGAATACCACTAAAGCAAGCACTTGAGGAACTGAGCAAGTTGTGTTTCCATTGCAAACTAACTTGGGCTAATGGTACAACATTTGACATGGTTATACTTGAGAATGCATTCAAACAACTTGGATTACCTATACCGTGGCAATTTTGGAATGTAAGAGATGCACGTACGGTATATAGTTTGTATCCAGACTTGCCTAAGCCACGTGCAAGTCACCATGCACTAGAAGATTGTAGAAGACAAATTGATTTACTACAACAAACACTTAAACACCTAAGGGTAGCAGGACTTAAATGATAGTTGGTATTTGCGGACTTATAGGCAGCGGCAAAGGAACTGTTGCTGACATATTAGTAGAACAAGGGTTTACTAAAGTGAGTTTTGCTGACAAACTCAAAGATGGTGTTGCAACTATTTTTGGTTGGGATAGATCATTGCTAGAAGGTGATACCGACGAAAGCAGATCATGGCGTGAACAATCAGATGATTTTTGGACACAAGAGACTGGTAGGACTATAACACCAAGAATAGTATTGCAAGAATTTGGCACAGAGTGTATGCGTGATGGGTTTGACAACGGTGTATGGGTAAGTCTTCTAAAGAAACAAATGATAGACAATCCTGGAAACTACGTTGTACCTGATGTGCGTTTTCGCAACGAACAAAACATGATACGTGACCTTGGCGGGAAAGTTTGGCAAGTAAAAAGAGGTAAGGACCCTGAATGGTTTCAGCGAGCAATATTAGATAATGCAAACTCAGATACAAGTAACTTAATGAGTGGCTTTGATGTTCACGAAAGCGAATACAAGTGGATAGATGTAAACAGTCGATTTGATTGTATTCTTTATAATAACAGTAGCCTCAATGATTTACAATCATTGGTCCTCAACAAGATCGCCGACCTTCCAAGGTAAGTCAAGCCTTACTATTTCCACACTGCAATTTAAACAGATACTTCTAAGATTCGCAAGATTGCTATTCTTTAAATTTCCATCAACATGATATACTAATATTTGTGCTCCGCTTTTAGCAACAAATCCACAACGATCGCATAGTTTCTTTTTTTGATAACCTTCTAGTTGCCAACGCGGAACTGGAGCTTTGATTTGTCTATTTTTGCGTGTACAACTGTCACATCTACTTCGATAGTGTAATTTATCATTTTTAATATAATTTATTGCTACCAGACGGCGGTTACAAGCACTGCAAATAGGTCTATCCATACGGATATTTATCTACACAAACCTTTGCAAAGGGCAGTCTACATCGCAATATTTGGAAGATTCTTATAAATATCATTAAGAGATTATATTTTAAAGGAAGTGAAAAAATGGCACTAACATCACCAGGCGTAGAAGTTACAATAATAGACGAAAGTAATTATCTTCCGGCCGCAACAAATTCAGTACCTTACATTTTGATAGCAACTGCTCAAAATAAAGTAAGCGGTACAGGAGTCGGAGTAGCCGCAGGAACAACGGCAGCAAATGCAAATAAATGTTACTTAATAACATCACAAAGAGATTTAGCAAACACATTTGGAACACCGTTCTTCTATAGTACATCTGCAGGAACAAGCATTAACGGATACGAACTTAATGAATATGGATTACTTGCAGCCTACAGTACATTGGGCGTAAGCAACAGAGCATACGTACAAAGAGCAGATGTTGATCTAAGCCAACTTACTGCAACACTAGTAAGACCAACAGGTGATCCTGCAGATGGTGTATACTGGTTCGACACAGGTGTATCAGCATTTGGTGCATTTGAATGGAGTGCAACTACAGAAACATTTACTAACAAAGTGCCTACAGTTATTACAAATGTGTCTGACTTAGTTGGTGGCGTTTCAAGTGGAATACCACTAGCAAGTATAGGTAGTATTGGCGACTATGCAGTGAATACAACAAATACAAACAATCCTGTGTATTATAAGTCACCAGGTAATGTTTCGAGTGATCCAGCAGTGACAGCAAATAGTTGGGTGCTTGTTGGAAGCGATGCATGGAAGAACTCATGGCCAACAATTATTGGAACTGCTACTAATCCAACTCTTACTGTTGGAAATACAATGATATTAAACGATGTCACTGTTGCAATGACTGGTACAACAATTACAACTGCCGCTTCAGATATCAATAGTGCATCAATATCTGGTATAAGTGCAACAGTAGCAAATGGAAAACTGCAGATATTTGTTGATTCAAATGGAACTAATGACGGATCAACTGATAGTGGTAATGGTATATTAATGGTAGACGCAGGAACTGGAACAGTACTTGCTGATTTAGGTATTACTGTAAGCGGCGACAAGCCTTACTATGCACCTGTTATACACTTTGGATTTAACTATAATAATCCAAGTTGGGCCGCTACTGGAACAGAGCCTCATCCAACAGGAAGTGTTTGGTATAAATTAAACAATGTGAACACAGGTGTAAATCTTGTTGTGAAGCAGTATTCAGCCGCAACTGATACTTTTACGACATTAAGTACACCAGTTCATTTTAGCGATCAAGCTGCGAATAAAACATATGACCCTGCAGGTGGTGGAACAAACATTCCGGTTGGATCATTGTATGTTGAATACAATTGTTTGCGTGCTGATACATATGTCTCTAAATTTTATCAAAGATATGTAACTGGTGCAACTTTAGTAACTGGTACCTTAACAACACCAACTTTTGTCGCTGAAGAAACTTTTACAATACAGGCTAGTGCAAAAAATACTACTACACTTACTGCCGCAGTAACTGCAACTGTAAAAGGAACAACAGCAACTGATTTTGTTACTGCATTTACTGCGGCCAACGTAGCAAATACAACTGCAAGAGTTTTATCAACTGGTGCAGTACAAATTGAACATACAGAGGGTGGCGTAATTTTACTAGTAGATACAAGTGGAACGCCAGTTGCTGATGCAGGAATAACAATAGGAGTTACTACAGGACAAGTGAGAACTAACCCAGCTGGTGGAATCATCCTTAGTAACTGGATACCATTAGGTTTTGGTAACACACCTGCATATACTGCTAGTTCAACTGCTCCAAGTATTGATCCAGCAGATGGAACAAATTGGTATTATAGTGCAACAGACGAATGTGATATTATGATTCAAAGTGGTGGCACATGGAAAGGCTATCAAAATGTTACCTCAGACATAAGAGGATTTGATCTTTCTACTACTAGTCCAAATGGACCAATAGTAGCCGCGAGTGCTCCAACAAAGCAAAGCGACGACAGTGCATTAGTATATGGTGATATATGGATTTCAACCTCAAACTTAGACGAATATCCTGACATATATAGATGGGAAAGTGTAAGTTCGGTTGATCAATGGGTAGAAATAGATAACTCAGATCAAACAACACAGAATGGAATACTATTTGCTGATATGCGTTGGGCAGGTAACGGAACAACAGATCCTATTACTGGTGATATTCCTACTATAAAAAGTTTATTAACAAGCGACTATGTTGATTTAGACAAAGCAGATCCTTCACTTTATCCTGAAGGAATGCTAGTGTGGAATATGAGACGTAGTGGATTTAACGTAAAGAGTTTCCAAGCTGATTACTTTAATGCAGCTGACTTTCCGTTTGCAACATATGGAGCCTTACCTACTGTAAAAGATGCATGGGTTACTTCAAGTGGATTACAATCAAATGGAGCAATGTTTGCTGGAAGAAAAGCAGTAAGAAATATAGTAGTAAAAGCGTTAAAAGCAGCAGTAGATGGTTCACAAGAATTGCGTGAAGAGCAAAAAATATTTAACTTGCTTTCTTGTCCTAACTATGAAGAATTAGCAAGTAACTTAGTTGCACTTAACAATGAGCGTAACAATACAGGATTCATTTTAAGTGATGCTCCAATGCGTTTAGCAGACACAGGTACAGACATTACAAATTGGGCAACCAATGCTAATGGCGATGGCTTAACAACTGCTGATCCATACTTTGGTGTGTTTTATCCAAGTTGTCAAACAACTGACTTATCAGGAACAACAGTAGTTGCACCATCAACACACATGATGCTTAGAACAGTTGTGCGTTCAGATGATGTAGCGTTTCCTTGGTTAGCACCAGCAGGTACTAGACGTGGTACTGTTGACAATGCAAGTCAATTAGGCTATGTAAATGCACAAACAGGAGAGTTTACGCAAACTGCTGTGAGACAAGGTTTAAGAGATACACTTTATTCTAATAGCATAAACCCAATTACGTTTATTCCTGGGTCAGGTATCTTAAACTATGGAAACAAAACTACATTTAGTGGAACATCTTTAGATAGAATAAACGTTTCAAGACTTGTAGCATTTATTAGAGGAAGACTAGAAACGATTGGTAAGAACTTTGTATTTGAGCCAAATGATACTACAACACGCGATGAGATTAAGAATGCTATCGAGAGCTTGATGATTGATCTAGTAGCAAAGCGTGGTATATATGACTACCTGGTGGTATGTGACGAATCAAACAACACACCAACAAGAATTGATGCCAACGAACTATATGTTGATGTTGCAATTGAGCCGGTAAAAGCAATTGAATTCATCTACATACCGGTTAGAATTAAAAACACAGGTGAAATAAGTGCTGGTAACGTAGCAAGTTCAGGAACCATTTCATACGGTAGTTAAAACCTACAAAACAAATTTAAAATGAGGTTTAGGCCTCATTTTTTTGTGGCGAAATTTAGATAAATAATATTTGTAATAAGGAGAATTAGAAAATGGCCGTATCATCGCTAACAAGAATGACAGTTCCTTTGGCATCAGACCAATCAAGTCCAACTCAAGGACTGTTAATGCCAAAACTAAAATATCGCTACCGGGTGGTATTTGAAAATCTTGGCGTGTCTACACCTAGAACAGAACTTACCAAACAGGTAATGACTTTTACTAGACCTACTATAAACTTTGAAGAAATTGAAGTACCAATCTACAACAGTAGAATTTATCTTGCTGGACGTCAAACATGGGACGCTGTATCAGCAACATTTAGAGATGACGCTGGCGGAAACGTAAGTAGACTAATTGGTGAGCAAATACAAAAGCAAATGGATACACTAGAACAAGCAAGTGCAAGTTCAGGTATTGATTACAAATTTACTACACGTTGTGAAGTATTAGATGGTGGTAACGGAACAAGCACACCAAACGTACTTGAAACTTGGGAATTATATGGTTGCTTTTTAGTAAATGCTAACTATGGTGATTTAGATTACGGTTCAAACGATCCTGTAACTATTGAAACATCAATACGTTATGACAACGCAGTACAGACACCACTTGGAACAGGAATCGGAGCAACAGTAGGAAGAACACTGGGTGACGTCGTAACTGGCTAATTAAGTTTAAGGAGTAACTTATGGCTTTCGGTGAAGACTTTCTCAAAGGATTCTTTGG